TTTCAAAACTTCCATTTTATTCTCCTTTAAGAGTGGCTTTGGTGGTGTCGGATGCGGAGTAGATGATGGATTTATCAAGGCAATCTACGACGCCGACAGTTGGAACGTTCGTTATGGTGGGTCTGCCAACCGGGTTGTAAGGGTTATACATCCCATTATGGTTGACAGGATCTTCCTCAATGGTAGTTTTCTTGATGAGCTTTCCGTTGGTGTCGTACTCCTCGATGATGGTTTTCTTCATTTACTGCTCCTTATAATACAGTCCGCAGTGGCAGACGCCGGATTTCTGCTCACGAAACTCTTTACACATACACTTAGTTTCCGGCGTATGGGTGAGACGGCAGGGGCAGTAGCCATCATTGGTCTTGATAGAATCACGGAACTCTTTTACCTCATCATCCGTCCACGACGGGTTGGTTTTGATTCTCATTTATACTCCTTCTTGAACAGGTAATTGGCAGGCTCGTACTGCGCGTTGTGATAGCCGCCTTGTACCTTTTTATAGAACACCTGATTGGTGGTGGGACTATCCAGTCCGCCACATTCTTTGATGTATGGGCCAACCTTGACATAATCGAACAGGGACATGTTGGCGGCAAAGTTTCTTTCTGGAATCAGCGCTACGAACTCGTCCAGTATACAGCCGGAATAAACACAGGTTTTGAGGTGATTCTCGTGGCAAAACTGTGCCAGTTGCATAAGCTCCAAAATGTTCTGGTCGCCGCCCATAAAGCAGACGCAGGTGATAAGACCGTCATACTTTTGAATTAGCTTTGGCAGGTCTTGCGCTGCTGGACTGCCGCTGTACTCCCACAGAAACTTGGAATGGCAGTCTGGACAGTGATGCTGGCAGCCGGTGATTTCCAGCACAAGGCTTGTCTCGCCGGGGACCTCCTGAAATGTAACATCATAGTGGCTGTACAAAAGCGGTTTATTTTGCATAATAGCGCTTCGCAGCCTCCTTCTGACGTGCCTCGGAGAAGCTGGAGACACGCTTAAGGTAACCGATGACACGGGTAGCATAGTCTAAATTCTCGCTGCCGCACTTTTGGCACTTGCGCAGATGATGCTTGGAGATATGGCCGCAGTCATTGCAGATGGTGTTAGGCACATTTACCGTCCAATAGGGGCAGCCGGTCTTGATCGCCACGTTGAGCAGGTTGTGGTACTGTTCCTTGGTGAGGTGCTCCTCCAGATTCAGGTGCAGAGCACTGCCGCCATCGAGATACTGGGTCATTTTAGAGCCATGGAGCATAAACTTATCCAGTGGCTTGGTAGTATCCTCGACCACATAGAAGTAGCTGTTGTAGCAGTCACGCGGGACGACAAAGCCATCCTGCTTATCCCACTTGGCATTCTTTACGCCGAGATTTTCAGCGGGGACGTACTCGGTATTGAACATCAAATCATCGGTCTTTGCGGCCTTGTTTTCGTCGTAGATGACCTTAAGCACGGAGTTGGTGAAGTTTACATAATTCTCATCGTCCGGCGAGATGGTGTAGCCCAGGAACTCGCAGCCCTCGACATAGCCATTGATGCCGATGGTAAGGAACTGTTTTTCCAGCGAGATATAGCCAGCATTATAGATTGGCAGCAGACCGGCCTTGAGTTCCTCTTTGAGGATTTCGTTCCATGCTTTGAGGTAGACGTGGATATCGCGTACCTGTTCACGGACAACCTCGCAGATGTCACGGTTTTCCTTTACGGCGGTCTGAATCAGGCGGTTCATATTGATGGTGATAACGCCCTTGGAGCCAGTAGACACGCCGCCAGCGCCCAGAGTATAGCTGAAGGTGTTATCCTGCAGCTCGTTACGCAGGCGGCAGCAGGAAGCCAGAGAATCGACACTGCCCGAGCGGTAGATAAAGAAGCTGTGACCTTTGGCAAGCATCTCAGCGGCGAAATCTGCCCATTCCTTATCGACATAATCCGTACCGTCATCCAGCAGGTTCAAAGTCTCGACAGGGAAGGTAAGAATCTTCTTCAGGCGCTCCTGATTGAGCCAGTTCATAAAACGTTTCTGGAGCCAAGAGACAGACTCCCACTGCATTTCGGTGCCGTCAGGGAATACAAAATCCTCAAACATGCCATTGAAATAAGGTGCGTCAAAGTATGCACAGTTCCAGAAGATGGACTGGAAATTGCGGGCTGCTGCAGGCTGGTTGAGCGAATAGACGACCTGCTCAAAATGGTCGGTAATTACCTTGTCAATGGTGCGCTTGCGTGTGGACATATCCACGACATCATCGGCATGCTGGTAGTAGTCATTGCCGTAGTCCTTACGGATGAAATAGTCCATGTAAGCGATAAATTCCGGCGTAGAAACAGCGCCAGCAAACTGGGATGCAATGGCAAAGCAGAGGTTGATGAACTCCCCGCAGAAGGAATCGAGATTATGCGGGGCACAGGAGCCGCCGCCGATGCTCTCCAGACCGTTGTATAGGAACGGGTACATGGTGATGCTGGTGCAGTAGGGGAGCAGCGGATTAGTTTCGTCATGGCGGTAGATGAAGTGGTGGTCGAGCTGGTAGATGTACTTGTCGGCGTATTCCTGCCCAGCCATCTCCTTAATCTTCTTCCACATGCGCAGGCGGTTGACACCGATGCCGTCCTTTTTGTACAGCTCGCCGGTGAGCGTGGTTACATTCTTGCTCTCGACATTGGCGTTGGCATCCACCTTGCTGCCGGTTGCTGCGTTGGTAGACTCTGCATATTCTTTGATATAGTCCAGATAGGGCTGATATTTCTCGTACTGCTCGATAGCCATTACATACCTCCTACGATCTTCATTGCTTCCTTGAATCCATACTGTTTGTTGCCAATCTGGAGTACCGGCATCATATCCATGCCCATCTCCAGCATTTTGTTTTTGTCCGTAAACTCCGTATATTGGACGTTCTTTTCCTTGAGCTTATCGGCAAGGATGGTACAGCGCGGACAATGCGTTGTGTAGAGAATTACATTTTCCATAAGCTATTACTTCTCCTGCTTTTTAAGCGTGGCTGCCTTGACTTTGTCGTCGCTGATGGTGTAATTCACATCGTATGTGCTGACCGTAATCTCCTCGGCCTTCTGATCCTGCTTGATACGCTCAATTTTGCGGTTGAGATACCATGCGGCCTTTTCGAGGTCCTGCAGGGCGGAGTTACCGGCCTTAAGACCGGCACGGCAGATATACTTGACGGTGTTGCCGAGGTGGAAGCCAAGACCCCATGCCTCAATCACCTTGATGGTTTCGTATGTATCATCAGCGCCACCGTAGTAATCCGGGTGGTCAACTGCATTAGAAAGTGTTTTTGCCATAAAGACCTCCTTTATGCGTATAGGAAACAACTGAGGACCCAACCGAAGAAGAGTCCGAACAGGGGTGGGATAAACTCGCTGGCAGCTGCCATAATGGCGAAGTACACGGAATCCGGCATGTTGTATTTATCGGCATCCGTAAAATCGCCGTCTACCATCTTGTGCAGATAATTAGCGCATGGGTCATTTAACTCGATGCGGCCAAAATTCGTGCGCAGCATCTGGAACGCGAATACCAGGCAATAGCCCTGCAGCCAGGTGATGGTATGAAACCCGGCCAGCGAGACAAACCAGTTCCAATACTGGGCAATGACATAGCCCCACAGTGGGATGGACAGAATCATAATGCCGAGCCAGATAGCCTTATACTTAGCCCGGTGGCCGATTACTTTTACATCATCCCGCAGTTTGACCTTGAGGGCTTCATACTCTAAGTAGAGTTTTGCGGTTTCCGGGTCCATGGTATCGGCAACATTGTCAATGTAAGATTGTTCTTCCGGGGTCATTCAATCACCTCGATATCGTTAAAGATTTCAGGATAGACGTCCTGCAGCTCGTGCAGGACGGGGATCATCAGTTCTCGGATAGCAGGGTGGGCATCCTTGGCGGTGCGCAGGCGCAGGACCTCATGCCACTCGCGCAGGTTCCAGGTACAGACGATCTCGGTTTTTAGGCACAAGGGCAGGACATCACGGGCTTGCTCCGGGGTGGCACCATTTTTCAGCATGTCCAAATAACACTGTTCCGCTTGCCAACAAGCATCTACCACATCTTTCATCACGATTCCTGTATAACCGTGGTTGATGATTGTAATTCCGTTATCGAATTTATCCTTGCTGTAATTGCAGTAGCGGGTGGACTCCTGCGCGTAGGAACCGATGCGATGACGGACGATCTCATTGGCGACACCGCGGTCTGTGATGAATTTGATAGACAGGCTGATATGTTCGATCATGGCATAGTGGTGGTTCTTACAGAGCATTGCGACCATTTTTGCATCACTGCCCGGCTTGATGGCACCCTCGCTTTTATAACAGGTACGGGCGATCTGCTCGATACGCGGGAGCGTTACATCACGGTTGAGCGGTGTGATCCACTCATGGGATTGCTGTACGATTTTCAATCTTCGATCTCCTCTTTTCTGGGTTTATAACAGGTACATGTCACTGGGTAGCTATACTGGTCGTATTCTAATGGGCAAGACTTAGTCGCTACGCGGAGGCCATTACCGTCAATGGCAATACAGTGTTCGCATGTAGTACACATGTCCGTTCCGGTTTTATCTCCCTTTTTATAGGTAAGCATCTCGAACAGGAGACGGCCTATAACAGCGCCAGAAAAGCATAGAGTCAAACTTAGAATCAGTTCCATGCTCACTTCTCCTTGATATAGTTCTTACATGGTTCCCGGCGGGCGAAAGCTTGGCGCTGGGCAGGGGATAGGTCATTATAATTAAAGGTGCGAACCGGCTTACAGTTGGCATCGTAGGCACGGCACATCACGTTGAGTTCTTCGCGTGACCGCTCCTTACGATTCAGTTCGCGGTGGTTTAGAAATGCCAAGTGAGGAATCACTCCTTTATCTTTTGATAGACCGTATAGGCGTGGTTTTTTAAATCGATAGGTAGAAAAATAAGGCGGCCAGCCAGAAGAACGAAGTATCCGATTTGCAGACTGGTGCAGACCTCGTAATCATGACCGCACAGGAGGGCGATACCGGTATCGGGGTAGTTCTCGTTCATATGTACCATATCAATGGGCTTAGGTTTTCTTGGAAACATCCGGGGCGAAAACCTCCTTATCAAAATTTGGGTCTTTACTGGTCTTGGTCTTTTTCCAGGCTGTGCCATCCGGCATGAATAACGAAAATGAACCCGGCGGGTTGGTTTCTGTTACGATAGCCAAGATCTCCTTGGTGCCGTTTGGCTTAGTATGGAAATATTGCAGGCAGACCCGCTGGCCTTTGGGCGGCTTAAACTCTTTCATGGTCAGATCTCCTTGAGAGCCTCGATCATCTCGCGGTAGAGAACATCGTAGATGAGCCTGGCCGTGGTATCTGGATGACACATGAGGATTTGACTGTCATAGCGGGCCATCCAGGTGGTCATGCTGGCCGTCAGAGCGTTGGGTTTCATTTGACTGCGGTACTGGCCGGTGTAAGCTTTTTCCCAAGTAGCTTGTTCTACCAGCAGATAGAGTTTGGCATCTGCGGCCTGGGCACGCTCGAACTCACGCTTGAAGCGGTCGCGGCTGGTGGATAGATTGCCAGCCAATTCGGTCAAATTCTGTTTACGCTCAATACAGGCTTTATCGGCCAGACTAAACGTGACACCGCTTGGTAGCTCGCACTGGGCGGAATAATCACCAAAATCCAGTTTCGTCTTAATAACCGGGCAGCCAAACTTACAGATACGAGCACGGTATTTCTCGGTATCATGCTCACGGCTGTCTACCAGGATGGTGAAGCTTTTGAGACAGTCTTTTACGGATTGTGAATCGATAAAATCACCTCCTATCCAACCTGGTATAGTGCATAGGTCAGCACGCCAAGGGCGGCGATCTGAACGAGCGATGCAATGATGATGACTGCGTTGCGCTCAGTATGATGCTGCCAGATGAAGCTGCCAATGATCATGGCCAGGCCAATAATGACGCATAGATTACTAAAAATAGAATCACCTCCGTCAGATGAGGGACTGGAAGTTCTCCAGCTGGTAGGTCATGATGGACGACAAGAACAGCAGGTAGCTGAGTATGCCGATCTCTACATATTTATTGTCAGTCCGGAAGCTGATCAGCATGGCGATGGGAATGGAGAGCAGCTCTGCGAAAAATAGGATGATGTTGAAAATCTGGATCACCTCACATGGGAATATCTTGTAAGAAACTCGTTGAAGTCTGTTGTGGACTGCACCCACTGGTCGCCGTCCTTACTCCATTTACCCTCAGTATGAGTGTCGAGCACCTTGATGATCTCGCCTGGTTCGACAGGGTTATCGTCGAGGGTGCATGGACGGATCTTATAAGTGATGGTTTCGCCGGAGCAAAGCTGATAGAGGGTGATGTTCTTGTTTTTGTACTTGCCCTCGATAGCGGTGACGTAGTGGTAGGTGGTGGCGAGGCGGGGGTTGGTGTATTGAAGGTAGCCGAGGTAGTCACTTTGCGCTTTTAGAATCTGCGTGACGCGAAGCTTTTCGTCCGGCATGTCGTTCCAGATTTCTTGCAATGCCGCATCGCAATCGAAATTCTTATAAGTTTTAAGCTTGTCTGTTGTCTCTGAATATTTCTTTATGTATTCGATATAGGGAGAATCAGTATCCTTTGGAAACTGTGTACGCCCATACAGCTGATTGCAGGCATCAATAAATTTAAGAATTTTGTTGCCGCCAGCAAATGGCGAGAAGTAATCCAGCAGAACAAGCGTTTCGATTTTGGCGGAATTCAGACTGCGAGTGTGCGACATTTCTTTCCAAAGAGAATAAAAATCGTTATACTTGCCGGTTTGATATAGCTTGTACAGATCATTGGCGCAGCCCTGACTTAGCCCCTTGATGGACAGCAGGGAAGGATCAATAGCGTGATTGGCTTTATCGGCAGTGAATTTACGATTATCATGCCCCCATTGGATTGGTCCCTCATGGATACCAAAGCCGCGAAGCATTTCGGATTTTAGGGAAGAGACTTTATCCTTTTTGCCCTTGTTAGAGAAATGCTGGAGACAGACCTCATAAAATTCATAGGGATAAGTAGCCTTTTGCCAGGCATTGTAAAGGGAATCATAGGCCATACAGCAGCTATGGCTGGCATTGAAGGAATAGGCCGTGGCATCACTTATGATTTGCCAAATTTCACCAGAGACTTCTTCGGGAGTTTTACCGGACGTGCATTGACCTTTAAGCTTTTCGCACATTCCTGTGACAAACTGACTTTTTAGCGGGCGTACTTTTTCTGGATGTTTTTTCGCAATGTCTTTTATAATTCCATAGCAGCGGTCCATCGGGAATCCTGCAAAATTAAGAACAGACATAAGTTGTTCTTGGGTTAAAATGAAACTATAGGGGAACTCTTCCGTTTGCAAAATGGTATCCAAAGCCGGTATTCCGTAAGAAAATGGCTCACGACTTTCAAATTTTGAGTACATAGACTTGAAGCCAGGACGAATAGCCGCGATAAAATTAGCAAGCTCGGAAACATTTTTTGGTTTATAGCGCAAGAGTTTTTGCGTTGTGGAAGCTCTCTCACATTGATTGACGCCGCAAGTTAAACCTTTAGAATAAATATTCCAGACGTCTGGATTATCCTTGACCGCATCTGAAAGCTCATCTACCGTCAAAGGTTTCATTCCGATACGTTTAAAAACTGCATCTGTGAGGGCAACAGTATCAACGATCAGCCAGTCATTTTTAAGGAACTTGTATTTTTCTGCAACAGCACCATCAACAACAGTGGTGATATATTCCTTCTTGGTCGTTTCGCTCTTACATTTAATGAGGCCAATTTGCCGCCGAATAGATCCCGCATAGAGCATATAGGCACAGGGGGCTTTGGATTTGGAAACGATCAATCCCCAATAAACTTCGCTTTTTTTGACGAGATCTTGGTATTCAGGATCAACATAATCATAGATGTTAATTTCATCTTTTTCGTCATCGTCAGCGTATTTCATGGCCAAGTCATATTTATCAATCTGGTCACTGATTTTATTTGCAATTTCAAAATCCAGCTTTTTGGCACGGGCATACATTTTAAATGCTGCCTTCTTTTTCATGGTGCCAAAGGCGATCATGGGATAAGCGTGGTCTGCACCTAGAATTTCACGCTGGGCACGCTCAAATGGTTCCTGAGCATTGATGTTCTGGTCGATATCTGGAAGGCTATTCGTTTGAATAATTCGAGTTGTAGACAAGAATCGTTCTGGATATAGTTTGATTGGACTTTTAAAACGATCGACCTTACTGAATCCGCAGAGCGTATTGGTAAAATAACTCACGGCAGAACCACGGCCAGTGTTGGTAATAATGCCGCCATACTCGATACCGCGCTTAACGATTTCATAGTCCATCAAAGGATAATCAACCATGCCGGTATCTTTGTAAGTGTAGACTTCCATTTTGACGCCGTCATAATAGCGCTGATAATCTTCCGGCGGAACATGCTGCATATACTCGCGGAATTTTTTGCTGATGAGTTTATTGTAGATATGGAATTTTTCGTCTGGTGTTTTGTCCGGGTAGATGCTGGGAAGTTTACGGTTGGTCTCAAAAACCTCGCTTTGGTAATCCTCGAAATCACAGATCAAATCAGTATTTTTGATTGCCTTATCTACATCATCAGCAGAAATGATACCCTGTTCGGCAAAGCGTTTGCGGACTGTAACTTCATCTGGGTAGTCCATATACCAGCCGTCCTCATCATCGTAATGAGTATTGCTGGCGGCAAGCAGCTCGTCACGTTCAATCGCCTGTTCAGGATAGATGTAATGGCTATCGAGTCCGACAATCATCTGGATACCATATTTTTTAGACAGCTCCAGGATTCTGGCATTTAGCCGCTTTTGCTTATCCGTATTGTGTGCTTGGATTTCCAGCATGAAATTATCTTTGAAATAGTTATGTAATTTGAGCACCAAATCATCGACATATTCAGGCTCGTATTGCCAGAACGCAACACAGGCGGAAGTTACAAAGACATCATTCTGCGGTAGAGAAAACAAAAGTTCTTCATCCAGACGGGGGCGGTAGTAGTAGCCATCCTCATTGGCCGTAGACAGAACGTCGTTGATACTCTCGCGGCCATTTTCGTTTTTGGCAAGTAATACGATATGGCAGTTCTGCTTATCTTTTTCGTGCCGGTCTTTGACCCAGTAGGCTTCGGTGCCAAAGATGAATTTAAGACCGTACTTGATAGCGGTTTCGCGGCATTCGTGATATTTGCCTTGCCAGCCATGTTCAAGAGAACAGAGGATCTTCTGATTAAGTTCTACAGCGCGTTTGGCATATTGCTCGTATGTTGCAGGTGAATCAGGAGTATAAATATTGGAACAGCAGGTGTGCTTATGGTAATTCTGAATAGTATCACCTCCGTTTTTCGTAATATTTGGCGGCCTCAGTCCTTGTGCGCTGGACGATTTTATCTGTCTCTTTGACATCGCGGCCGGAAGCACATTTGACGCATTTGATACGCCAGTTGCTTTGACCGGTATAGTGGCGCTCGAAATGGCCGTAACCGACGGGGACAAATTTACCGCAGCAGTAGCAGTAACCTGGGAATTTATTACGGGCCAATGGTAATCACATCCTTATCGTTTTTCTTGAAGTTCATCGCATCAGTTACTTCCTCTGCAATTTTGTCAAAGAACTGTTTGGCAAATTCATCGACAGTAACATTTCCGGTAAGAATATCACATGGATTCAATATTTTATGCTTGTCCATAGAGTTCCTCGAAACTAACAGTCGGCTCTACTGTAGTTACTGGCATGTTCCGTGCAAGGAAGTAATCGACAGCGTTTAGCGGCACGATATAAGGATCTCCGCCATTAAATTTTGGATACAGGTAGATATATTCAGGATCCAGTGTACCAGCAGCCATATAGCCGTACTCTCTGCAGAAGCCTTGCAGTTTATCAATCAAGGCGTCCTTTTCAGCTTTTGAAAGTGTCATACAATTCCTCAAAATCGATAGTTGGGGATTGCAAAGTTTCTGACTGCGCATAGTCGCTTATATCAGGCTGCACGAACCAGGCTGTCTCGCATTTATTACCAGAATTATCTTGAATAAAAACAGGGCCATACAATGGTAGGTCGTAATAACCACCGTATCGATCACAATACCAGTCCAGATAATGTTTGACTTCAATAAACCGTTTGGTCGTGTTAATAATGATTTTCTTTCTGAATATGTTTTTATCCTGTTCTGCGGTACTATTATTCATGTTCATAGAGTTCCTCGAAACTAACGATGGGCTTAGTCGCCGGAATACTGACAGGTCTTACATCGCCGTCTTTTGTGTAAACTGGAACCCCTGCAAGCGAAAAAATGTACTTATCCGCCACGCTCATGAGACCGCTTTCTGGTGCGGTGATGTAATATCCGTTTGTACATGATGTAGTACTTTTATTAAATATATAGGTCATTTTGTTTCCCCGTATAAATCTTGGAAACTGACAGTTGGAACTATTGGCTCGATACTCACCGTAGACTGGCCAGGCTTTTCATCCATATGCGCTGCAAACATTTCCATCATTGCTGCCAAAGATTTTCCGCATACTCTGCCGCCGTTAATCATTTTGGTATATTTAAGTTCCGTGTCATCAACTACAGAAATATGACTTCCATTTTTGAAGTAATAATCACGCGGCACAAGGTAGCCAGCATCAGCAAACCATCTATCGTATCCTGGGTAAGCCTTATCAAGAGCCTTGATAATGCTTTCGTATTTGGTTTCGGCTATATCATTCCATTCCATTAGAACAGCTCCTCGTCATCGTCCGGCTTGGATGTGTTTGCAGCCAGACGGTCGTTATAATCTTGGATGTAAGGGCAAGTTTTGCGGTGGCCGCACAAGTTATTGCAGAAAAAACTCGTGTTTTTGCCGATCTCACACGGCTCCCACGGATGCTCTTTGTCGTGTGGCAGGCTTTCGTACAGGTCAGCCGTTTTATTGATGTAATCGAGCGCTTCCTGTTTAAGCTCCTCGGTGTATGGATAATTGCGCACATAGGGCTTGATGGAAAACTGCTCACGAACGGCGGCTGGGAACTGGTCACCAAGAATATTCGTTTTGGAAAACTCCATCAAGGCCATCTCGATATCTGCTTCGTCCATGCCGGATTCGCGGCAGGCGGACTCGACAGCATCCTTGATCGTGGCATAGATCTTAGAGCGGTTGACGATGCGGGTGAGCGGGGTTTTGATTTTGCTGCGCTTGGTTGCGTACCAGTTGAAGTTGATGACCACATATTTAAGCATGATCCAGGCGGTGGACTTGACTTTGTAACCGGCCTGTTCGAGAGCCATGCCATAGATCGTCAGCTGGCGCCCGTGTTCAAGGAGGTCTTTCTCGGCATAATTCGAGCTGGTTTTGTAATCCAGAACAGAGACTTCATTATCATTGCCCCATCTTAAAAGGTCAGCATAACCGCGGATCGCAAGTTTATCGTTGACTTGATAAATCAGTAGCTCTTCTGTTGTGAACTTACCTTTTGGACGATAATAGGTTTTACAGAAATGACAAATATCTTCGATGTAACGCCGTCTGATTTCATCCGTGCCGCGAAAATCTTTGGGAAACTCAAGCCCAAGAGAATCCATCTCTGCAATACCTTTTTCAAAGCGCGGAAGCAATTCTACTTCTGTAATTTTGTCGTTCTCCAACAGTTCAAGGCTGTCATGGCAAACAGTTCCTGCCCAGGAATAACAATTGTCGGCACCACGGTCATGGAGTATGTAAGTGCGCCAAGCGGAATATAAACAAGAATTGATGGTTGACATTTTGGAATAACTGAGGAGTTCGACACCAGCATCTTTGAGCGCTTGGATTCTTTCGTCTGCACTACGTTGAGACACTAAAAAACCTCCTTAATCTGTGATTTCAACACTATAAGAAAGCATAGACAAGTAGCATTCTTTAATAATATTTCCTTTTAAATACTCATCCTCCGCCACTCGTTTTATAATGTCTTCTTTATAAGTTTTGTAAACTTTAAATGCTTGTTCCGGCGTGTTATATGTACCAAGATAATAATTATTCTTATGTAAAAATGGGTCGCTGCACATAGCCATATAGTTATCGTGGTTTTTAGTTACACCGATTGGCAAATTTCCTCTATTAAGGTCTTTTTTAACAAATAAAGTATTTACATTATTGGGAACCAAGCTACAATTTTTACCCGAATATATTTTGTTGCCTTTTCCACCAATGATATCCTTATCGAGACACCAATGGTGTCCACTTTTCCATTTTTCATAATTGGGTTGAGAAGTAATCCATTTATAAAAATCTGTAAAACAGACAAAATCATCCGCTACAAATGCATCACTATAAGTGTTGATGTATTTGGTTTTGTAATAATCTGAACACCTATACAGCATGTCCGCCCATACTTGATACTCCTTTTTGTGAGCATCTTTTGTATAGATACCACCAGGAATCCCTACGCCATAAACATTTGGACGCATTAGATTTTTTACTAAGCCCTTTTTTAAAGCGCCCAAAGTACATTCACGTATTGATGGATAATTGCCAAGAAACTCGACTTTGGTTTTTGTACGAGTCCCGCCAATTACCTTTGCAACTTCCCCATTTTTCATTGTGAATGTCTTACCAATATATTCTTCAAAAGGCTTTCTTTCAGCCATCTAACCACCTCACTTTCGTTTTCATTATTTCAATATAGGCTTCACGGCCGAGGTCTGCCGGGTTTGCCTTGCTGCCCTTGGGGATGATCTCGCCATCAGCGTCCCATACATAGCCGACCTTGTTTTTAAGGATCTGGTTATTCTGGATGAGCTTTTTGGCTTCCTCGCGGACGGCTTCTTCCTCAAGACCTTCGTCCAGGGCAAGAATGACCCGCTTTGGCTGCATGGAATTGATCATGGCCGCCTGGGCTTTGGAGACATGGCAGCCGCACAGACCAAGTGCGAGGCCGCAGCCTATGGAGTGCATCTGCATGGGAGCCTTTTCACTCTCATACAAGAACACGCTTCGGCGCTCGACAATGTGCTGGTAGTTATACTGCAAGCCGAAGAGTGTCTTACTGCGGGAACATGCAACGATAGGAAGCCAACGATCCTCGTGCGGGCAGTCAGGGTCATTACTGCGCCCCATAATGCCGCAGAGTTCGCCGTTAAAGTTTCGTTCCGGCACGGTAATACGATTGGATGTATCATCATAGCCGACCTGGAACAGCTCCTGAGTCTTATAATCAATACCGCTGCGGAAAAACTGGGTGTTCAGCTTGCCGAGATAAGGTTCTAAGGCTTCCTCCGGGATAGAAGGAACGTCAAAATCGTTCTCATCATCCGGCATCAGAGCCAGATAAAAACCGTGAAACGGATATCTTGTTTTGATAGAGAGAGCACCTTCGTCCAGCCCTAAGACCGTGGCAGCGAGCTTGAGGCTATCTGGGAAAGTGCAGTTTAACCGTTTCATGATCAGGGTAAAAATGTCGCCCCGGTCATTGGTAGAGAAGCAGTAGAAGCGCAGGGTCTCCACATCCAAGACCATAGAGGTAGGATTTTGGCCCTCGGAACGGGAGAAACGGAACTGGCGCTTGGTAGGATTGTAGGATATGGGAAAGTATTCAAGCGTTTCGAGAATGGTAAAGACCTTATCCTCGTCGCCTGCGATTTCCTGATGGAGAAGTGCCGCGTTCATGTGGCAGCACCTCCTTTAACGCGCCAGGGCAATGTGGTCGTCCCGGATTTTGCAGTAACCGATTTCGCGCCAGCGGTTCCAGGTGAAATCAACTTCATAGAGGAACTGCTGATTATCCTCGTCGTTACGGGTTTTATCCAGAAAGGCGACTATGTACTTTTTGGTTTTATCGAGAGTAATCGGAGTGGTGAACTTTTCCCAGGTGCCATCGGCGTTTTTACCGCGGGTATAGGCGCGGCAGTCGTAACGCTCGCCGGTATATTCATCCTCCCAGAGAGGACGCATATAGAGCATCTCGGAAAAGACCTCTTTGATCTGTTTGGAGTTGGAGAGGCAGGTAGCATCCAGGAAGCGTTTATCCTTGGCATACAGGGCCAACTGGTAGGTACAGACAACGGCCACATTCTCCCGGCTGGCAGTCTGGAAGACTTTGCGGCTGGCCTGCAATAGCTGGCGGTACATCTCCATATTGGAATCATCATCCGATTTCATTGTGTCCCAGAGGAACAGCTGAAAATCGAGCTTGGAATATTTACGAATGGTTTTGCAGACGCGGGCGGTATCGTTATCAAACATTTTAACGAACTTGATATTGCCCTTATATTTCTGCTGCGTGATCTCAGCAGCCTTGGCAAGAATTTCATTTTGCTCTTGGCTGAAATTGCCGGTTTTAAGGCGCTTGCGGGTCAGCTTCCAGTAATTGAGATCATGCGTGAGTACATGGACAAGCTGAAGCTGCTTATAGGCTTGGATCTGCATCTCGTTGGAGATAATGCAGCACTTGATGCCGGACTCGGCCATAGGAAGGATAAGGTTCTCGAACACGAAGCTGGTTTTGCCGGTGCCGGAGAAGCCGCCGAACATAGTCAAATCGCCTTTGGGGATGCCCAGGGTAGCATAATTCATGCGCGGGCAGTTTTTGCCGTAAGGAAGCCCCTGGGATGTGCCCTTATTCAGCTCGGCAATGAACGAGTTATCGCAGTAGACATCCTCGACTTTCATATCCTTGGCAGTGCTGATGCTGATTTTATTGAGTTCCAGATCAAAGTAATCATAAACATCAGCGCTGGAGCGGTCATCGAACTTGGAGACATCGCTGAACGAATCAAAGAAGCTGCCGCAGAGATCAGAAAGCAGATTCAGCTTGACGATCTTATCGAAGTAGCCCTCGACATTATCGGGGTTGACGAGCTTGCGCATATCCTCGACATTTTTATAGCCTTTCAGCTCCAGGAATTTTGTGCGAAGCTCCGGCTTATCGTTGGTATACTCGTTGACCGTGACGTGATCGAAGGACTTATAACCGGCATCGTACATGGCGCGGCCGAGATTGAAGTAGAACTTGGCGTCCTTGGTTTTGATAGTTTCATCCTTGCCAGTATTCAGGCGGGCGTAATCATCATAGAGAAGCGGCTCGATCCAGAGACACATGACAAAGGGCATCTCGACTTGCTCACGACCGGCATTGATTTTGGATAGGCATTTTTCTAACTCGATAGCACATCACCCCTTATTCATCATCGTCATCTTGGAAGAAAGACAGATCGCGGCTGGGTTTGGCGGCGTAGCCGACATCGGCAAAATTTGTGGTATCTTCGGCATTAAATTGCCTTTCTTGCCGCTGGATTCCCGCCTCGGCACTTTCGCGGCGCTTTTTGGCTTTATAGACATCGTTGATATGGTTTTTGACGACAGCCATAATGTAAGAAGCCCGATGATATTCACTGGAAAAAGATTTGGTGCGCATGGCATTCTCCAACTGTGGTTTACACTGCTCCAGCGTTTCGAGGATGGTTTCATTGCCATAAAACGAAAGCTGTTTGATGGAGCGTGTAATGCTGGTGGGGAATACCATTGACGGATCGAACGCCAGAATGTCGTGAATAATATCCATAATGCTTTTGTAAACCTCGGCATCATGGGTGCGCTGTTTATAGAGCGCCTCGGACTTATAGTAATGACCGTCGGGAGCTTTGAAGAAGGTAAGGCTTGTACCGCGCTCGCCAGTGACGAAGCACTTGACGGGGCGGCCTTTTGGCGCAGGAGTTTGTTTTGCCATGCGCACCACACTTTACGCCGTAAACAGAGAAGCGATCTGCTTGAGGGTCTGGATAGGCAGGTCAGGATCAGAGAACTTGGCATAGCCTGCGCCGTTCAGCATCGTTTTGGCCTGGGACTTGAGATCTGCATCCGCAGTGGAGAAGCCAGCCTGAATGGTGGAGATGAATTCGTCACGAGATTCTTCGTCAACCTCTGCCTGGCGTGCAACCTTATCACGGGAACGAGAAACATCGGCCTGCTTGTCCATCTCCGCCTGTTCCTTTTTGACGGTCTTTTCAAAATCAGCATCCGTCATCTTTTTGGTGGTACTGGAGGATTTGACGCCCTGTTTGAATGCCTCGATGAATTCTTTGGGGTCAAGACCAATTGTGTCCGGTAAATCATTAAAGCGAGAGCCAGCATCAATGGTAGACGTACCGCGCAGATGGAACACACGCTTTTCGTCCGCAATCTTGCCGCCGTTGATATTGCGCTCTAGAGTACCGACAATGACCATCTGAGCATTATCAGCAATAGCGCTGTACGTGCGGTCCTGCATCAAATTCGTCAGCTGTTCGTATTTTTCGCCAGTCAGAGGATCAGTGCGCTCCTTGAACTTGGTATGAGTAAGAATGAAAACTGCAATACCTGCACGATACAGACGGGTAAGCTGATCCTGAATCAGTTTCACGAGACGCTCAGGACCGCGATTATAACCGCCCCATGCTTCCAGCAGAGACTTGCAATTCTTGCCAGTTTCCTTACGACAAATACGCAGTGTTTCTGCGGCAGCGATATCATACAGAGTATCGAAAGTGTCGAAGCAAACGCCCTTGATGCCGTACTCCTTATTGTTATCGATCAGATCATCAATAATCTGAACAAGGCCGCGGTGATCTGTCTCTTCGTCATACTCGGAATCCCATTCAAGAGCTTCTTCGACCTGCAGATTATCAAGTGCATGGAATCCAGATTCAGTGCCGCAGGAAATCAGAAGTCCCTTGGACGCATCACCCCATGCTTCGACAACGAAATTGCGCCACCATGTTGTTTTTCCGAATTTTCGCGGGGAAAGAATCAGATACGGTGCCTGATAACTGCCAAAATCACATTTGACAGTGTTCATCTTAAATGCCATGTAAAAACTCCTTTATTAGAAATATTCCTCTTCATCGGCAGCAGCTTTTGTTTCGGTGACCTCGAAAGGCAGGTCGTCCTTTGCCTTGGGCTTGGCAGCGTTCTTTTCCATGTCGTCGATAGATTCATCCTTGGTGGGGACATAAATCTCGTCCTCAAACTCGGAGATCTTATAGCCGGTATCAACAGGGCCATTGGCATAGGTTTCCTTGGCGTAAGGCTCATTGAAGCGCAGCTCGGAAATGCGGTCGCCAAAGATCTGGCCGCGGGGACGGAAATCATCGAGAGTCTTTTCGCCCAGCTCGATCAGCTTCTTTTGGAGCTTCGTCAACTGAGACTCGTCAAATTCGACCTCTTGAGCGCCATTGACAATGCGGACATCCCACATCATGGTTTCAGGCGTCTTGGCCTTGGTGTCGATCAGTTCATTACGGCACTCGAACTGGCCCTTCTGCTTGGCATCGTCCATGTTAAAAGCATTCGTATTGAACACAACGGTCAGCGGCAGGTACTTGCAGGGATTCTCCTTGTCAATATACTGAGGAACATAGCCGTTGACGTAGATCTTGCCGGTCTCTTTAAGATCGGACTTATCCACACAATCCTTCCAGTAGGTGAGCGGGACCATGATAGACAGCTTCTTTTTATCCTTATCGCGGCGCATCCAGACACCATCAATATTGAAATTACGGCGCAGGACGCCCTTGTTGTCATAGCGGACACTCATATTGCCGGTGACGCGGATATCCTGCTTATAATCGCGCAGTTCATCGGCCAGGTACTGAATAAAATCGTACTCGGTAATGAACTCCTTGATCTCGTCATCCTCGGTACCGACATTGGTGCGGAACTTGCGGTAACGGGCGACCTTTGCGACCACATCAGGGTCTTTGCGGTCAGCCCAGTCAACATCCATAGCCTGATTGTCAGAATTATAGGTATGGATCGTGTCGCGGATAGAACCGTAAAGGCCGCAGAACTCCATATTCGTGCCGACCTTGACGCCGAAATTGAGGCGGACAGCCTTGGCACCGTACTGAGTGGTGCTTTCGGTCAGGAAATTCTTGCCGACAGACGGAGCGCCGGTAAATGTAAAACGGATGTTCGTATTCTGTTTTGCCATGTAAAAACTCCTTTAAATTAAATTTACGTGCCGTTAATTGTTGGGCGAAAAAATTTATGAATACAACGGCGAATTGCCATCGCAATCATCAGTAAAAGCATCATCATCGCAGTCATCATCGCCATAAAGCAGGTCTTCATTAAACTGGACGATGGGGGAGACCTCGCACAAGCTGGCCATGGTCTCGGCAATCGTATCGACACAATCGTTGCAGATGGTCATATCGAACAGATCGCCATCATGCTTGGAACCATAGCCGAAGCGGAATTGAGTGCGCAGGCCATAACCTTCGAGATCAGGGAATACACGTTTGCACTTGTTGCAGATAAACATTTGAAATCCTCCTGAAAAAATACTATTTGAGACGCAGCGCATTGCGTACTGCGAAAAGTTCTTCTGGCGTAGTTGTGATGATGCGGATTTTACGATTGTAGTCGAGGCTCATCAGGCTGAGCAGACTTTTGGCATTGGCCTGACTGCCGTTGGAATCTATGACCTGAACGTCGATACATTCCTGAGCGACGGCCTGCAGGCGCTGACACTGGGCGAAGTAATCGATCTTGGTGATAAAATCATACTGGCCGCTCATACAGGTTCACCTCTCTCTGCAAAGAACTGCTTGCGCAGGGTGATGATGTCATAGCCGCGCTGCTGTTTGTAGTTGCGGAAGTTTTCATCCTGGTTATATTTTTCGCGCAGGAAGCCATAGAAAGCATTCTCGACTGCGTCCGTAAGCTGGGCGGTATTTTGGATATAGCCCCAGCGGCGGACAGAATCTGCCACACTGCGCATATGCTTCCATTTGGAGTAGTAATCCGTTTTGAGCTTGGTCATGAAACCTGCTGCATCCTCGAACACGAAGCCCTCGATATATTCATTCCCATATTTATAGCCGGGCATGCTGGCTTTCGTGTAGAAGTCCAGGAACTCCTGCCAGGTGTTGAGCGTAGCTACATGCTCCTTGACGGCCAGGAAGAAATCTGCATCATTCTCGGCCAGTTCCTTATAGGGCGTTTTACTGAATTTGATCTGATTCTTGACCTTGTCCAAAAGAACCAGATGCTGCGAATTGTACTCGATAATATGCGGATCTTTTACCGGGTCAATGACCTCGTACAGATAGGTGCTGTCAGAGTCACGCAGGGTCTCTTTGACGCGATTCCAGTTATAGGAATCCTTTTCATACCAGGTCTCGGTAAAGATGTGACGGAAATTCTCGGCATAGTCGCCGCCGATGGAACCCTTGGAGCAGAAACGCAGGTCATCGTTGTCAGCATCGTAGCTGAGCAGACCCAGATAGCCGTTCTCTTTACGGTAAACTTCCACCGGGAATTTCAAATTGGCCTTGAGGTAATCCAGGCTCGTTGTAGCGTGGATGCGCCGCAGCTCATCAATGCGGAAGAACTTTTCATAGCCGCGAGCTACGATCTTATCCTTGGCTGTATCGATAAACAGGCCGCGGGCAAGAGTTGTGCGCTCGTTCCAGTGCGCATGTTTGAACGCCTGACTGGTGAAGTTGAAGGCGGAGATATTGCCGAATTTGGATTCCCGCACGTCCGGGTCTTTGCGAAGAGCCTCGACCAGATCAGCGACCGGCGTATCGTGTTTGATCTCCAGCGGCTTTTCCTCTGGCTTGCGGAATACAGTATTGGGCGTTTCGTGCTGGATGGTATTGCCAAAAGCAAGCTCCACACCGCGCAGGCAGCCGCCAAATTCAATATGTCCCTCCAGCAGACAACACTTGGAATTATCCGGTAGGATGGGGTAATCCTGGATGTTGCGGTGACCGAAGATATGGATGGTATCGGAATCATGCCAGGAATCGATAATGCCCGGCAGGTCCTCGTATTTGCCGACACCGTGGACCATCTGATGCGTAGGAATTTTGATAAGGGCCAGCGGGTCTTTTGTATCAAACTTGGCAATACCTCCATGGCAAACGAAATAGTCCTGACCTTGGAAATTGAAATAGGCACACTGATGAAGGCGCTGATACAGACGGCTGACGGCCTTTTTATCAATACCGGCTGCGTCCAGTTCTTTGCGGGTGAACTGCTCAAAATCGCGGCTGTTGGCGTTTTGTTCATGCGACCATTTATAGAGCCAGCGCTCGTGGTTGCCTTCCAGCAGGATCACATTGGGTTTGTCCATGATGGAGAGAAGAAACTGAACGACCTGAACATTTTCAAGGCCGCGGTCAATATAATCGCCGCAGAAGATGTACATTTTATCGTCCTGGATACCGCCGATATCGGACAGATACTGTTGCAGACATGTATTGCAGCCGTGAATATCGCCGATTACATGAACTGCCTTGTACTGATCAAGGTTCGATTTCTTATAGGAAATTTCTGCAATGGCGTTATCCCGTGTAAGGACCTTGATGCCTGCCGGGATCTTTTGCGTGGCAAAACGGGCGTACATTTTATCAATGACGAATTCCGGCACCTGTTTCATGGGCAGACGGCTTGCATTGCGGCGCTTACATTCCGCAATAGGCAGATTCGTCATATCCACCACGTAGATGCGGTAGCGGTACTGTTTGGCGAGTGCCTTGTAGCGATTCATCTCAGATGTTTTGGAATTGGTGGCGTCAATGACCGTGAAGCAGCCGTTCTGCATACGGGTTTCGAGCATCTTGAACAGCGTTTCCCAGACGAGTTTATCCTGCTTTTGGCTGATCGTCAGGCTGCCATTTGTTGCCTGGATAGGAGAGGAACACTGCATGCGGATTTCATCGGCACTGAGGGCGTACTGCTCCAGCCCATAATTTTTTATGTAGGTGGACTTGCCGCAGCCGGGAGCGCCGCGGAAGAGAAGAAGCGTTCTCATTTATTCCACCTCGCAGTCATCTCTATAGCGTTTCTTTTTGACAAGACGAACTTTGTCGCCTTTTTTGAATCTGGTGGTTACCAATAAACATCACTCCTTCAAATAAAAATCAGTTAAATCATCGACAAATTTGGCGAGGTAGCCGCAGCCGCGACCCGGGGAAGAACGGAATATCTTAGCCCCTTTGGGAATATCAGGTTCATGAGAGAGCCACCAGACATTATCTATACGGCCACAGATGGTGCAGTAGTTGATTTTGGCGAACCAGAGAAACTCTTTGCCGCTGACGGGACTTTTATAATGATCCTCAGCATAGGCGATCTCGTAGGTATGCTTATGGTCAGTCTTACTGCGATGGGGCTTGCGCTTGCGGGTGGCTTTGATTTGCACTTCGTCGAACTCGGATTCCATGACAGTGTTTTCATGCATGGTGTAGGGAGTATTAAGCGTTTTCATCTGATAGCGTCACCTCAATTGTTATATGAATCAATTGCCTTGTGTAACAGAGCCGGAGTCTGCATCTGGGTAATAAGTGAACCAGTCGCCGATTTCATAGGAATCATATACATCCTTAGAGACCTCAAAAGAATTTGTTCTGCGCTCATCATCGACCATGCAGCTGATATAGAGAACATATTTATCATCCTCGTAAGAGGTATGAGGGATGTTTATAATGGTTACACGGCCGTTGATATACATACTCTGCGGAATGATATAGGTACTTGTATGAGCCGGTGTAAACTCTTTATCGTAAATCGTCCCTTCGGTAATAGGCTCTGCGCAGGCAGACAGAAGCAGGGTACAGACCATAGCAATCGCCACAAAAGCAGACTTCCAGATTCGTTTCATAGTTCAATCATCCTTTTTATGAAGATGTGTTTTAATGCCGATAGCGGCATCGGTGACAAGTCCCGCGATAAAACAGCCTACGAGCAGCGCTGCGAAAACAGGAATGGAGAGGATAATCATTTCATGCCTCAATTCTCGATCATCTTGAACATGACATCGGTGCGGCGGTTAGCAATCTTACCTTCCTCGGTATTGGGGTCACCGATCATCTTGGTATTGCCATTACCGATGACAACGATGCGGCTGCCATCAATGCCCTGGCTGGTCAGGTAGTTGGCCACGGTCTGAGCGCGGGAGTAGGAGAGCTGCTTGCCGGCTTCGCTTTCCTCGCCGACCTGGTTGATGTTGCCCTCAATCTGGATAATAGCGCCGTCCAGAGTTTTGGCGATTTCAACAAATTCATTGAGGGTAGAGGCGGCTTCGGCCTGATCCAGGAACTTGGCGGTATCGGGTACGAAGTTGACAGTGCAGGATTTTGTCAGCATAGAAGAGTAGTCCACAGCGGCGGTTTTCTGTTCCTGGGTGACTTCGACCTTGTTCGTGACAGCGGTATTGGACTTGTACTTATCGGCCAGAGCTTCCAGATAGGTGGTATCGAAAATCGTATTGACAGCATCACGATCCACGGTTTCGCCCAGAGACTCCCAGATGGTACACATATCGTTGTAGGTCTGATGGGCGGTATCAGTCAGGATATCCATGTTATCGGCCCAGTTGGCGAGCTTGGCATGGTCACAGTCGGCAGCGATAGAGGTATCATCCGCGGTAGAGTACATGGGCATGACCTTGCGAATAGAGTCAAAATCGGTCTTATAAATGCTCTCAGCCTGCAGGACACCATCGATGAACTTGGAGACGGTGTCGGGGTGGGCGGCAGCCCAATCGGCATCAAAGACAATGCCGTCCATGATCAGAGTAGAGGATGCGGTGGTATCAAAGACGATGACAGAATTGGTGGATTCCTCGGCCTGGGAGAGGTACGGTTCCCAGGTAGCGGCGACATCGATCTGACCGGCAAAGAAAGCCTTGGCGGCATCATCCGGGGTATCGAACATAATCAGGTTATCGAGGATCTTCTGCTGGTCGGCGGCGCTGAGGTCGGATTTCTGGACAAACCAGGTAACCAGGGTTTCGGCCTCGGAGAAAGAGGGGACTCCGATGCGGGCATTAGGCCAGGTGGAAATATCAGCAAAATTCGTGCTGGCAATGATACCGTCACCACCATAGGAATAGTTGGTATAGAACGGCATAATGACATTCTTACCGGCTTCCTTGAATTTCTGGCTGAGGAAAGCAACACGGTTGGTGGTGTAACCTGCGGCCTGCAAGTCGCCGGAGATCAGGGCGTTGGAGGACTGTGTGGCATCATTGATGATATTGATGTTGACCTTGATGCCGAGCTGGTCGAAGATAGAGCCGGGCTGAGTTGTCAGGCCCCCACATGCGTCTACCAGACTCTTCCAGCCTACCCACTCATCCAGAGACAGGTTGATGGTATCGTCATCGGTCTTAGCAGCGGCAGGCTTGGAGTCATTTTTGGTAGTGGTGCTGACAGCATTGGTGCTGGCGGCGTGGTTAGGGGCAAGATCATTTTCGATAATGCCAGATTTGAAAACGGCGAAAACGGCGATTGCCAGGACCAGAACCAGGCAAAGGATCTTAGCTGCAGGGGTCAAACGAAAGCGTTTCATTATGTATCTCCTTAGTGTTTTTCTTTCTGTTTAGGGGTGACAAATTCAATAGTGGGACGTTTAGTGCTACTGGGGAGCGAAACTGGACTGCGCAGGGAATCGAGGAAATCATTAACAGCGTAGTCATCGCTCTTTTCATCGGCACGGGCGATACGAGTATTGAGCTTGGCCTCATGCACAATGCGGGAGCCGGCAGCACGCTCAGAACCGGCCTTGACTTCTTCATCGATGGCACCGAGCAGGCGCTTGGAAGCTGAATCGCGGCGAAGTTCATCGAGATCATCATAGGCAGCCTCAACATCACGGTTGGTTTTGAGCTGTTCGACAACCAGATTCTTTTTGGCGCGGATGTCTTTGAGTTCTTTCTCCCGCTGGGTGAAGATGTCCCGCGCCTGGGCCACAGCGGGGGTGAGCTGGTTGACGGTGTCGGCATACTGTTTGGCGACGAGAATGGAATCCTGGCGTTTCTCGGCGTAGACACGGGCGGTGGCTTCATCGCCGCGAGACATAGCTGTGCGGGCTTTGGATTCATACTCCTGCACCTCGCGATTGGCTTTATCCCGTGCTTTGATAGCGGTTTCCAGACGGCCTGTCATACGCTTGAGGGCATCGGAGGCTTTATTGTATTTATCCTCGGCTTCCTCGATGGCTTTGGAATAGATAGCCGCGGCGCCCTCGGGCGTTTTGGCTGTATCTTCGACAAAGAGGTTGAGAAAGCCGCCCAGCAGAACACCGAGTTTTTTGCGAAACTCCAGGAAGAGGAGCAGGACAGCCGCCGCGCCGCCGACACCACAGAGGATCAGCAGATTACTGAGCGGCATCAGGAGTCACCTCCGTGGCACCGATAAATGCAAGGGTGGAATTGATCTTGGCGATTTCATCCTGAACCGCGGTGGAGAGCATATCGCCGTTCTGCACGAGCTGCTGGATAGCTTCTTTATTGGCCTGGATCTTGGCTTCGTAATCTTTGATTTCCTCCAGCAGAGCAGTGCGCTTATTCTCGTAATCCTGCATGGTGGCGTTGAACGTATCAGAAAGCAAAGCTTTACGGCGGTCAGAATCATCCTGGATACTCTGAATAGAGATGCCAAGAGTGCCCAGCAGATTGACGATGATGGTCTTGGAAGTCTTTTCCGGAGTTTCCGGCGGGATGGTGGCCAGCAGTTCGTTGACTTTATAGACCGAGGTAGAAGCATCGGTCAGGTCGTTAGCCGCGTAAATTTGTGGAATAATATCGTTTGCTGCAGCATCCGGCGAAACAGTGGCCGGTTCTGCAGACGGGGCGACATCAAACGAGAAATTGAGATTGGGTTCTTCTTCCGGCTGGGTAGGGACAGATTCGACGAGACCTATTTTTTCAAAGAAATTCATAGTTCCTCCTTAAAATGTAAGAATTGTATCGCACATCAGCTTGGCTTCGACCTGACTGTGTGTTACTAAGAGAATTGTGTTTTGCAGCGCCTTATGCTGTCGAAGCACGAGTGCCTGCATGGCGGCGCGTGTGGATTCATCGAGAGCGGATAGTGGTTCGTCCATAAGTAAGATTTGCGGCTTTAGATAAAGGACGCGGGCAAGGCTGAGGCGCTGCTGTTCGCCGCCGGAAAGCTGGCGGGGGTAATCATTTTGATGAGAAAGAAGACCAACGGCGGCAAGCATTTCACGAGCAAGGGTTGGCTTTTGCGGTTTGTGCTGGATCTTATCGCAGATAAGAACGTTATCGAGACAAGTGAGCCAATCGAAATTTGTGTTGTGCTGGCACATCATAGTGACCGGGGCGCTTGCCTGGAAACTGCCAGAGAATGGTTGGATAACGCCGCACAAGGTTTTGAACAATGTAGTCTTGCCTTTGCCGGAGGGAGCCATGATGCCGGTGATAGAACCATCGAAGCTGCCGGATACAGGGCCGAGCAGAGGGGTATCATAGCCGACAGTGAGTTCATGCAGTGTGAGCATCTTGGAACCTCCAGGAGAAAAAATGACGGATCAGTTTATTGGCCAGCCAGTCAAAGGCCATGCTGACAAGGATAATGGTGAGAATACCGGCAAAGGAAATGGCGGTGCGGCCGCGAGCGGTACTGGTATAGATGATATAGCCGATACCGTATTTGGCATTGATCTGTTCGCAGACGGCGATGTAAGTCCAGCCGATACCATACATCATGGTGAAGGTTTGCAGGATACTGGGCAGGGTGCTGGGCAGCAGAACCATAGTAAGAATCTGGAAGCGATTCATGCCGAGAGTGCGGGCAGTAAGCATCAAATCCGGGCTGACTTCTTGAAAGGCGAGAACAACACTGGGCAGCATGTAGACGAAGGTTGCCAGAAACAGGAAACTGATCTTCATCTGTTCGCCGATACCAAACCACAAAATCAATAGCGGGTAAAAAGCTGTGATGGGCAGAAAACGCATGAGGTTGGTAATGGGTAAGATTATTGCCTTAGCCGTAGACGAGTAAAAGACCAGCATGCCGAGGGGCAAACTGACTGCAGCGGCAAGCAGGCTGGCGGCTGTAATGCGCCAAAAAGAATAAACAAGACCGTAAACGAGCTGGCCGTTTGTAAGAAGGGAAACAAATTCATCCAGAACGCTGGCGGGGCTGGGCACAAACAGCGGAGAGACGGCCATGGAAGCGAGCTGCCAGAGAATAAGAACCAGGGCAAGCGGCAGAACGGTCTTGATTTTAGGTTTCATCGTCCACCTCGGTATCCAGTTTCTCTCGCTTTTGCTTTCTGCGATAATTGCGGGTAAGCGAGTCTTTTATCCATTTCTTACGCTTTGAATTTGCAATAAGACCATACCACCGACACTCTGCCAACTGCCACTCGAAATCCCATGCTTTGCCATCTCTACATTTTTTATGTGCGGATTTTTTCATTGCGATTTACCTCATATAATCTATTAAAAACAGGACATTTGCGCACAGTGCCCTGGGATTGGCTGAAAAATGGGTATAAGAAATACACCCTACCGAAAAAACCGGGTTTCGGCAGTGTGATAGGGTGTATAAGTTATGAGTTATTCGTTATCTTGTTGCGGCGGGGAATAGCTGCATCAATTCAGCCGGACGAATGGGGACACCACGAATGGTGGCCGCGCCGCCTTTCAGTTCGTAATCAATATGCAGCTTATTACAAACCTCGATAGCGATTTCGGTTGCGGACTTGCCTGTGTTTAGAAAATCATCCATGTGTATCACCTGTTCAAATCTATATCCAGGGCGAGACATTCATCCATCCAGGTGACGATATCGCGGTTGAATACCTCGCGGGCATAATCATCGGGATAGGTAAGGCGAAACCAATCCTGCTTAGCCCGGATCTGCTGCTTGATCCCGGACGTATCATAGCCGGAATATTTCTCAGCCAAGATCAAGAAGCGCGGGATATTCCAGCCCCAGATATACTCGTTGTAGGGGATAGGGAAGAAGCTATCATCGTCAGAGACTGGGAACGGCTTTACGCCCTTATAGCGAATAAACAGAAAATCATCCTTGAACATATGATTGGTAAACAGGTTGGGACGATAACATAGTTCCTCGATCCCTTTAGCGCAGAGAAAGCCGTCCTTATAGCCGTAATATGATCCTCTCAGATACCATGGCGGCATATCATGAACTGTCAGCTTGGTCTTGTAGCGGCCATTGCTGTACAAAACGGATTCGTCCGCTGGTGCTGGTGTTGCAAGACTATACTTACCGCAGGAGTAATAGTTGGCGTGCAGACGGCTCATTCTGCGTCCAGAGCGGCCAGCTGCGCCTGAATCTCTGCCTCCGACATATCATAGAGTGCCTGATTCTGTTTCTTGGCGAGGACTTCGAGCAACTGCTGGCGGCGTTCGGCATTCTCGCGGGCGGTCTGGGCCTTAGCCTTATCCGCCAGCTTGACGGAGACGATATGCTTGACGATCTCGATCTTGTTGGAAAGTTCATTCTGCTCGGTGGTCTTGGTGCCAAGCAGGGATTCCTCGCCGGTGGTCTTGAATTCTTTATTAAGGGTCTTGAAGATACTGTCAAGGTTCTGAACGTTCAGATCCCACAGATCCTCGGTGCTGATCCAGCCCTTGAAGGGGAAACGGTACTTATTGCGGGTTGCGATTTCAAACAGTTCCATAGTGTTTACCTCTTTCTGTGATTTAAATTACGACCTTGAGCACGCGCTCGGTCTGACCTTTTACTTTGACGACAAAGGAATCGTGGCGGGTGGCGGAGAAGCCAACGCCGGAGAGCTGGTCGTCGACAGGCTGCACGGACATCTGAGAGCCGAGGGCTTCAAAGACGCGCTTGTGGGTCAGCAGCTCCTGCTTGATAAATTCATTGTAGAAGCCATTGAGCTTGTCCGGGTTCTGACAGCCCTTGAGCATGAAGAAATAGTGGCGATTGCCGATACCGGTCTGTTCGTCCCAATAGTTGGGGGAGTACATGGCAACGCTGACGGGGACAAACTGATTCGTGCTGATGTTCCAAATATTGCGGCTGGAGATATTGCTTTTGAGTTCGTCCTTGATGGTGAACTTGCCGTCCTTGAGAGTGACGGTGGCCACGGGGACATTCGTGCCGGTAGAAATCGGGTGGCGGTATTCATACTGATGGACCTCACCGTTGGCTTCGATCTCAGCGATAAAGCCGTTGTTTCCTGTGCGGCTGGCAAAGCAGTGGACATAGAATTTATAATCACCATCGGCCATCTTCTGCAGCATGGGCCAGGTGATATTTTCAACGGCAGGAACATTCTTGCTGGGGTGCGTAATATCAACATCCAGATTGCCGCCGGTAGAACTGAAGTGATTGCCATACCAGATATGATCAACAGGGGTACTGCAGTGTGCATCTTCATCCGAACGGTCCCAGTTATCAGGTTCATCGTTCCACTGGATAGAGAAGCGGAGAACGCCATCGACCTTGCCGCCTGCACGCTTGACATTCTCGCGGATATCGGAATCAGCCAGATTGCCCGTGTAGGCCCATGCGAAAGCGTTATCCCATTTGAACATCGTTTTGGCGCCGTGATTGACAGGGGCGGTCAGCGAGACCATGTTCTTGGAAAAGCGGTTTTCCATGAACAACTCCAGCTCCCTGGCGATGGGCAGGACATCCGAGATGAATTTATCAATACCAATCTCCTCTACATGGGAGAATCGTTTTGGATCAATGGCAACCTGCTGTTCCATAGCGGCAAATGGGTCTGCGGCTGCACCGTTCATACGCATGACGGCATCGCGGTTGGCAAAGAGAATATTGTTGACGCTGATATCATCGAGACGGGCAAAGCGGCGGGGCAGGGAATCCATATAACCGAGTTCCGTGACGGTTTTCTTGGCATCCTCAAGCATTCGTTTTGTGAAGATAGCCTTGGGACGCTTATAGTTGGCAGGGGCGACCACGCGCTCATAAGCAGTTACAGCAGCGTTGAGATCCTTGCCGTCTGACAAGTCAATAAGCAGTGTGCCGATGCTGGTATTGCGGATGCGTGCGAGAGCTGGGTTCATTTTGATGACATCGACCCAAGATTGCAGCTCTTTCTGCCCTGCGGTCATAGCGTTGTACTTCTCCTGATAGGAGGCAAGCTGTTCCAGCTGGGACTTCCACTCGGCACCACGGTAGAGGCTGTTCTGTGCAATGAGTTCCAGTACGGTCTGCGTAGCGTCGAGCGTCAGTTCACTCATGGAGCGCAGGAATACATTGCGGTCATCCCGGATACGGGCAGTTTCCGCGTTGATGTCGCGGGTGGTGTAAGCGCAGCGCGGTGTATTGACGAAGAAATGATTCCATGTCAGAACCTTGTTGCTGTTTTCATCCCGCTCATAGCTGCTGGCGGTGCCGACGGTAGGCTCATGAGTCAGAAAAACATCCTTGATAGGCTTAGACTTGACATAGACGGAGAGGGCATCGACAACAGGCTGATAACATTCCGGCGAGGTGGTGTCAAAGTCCCAGATGGTTTCGATTCGGTTATCACGAATAGCGACCACACCGCCCATCGTTTTAATGAAATGACGGCAGTAGGAGCAGTCAAATTCACGCCGGACACGATAAACGGGGTTTGTACCGGCAGGGAAGGAATCGAGATAAAGGTTCCAAAGTACATCCGGGTCGAAATCGACACGGTAAAGGGCGGCGGCGTCCTTGGTCATGGAATCAAAATGAGCCATGAATTTGTGGTGAAATGAGTGGAATGACATGATAGCCATAAGCGGTCTCCTTTTAAAAATGTTTAATGTAACAATTGTTTTGTGCGAGGACTAAATCATCTCGTGTCTCCTGTTAAAACTCTTGGGTGGTAAACGCGCTTGGGTTGCATGTCTGATACGATGCGTATACGGCCGAGGGCGGCAGACAGTTGGTGGATTGCCTTTGGACACCTCACAGAACACGCGGATAGTAGCGCCGGTTGTGTTGGGCTTTATCGATCTTGCGGAGCTTGCCGACCAGCTCGGACAGTTCGCGGACGGCTTTTACATTATCAACGTCCTGCAGATAGTCTTTGATGGGCTGCATCCGCTCGATTTCATCCTTCATCATACGGCGAGTGGCGCGACACTCCTTGAGCTGCTTGGCCAGCTTGACCATTTCGACAGCGTCCAGAGATTCAAGCTCAAGCCTATGTAATAAATCCTGGGTAATGAGGTCTTGCTCTTTGACACCGGCCACGTTGACCTGATAGCGCATATCAAGATTTTGAAACAGCTGAACGGTTTGGGACAGGGAATCTGCTGCGGACGAGTCCAAGATAAATCACTCCTTTAAAATTATTTTTTTTTGATTGGCGCACAAAAGCGAGCTGCCCATCCCTGAGCGAGCTTTTTAGGTTTGCATTTGGTAACAAATTCATTAACTCGGATATGACCTGAGTTCGTTTTGCCGGGCTTAGATGGTTCCCCACAAAGGGTGACACATCGTGGCTGCCGACCACTATGTACTACGCCATTTGCTGTCTGCCGAAGCGGACGGAGAAATATGGATGACGAATCATCCTGGTGCTGGATGCAGGCTACGATCCCGCCTTGCCGGAGTACAAAACCGGGGTTCTACCAAATGAACTAATCCAGCATATAAACCTCAGATTTGCCGCTGAGGAGCCGGTATGTAAATTAAGAGCGTTTATCGAGAACTTTCTCGTCCATGTAAGCATCGATCATTCGTTGCGTTTCTTCATACGTGTGCTCACGGGCGTAACGGTTTACGTAGTTGATGCCGACACCCATGATCCTGGCAGCCTCGCGCCCAGTGACAGGAATCCTGTAATAATGTGTGGTGGATTTATGCTTTGAGTTGAGCCGCGTTGGAATCCAACGGCAATTCTCTGGGCAGTAATCCTTAGAAGAATCAATACGGTCAATGGACAGACCGGGTTTATACCCGTTTTGTAAAGACCAGAAAATAAATTCATCCGGGTGATAGAGCCATTCATCACAAATTCGGATGCCTTTTGCGCCATAGAATTTATAATCAGATGCAGAAGTATCGTAACATCGGTCTTTCATTTTTAAGAAAGTTTTGGTAAGATGAGAATTTGAGACAGATGCTTTGGCAGCATGAATCGTAGGAAATCCAAAACGATCATAATGCGGGCATGTGTCATTTTTTAAATAATGAAAGTCACCAATAGACCGAATTGTTTTTGTGCCGCAGTAGACGCACTCGCCAACATAAAGTGTCCGATTGTTTTGCACAGATTTATCTATGATTTTGTAAGGACCACAGCGCTCGCCAATATGATTTGTTTTTATTGGAAATCACCTCTTTGAAAAGAAGACCGAATAGCATTTTAAGTGTTCCCGGTGGAAGTCGAATCCACAAATAACAGAACCTAAATCTGCCGCGTCTGCCAATTGAGCCACGGGAACATGGCAGGCTTCCCGCATAGATTATCGAATCACTATCGTCACCGTCATGACCTTCACCATACCATCTTTGCACCGACAACTAGCATTGGCACTAAGCATGTAGGAAGTGATTTGTTTTCAGCGGACATTGTCATTCTGGGTGAGGCTATCCCATGCGCTCTCACATCGTTCGGGCGCTACCCGACCTCTGGATAAACCAGGCTGGCTCGAACAGTCACAAACGGGGTCAAAGCCCGTTGCTCTTACCATTAGGGGCGAAAGCTCATTATAAATTGATTATACGAATAAAATACCCGTATTTTTTGCAACAAACCTGCACTTTCCTGCTGCAATTTTATTTGTATTTGTATCATAGTACGTTGTTGCTTTTCCATTTCGAGAAGATACAATCCCTTGCATTATATGAATTTGCTTTTTGACAAGAAAAATACTTCCTGGATAATTACGGTTCGGATTCCTGTATGTTTGATGATGTTTTTCAACTTTTAGTTTGCAAACAGTATTTTGATTTTTTTTACGAAATTCTTCCAAACTATCTACAACCTGTTCAACAGCCTTATGCCGATTAAATGCTACTTTTTTACCATTGAACGTATATATGCGACTCATGTTTGCATTATTTAACGCCCTCCTATCGTGACGACGGAACTGTTTAAGTTCATACGGTGCACGACTGTTGATTGTACTATCACAAACATCGTTAGGCAAAACAGAACAGGCAATGCAATAGGCATCGAGCCAGTGGTCTTTGCTTATACCGTGTGCTGCACGGTAATCGTAGGTGCTTTTTCCCGTTGTTACGAAAAAGTGCTTTTGAAAAAGAGAACTTAATTCTTTCGTCAGTGCCGGAATGATTTGATTCAATACACTCAAAGCACCATATTTTTTATTGAGTCCTGTTTTCTTTTTGGCGAGTTTTTCTTGCCATGCAGTATCCTTATGTACGAGGTTATGATGCTTTGCGCATAAGCCAACGATATTGGCAATTGTGTTGCTGCCATTTTTATGTTGCGGTACTACATGATGGTAATGTTCAATAGGTTTCTTACAAAACAAGCAGTGCTGTTCCTGCATTTCAGAAACAGCGCTCTCAAGATCCCCTTTTTGATAGAGTGGACCCTGTTGGTACTGCCACTTCTTGATAACGGGATTATCAAGCTGCATGAAAGCAAATTTGTTAACCTCAAGCACAACATCACTGATGGGAAGGAATTTTTGAATTTTCTTAACCAAGTTGATGTGTGTTTTGAGCAACTGATTTGCAGTAGGCGTAAGCCAGCCTTCCGGTCTTGTGCGATTGTTGAACTTTGCTTCTTTGTTCTTGATGCCAATGCAAAGGACTTCTTTCTCGCAACCCGGAAGATGGCGCTTAATGACGCCAATTTCTTTTGCACGCTTGCTGACGCTGCCATTTTGGGCAGTGTCTTGCTTCACGCACTTTTTAGAAATAGTGCCATTGGCTTTTGCTCTCCGCTGACGACGGCATCGTCTACCATTGGTACGTCTTGCACGGCGGGAATCCTTACGCTTTTTCATCAATTTCGGAATTTCCTTGTTACGGGTTTCCAGATGTGCGGTAAAGACTGCCGTGCCGTCCGTTTTAACAACAGCAACACCGATATTGGTTCTGCCGGGGTCGATGCCCAAGTAAAGCGGTTGCACCACATCGTCAGTTTCATACAACAGTTGAATGGTAAACGGCTTTGTTCTTACGGCTCGTGCTTTCTGCTCTTTAAGAAGATGGCGTACATGCCCACAGCGAGTCGTAGGCATTAAAGGTTTACCGTCTTTATTAAGCACATATACAGTGGACATATACGCCACCTCCTTTACGATAAGTCTCCCCTGCCGAAGCGGGAGGTTATGTTTCCCTTGGCTAGGTAGCAGCTTAGTAGTGTTGCAAGCTGGGAAAACCTGCAAGTACATCTGCTATCTTGATGTACAAAAGTACATCTGCCTGTGATATTGAAGGAACTTAGTGGAATGATATTATTTTATTAAAGTTCTTCAATACCCTACGACGATGTGCCGTTTCGGAAACCCGGATGGAACTGGAGGGCCTCGAACCCAAAATCATAATCCCAGTTATGAGCTGGACGCACTAACCATTTGTGCTACAGTTCCTTATAAAATGGTTCCGTTTTTATCCTTAACGGTTTCCGTAACAGATAAGTAAGAATGAAACAAATATAGAAGGAGGGGGATACCAGCCCCCATGGTCGAATAGGCGAAACTCGAATTCGCGGCCTCTTGCTCCCAGGGCAAGCGTTCTACCAGCTGAACTACTACTCGATAATAAGAGAGAACCTACCCCTGGATGACTCGAACGTCCGTTTTCAGCCTGCGCTGCTGTCCTTGCCTATTAGACGAAGCGGCAAGCTCTCTCTGAATTGGATTGAAAGTGTTTTCTTCTTGGCTCCCATTTCTATAGCCAGGATTCCGATAGTGGCGAACTATCCTAGGTGTTGGTTTATCTGCTAATGTTTACAGACTCTATAGCAGACCACATGCGAGTGGTGAAACCTTTGGCACCTGCCGGTTATCTGCAGGCACACGCTTTCAATCTTGGCGGGGCACTATCCCCAGCCTGTTGGTGGGACCTGGACCTTGCGGCCAGCCCCCGAGTTGTGCGAGACCTAGATCTGAGCGAGGCGAATCCTGCCTTTGCCGTTTGGCATCTCGCGGTAACGGAACCTGAATTCATGCGGATTTCACTGGGCGATATCTAATAAATAGACACCGAAACCGTTCATCATCCGAAGCAGCTGGATTCCGTTTTGCCCTGATTCCGGCTTTCGGCAGGTGATCGGCCTGCTATAGAACCAGGGCAATGGTGCGGAATGAATCTTGACCAGACAGCCCGCGATTGGTATGTATAATGCAATGGGTGTGGCGCATGGTCTGGGTGACAAATTTGAACACTCGGATATGACCTGAGTGTGGCGCGTGTTGCAAGGGAATTCTCGTGCCTGGAGGCAGCTGCACATTTCGATTATACTGACAAAGTAGTGGCATAATCCACTGGACAACCTGGGCCGTGACTGTCATTAACCCTTGGCAGAAACCAGGTATTACTTTCGCGAGAATCCTGTGGCGCTGCTGTGCGCTGTTGGTAAGATTCATTCCGTTGGAGCGGCTGAGGGGCGTCGAACCCCCGTCCCCAGCTTGGAAGGCTGGTATACTGGCCGTTGTACGACAGCCGCATAATAGGGCGGATTATTTTTACATGCTACCGCCTTCGCATGTTGCCCATATACCAGCCTTGAGGACAGCGAACTGTCGCACAGCCGGACATATGACCTTGTACCAAGGATTTTTAAGAAACGTTGAGCGTGTGAACCGTAATCATTAAGCGTTGACGAAAAATAAACTTTGAATCTTGAGCGTTAAGCTGTTAGCGTTGAGCTGTTAGCTTTCCCATCAATTGTCTTCGTTGGGCTGCGGGCTTCACAAGTATCCGCAGCACGATCAATAATGACAACGAAGACCGTCTTTTCAGCAATCATAATTTTAATGATATGGCAGAGTTCCAGATTTCAGTTTCAACTCAGTCCTGAACCCCAAGGGGACGGAGCGGCTGTGATTTATCGCTTTCGATATACAGGCAAGATCTATTTAATAACGAGTGTTAAGCTCGGAAGGATATCAGTATTCGATGGTGATGGTTGTGGTGGCGTTGGAGACCGAGAGGGCAGCATCCAGATCGTTCTGGAAGGTGGTTACCATAGTCTCCAGCTCCTCGATGCGGGACGAGATCGTCTGCTTGTTCTGCTTCAGGCCATCGAAAACCTCGTAGGTATTGGCCTTGACGTAGGCTTCGCGGGCAGCTTCGACCTCTTTGGGATCGGCCGCCTTGGCCGCCTTATCGCCGCCGTACAGAGATGCGATATAGGAATCCGTGCGCTTATCCAGCGTGGCGTTTTCATCCTCGACTTCCGATACGGCGTTGCTGTACTGGTAGCGCAGCTGGTTGAGCAGGTCTTTATACGGCTGGTAGCCAACCTGTTTCATAACGATAGCCTCGGCCACGGTCATGGTTTTATCGCCGACCTGGATCTTGGTGGTGGCGTTGGATACGGGGATGGCCATTTTAATGGCGTTGCGGCGATGGATCAGCTCACTGATTTTATCGTAGGCGGAGACTGCCTTTGCGGTGAACTCTTCTGTGGGCTGACCGAGCAGCTTTTTGGCATTCATCTTGGCGCTCATGCAGAAGTTGGCTTCACCAATGGCCTTGCCGATGCGCTTATCAATGGTTTTGAGCTCGACAAGGGCGCGGTGGATGGTCATGGTTTCGGTAGTGGACATGGGAAGGACCTCCTTGAAGTTTGAAATTTTATGGTTTATGTTTATGTGCCGTTAATTCTTGACGGCTTAAATATCCCGGCCTGTATGACCGGGGTATTTTTTATTGGTCGCTGATTTCACACCAACGATAATAATTGATAGTGCAAAGGCGTTTATTGCAAGTGGAAACGTAGGAATCTGCAATTGCTTTTGCCTCTTCAGGCGGAAGATTCTCTTTTTTTAAACGATAGAATATCCCGCTTAACATGATGGTTTCAGGGGTAAGTGTTTTGCTGCGGAACGGAGAATCCGACGGCAATCTTTCCTGATGGGGTTTCATATTGCGGCTAAACGTATGCAGATATTCAAGACGTGTGCCATTTTTAGCTTTGTTCTCTGCACGATCCGACTTGATATTACTTCTTGCTTTTACGACACGGCGAAGAATGTAGTCGGTTTCATCGTCGCAATATCTTAACACAGTGGGAGTATAAGTGCCATCGTTACGCGGAGATTTATAGAGACCGTTACAAGTATCTGACACAATGGCCAGTTTTATTGTGCGTAAGAAATCTGCATCCGTGATACTGATGCTATGACCATTATACTGGATATACGCGGGGCTGTTTTCTGTCTTATCGTGAAAATCCTTATGAGTCATATTCTCGATTTCATTACGTGAGAAACCGATCCACAGTAAGACAAGGCTGGCAGCCAGGTGAATATACGTATCATTGGGGAATACCGCGAAACAGAAATCTTTAAATTCCTGCTCAGAAAAGAACATGGAATGACGATAATCTTCATCTGACTGAAATACCAACTTATTGCCGATTACTGGCTTTTTGGTAGCATTGCCATCGCGGAGCATTTTTGTTCTGAAATAGATATCTTGTAGTGGATGCTGATTGCAGACAGCGTTAGGCACATAACCGGAAGAAGAGAGCCAATCAAGATACTGACGCATGGAGTTAATATAATAAATCAAGGAACGGTATTTCTCTGAATTTGTTTCTTTTACAATAGCAGAATAGGAAAAATATTGTTCCAGACATTGCTCGACCTGGGAAGGTGTGAGATCTTGAAATGGGCACTGGACCTGCTTTTCAAAAAGAGCAATTACTTTATTGATATATTTTTTAGTTGCGATGGTGGTGGTCTTATTATATTGATCGATATAGGAAATATGCGCGGAATCGTTTTGAGTTGCCATAGTAGGCCCACCTTTCTATAGTATTATTTTACACTATGTAGGTGGGCTTTTCAAGCCCTTAGCAGGGAATCGCTACTTGCTCAGACTGTGGAGCCGGCATATTAGAAATGATCATGAAAGGATTTTGTGCGAGGATAGCCGGGATGACACGCTGCCAATTTTCGTTTGTGAAATAGCCAATCGGCTCAGACAATTGAGAATGCAGCAGCACATCGCGGCTTTCCACGACCAGGGTGGAATCATAGATAAGGCCATCCACTTCTGCCGCGGCAAAATCTACGTGAGCAGGATTGCGGCGGCCAAAGCGCTTTGTTGTGAAAGGAATCACCTCGCACTGGCCGGAGAAGCGGTTGTAGCGATTGTTGCTGATGACCAGATAGGGGTGAAGACCAACATACTTGTGAGTCGGGCTGGGGGTGCCCTGTTCGACGTACCCCAGCCGGATCTCTCCCAATTTAGGGATCGAAGTGCCGGGTGTAAACATAGGTTTAAATTCCTCCTTAAAGGATATTCAGTAGGATTTTGGGTGCTTGCTTTGTTTTTTCTTACTGTAGCTATAGTATAGCATAGTTTTAACGGCACGTCAATAGCTTTTTGAAAAAAATTTATGCCATGGTAATGCGGAACGCCATGCCATGGGACAGCACTTGAAGTGCCACGCAAGAGGGGGTGGAGCCAAGCTCATATTCAACCTTAACAGCAGGGCCCTCGATACAAAAAGAAGCGGTATCGTTTACAAGATCCAACTGTTTTACGGTTCCGCCTGATTTATAAAGGGAAAGAGAAGCGCTGTTAAAACGGATCGTCAGGCCAGTTCGTCCATCAGGGCTATAATGATGTACGCTGATCGCATTGTACTGGCGAAAGATACTGGCAAGCTCCTGAAGCGTGATGGTTTTAGATTGCGGCATGAAATTTCTCCTCCTCTTTGCCTGGATGTCCGAATTATAGGACACACTATATTGTATAATACTGTTATGTAAAGAAAGCACCCGCTGCCAGGCCCCTCATCCTGGCAACAACCGGCAACAACGATACAACCAACTGTTGTGTTTTGAATCTAGTATACACCAATCATTTCCAGATTGCAATAGGGAACCGGTAGCAATTGGTTGCTCCTACTGAGATTTGAACGGAGGCATGTAGTATGGTAAATGTTGGAAGCAAAATCAAATTATGGCGGACAAACCGCGGAATCAACCAGAAACAGATGGCTGCCTTGACCGGGTTTAGTTTGCGGGCGCTGCAAGGATGGGAAAGAGGGGAGACATCACCCAGCCTGGACGCCGTAGTAGCACTGGCACTGGCTATGAACGTTACGGCGGATTGGTTGCTTGGGCTGGACGAAGATCAGAAGTCCTGAAGTGCGGAGATCATTTCGCGCAGATCGTCGACCATGTTGGCAAGGTCATCCTTTTGTTCTTCCAGCGTGCCGATTCCTTCTTCCATTTCGATACCGCGGTCAGACTGCTGCAAAGATTCCGGCATGTTATCAAAGGCTTCGGATTCATCATCATAGATTTGTTCGAGCAGGATCTGCTGTTCTTCGAGTGCGTCAGCAATAGTGCCTAGCCGTTTTGCGACGGACTTGAGCTGCTTACGACGATCGTTATTCATAATAGACCTTCCTTATTATAATAGGGGAGCATTGTGCTCCTGCATAAAAAGTTCTGCGTTTCGGCGCAGGAGACAGGGATCATTTTGGAACTTGCCATCTACCACGCATTGCAGAAGATGGTTAAAGCATTGGCCGAACAAAGGGCCAGGACGATAGCCCATCTCCATAAGATCATGACCATTGATGTGCAGGTCCTGGATGGAGAGCTTGCGCCCCTCGAAAATTGCGATAGCGAGATACAGGTATGTGATTTCGGCCTTGCGCATAGCGTTCATAGTGCCAAACTTGGTATAATCGACACCGTGGGCGTAGAGATCAGCAAAACGGACAGCCATAAGCAGCTGGGCATTGACAGGACCAAGAGCGGCCAGCAGACGATTGGCACAGCGGACGGTGGGTTCAAATTGGCGGTCGTGGTTTTTGATGAGCAGGACGATCCGTTCCCGTTCCGCGTTAGAAAACTTGAGGCGGCGAAGAATGTCATCGGCAAGTTCGGCACTTTTTTCAGCATGGCCGTAAAAGTGGCCGGTGCCGCCATCATCGACCGTATAGCATACTGGTTTGGCAATATCATGCAAAAGCATCGTTATGCAGAGCTCGAACCAGTGAGCGTGGATAGCAGCGGTAAACTCGGGGAGTTTTTGGGTGACGCTCTTCAGTTCCACGACAGACTTTAGAATATGATCTTGCACGGTGTAGATATGATAGGGACTGTGCTGCTGAAAATCACGACTGAGATAAAGTTCCGGGATAATTTCTTCCAGTACGTCGATATAATCGAAAAGAAGCAGACTGAAATCATCGTGCTCATAGCTGGAGGTGAAGATTTTGCGGAGTTCGGACTGTACACGTTCGGCGGAAAGACCGACAAGCATCTGAACATTCGCATGAATTGCTGCTTCGGTTTGTACATCGATCGTCAAATCATAGCTGACGGCAAAGCGCAGGGCACGTAAGATACGCAGAGGGTCCTCCTGGAAGCGTTTGTTAGGGTCACCAACGCATTTGATGAAATTGCTGCACATATCCGCATAGCCTTTAAAGGGGTCGACGATCCCAATCGTGTAAGTGCCTTCTTGGGATGCATCATCATTCGGTAAAATTCTGCCAGCGATGGCATTCATGGTGAAATCACGGCGGGCAAGATCTTCTGTGATATCATCGACAAACTCGACCGTATCAGGATGGCGGTGGTCTTTGTAAATGCCGTCTTTACGCATGGTTGTGACTTCGTACTGGCCGTCCGGCATGATAACTGTAACAGTGCCATGCTTGATGCCGGTATCAATGGTAGGAGAGAAGAGAGATTTTACCGTGGTTGGGTCGGCCTGGGTGACAACATCATAATCGTGCGGTGTTTTATCGAATAGAATGTCCCGCATACAGCCACCAACAAGGTAGGTTTTATAACCGGCACCTTCTAACTGGAGGACAAGGGTAACAAGATCATGCGGCAGGGGGATACCTTGTAGTACAGGCATGGTAGTTTACCTCCATAACGAGTTCTTCTACCCGTTTATAATCCGAGGTTTTGGGGAGCATGGTGTTGGCTTTGTCATATTGCAGGCGCTTTTCATACTGATCGATGAGATCGAAAAACTCCTGGTAGTAAGTGCCGTCCGGCTTTTGGAACTTACCGGCGCGGATCTCCAAGAGGAAATCGCGGTCGTTTTCGCGGTAGGTGTTGATCTCGCCTTTTTCAAGAATATCAAAGCACATGAGATAAAGCCAGACCAGGTGCATGGCGTGCTTATTCAGATGCAGATCATCCTTTTTGCTGTTGCGCTTTCCGAGCTTGGCGTACTGGCCGATGACCGTGCCGAGATCAGAATTCATTTCCTTAAAGCTGCGGAGTGGATAATGTTTAAGGTCGCAGTCAATGAAGATTTCTGTCTCCATGCCCTCTGTTACGCCTTTGTCAATATATAGGTGAACGGAATCACCAGGGATATCGGCGTGCTGCAAACGGAAGTTTTCAAAGACAGATTTGCAGGTGCCTAGAATATGGCGCTCTTTTTCATCCTGGTGATAGTGGTCATGTGCCAGGGCATTTTGCAGGCGGCGCAGCTGCTGATTGGCATAACCGCCAAAAGCGTGGACGGCCGTTTGAGAGAGAAATAGTTTTTTATTTTCAATAAGCATCTGGCCCGCCGGAGTGATGTAAAAATACTGGTCCGGTTTATTGCCGAGAAGTTCGATCGTGTTGGGATTACAAGAGAGCAGTAGACTGACGAGCTTATTGAAACCGAAGATCGTAGTGTCGGTGCCAGTATCAACACGCTGCTCAAAATTAGAGAAACCGAGAATATCCTGCGGGGAGTTCATGGCACAGCCGCGGACATCCACATCCGAACCTTCGACATTGGTGCCATAGGCGTGACTGCCGCCGAGCGTTAGGAACATAATGTTTTCGCCCAGGTGCGGATCGGTGCGCAAGAAATCATAAGCAGGGGACAAGATCAGGTCATCGAATTCGTTTTGTGTCATAGGACCTCCTTATCAATCGAGTAATGCTTTGTCGATGGTTTGGAAATTGGCGCGGTGGATATAGAGCGCACGGCCGTCGATCATGAGTTTGGTTGTCTTGGGCAGATTTTGACAGACTTCCCAATAGACATTCTCGCCGCTGTAAGCGCAGATGGGATCACCGAGCTGGCTTTGGATAACGACAACAACGGGCTTACCGAAAGCGTTTTTATAAGAATTGACGGTTTTAGCAATAATAGGGTTCTCACCCAGACTGCCATCGGTCGTGCTGTGAATATCCTGAACCTGAAAGTCAACATCAGGCTCCAAGCCTTCCTCGGCAAAAATAACGGTGGAGCCGCAGTTATTGATCTGTTTACCATCTACCGTAATGGTAACGACGGACGACATCGTTTTTGTAACGCCCCAGCCGCCATCACTGGTGTAGGTGTATTCCTTAACGACGTTGGCGTTCATATCAATTTTTGAACCGGCGACATCCATGAATTCTTCGCCGTCATTGGTATAGAACTGGCAATTATATGTATGGCCTGTGATGCTGCCATTCATATCATGGACGCCGCTTTCTACGTTGGCGCAGGAAGAGAGGGATGCCGCCAGGACGATGACGAGTGCAAGCGATGTGATATGGTGTATTGTCTTTTTCATTGTGGGCCTCCTTACTGATTGGCGAGAGCGATCAGGGAGTTGCCGCAGGTGATGCGGTCGGCGTCCTCTTCTTTACTGGGAACAAACACGATGACGTCCCAACCGTCTTTGACGAGTGGCTGCTCGAACTTTTCGTAAACATCAAAATCGGTAACGATTTCATAACCTTCGCTGACGGCCTCGACCGTTTCGTGGATGGGGGTGATCTTGACAATACACTTTTCTTTATCGAAGTATTTATTCATCAGATCCACATCGAGATTGTTCTGGGACGTGACAGCGAAGTTAAGGGTGTATTTACGTTTTTTAGGGGCGGGCAATTCTTTGATAATGTTGCTGATCTCCTGCAAAGAAAGGGAATGGCCGCGGAACATTTCATTGCGGGCGGCTTCATCCAATGTGTTGATGGAGAACTGCAGGCCGAAGCCATCCTCGCCGCCATAAACAGCGCCGGTACTGACCCATTGGTGCAGGAACTCTTTCAGGTTTTTATTTGCCTTTGGCATCATGGTAGAAACAACAGGATGATAGGTATCGAATTTGATATCGGAATTACGGTCTTGCAGCATCCGTGCAATGAGCCTGGCGGACGTGATGACGTTGGGATTGAAAGTCGGTTCACCCATACGGGCGTAGTGAACATTCAATCTGGCGCCGTTATGGATACCTGACAGAGAGATGGCGGACATGATCTCGGACAAAAGCTCGGCCGTGGTGGCATTACCGTGGAACCCGAGCTTAGGGCAATCGCAGAAATTACAATTCATCGGGCAGCCCTTCTGACTGGAGACTGTGACGACCAGTTTTTCTTTGATATTCACCGGCTTATGCTCGACTTTTTCGATACGTTTGGTGTAGCCGAGAAAATCGGCTTTGATATTGTTTTCTTTGCCATAATCACCGACATAGAGATACTCAAGGCAAAGATCTGTATCGGAAATGATTTTGCCGGTGTGGGTTTGTGTAATCGTTCTCATTTTAAAACCTCCTTATCTGCGCCGCCGTTTCATCTCAGCAAGCCGTCCATACTCGCAGGAATACCGGAAATCCCAGCCGCTGATATGGTTGAGGTATCCCTCTGATACGGGAACACCTTCGTCCTCGTAAACATGCTGCCACCAGATCTTTTTGCGTTGCTCCGGCCACATGCCATCGGTGCCAAGCTGGTTGTACCACTCGCCGCGCTGGTTGTTGTAAGTGCCAGACCATTTGCGACGCACAGCACGAACCTGAGCAGAAACATCATTATCGGTCTCGCTGGGAATGCCGTAGCCTCCGGTGGAGTTGCTGCGATTCTCCGCGCCCATCATGGCGGCAGAGCCAAACAGGCCAGCGACACCTAACAGAAAAGCAGTTGCACCTAACATAAGATCACTCCTATTAAATTTTTTTAGCACGACAGCGCATGATTTGGATGGCTTGTACGCTGCGGTTTAGTTTTGCGGACAGTTCGCGGTCTGGAATGGTATGGGAAAGAACCTGTGTGATTTCATGTGCGGTCCAGCCGCGGGGCTCGTACCCTTGGGTTTGCCGGTAATTATTGCGGCGATAGGTATTTTTGGCTTCGTTATCTAATGTACTTCTTATGATTCATCATATCCTTTCAGGCACAGGCTGCATGGTATCAATCAGATCATCCAGATCCATATTGACAATGGCTGCGAACATATTGGCAGCTGCAATGCCGCTGTTGTGTCCCACATCCATTACGGCTGCGTAACCGGTATTAGCCACAGAGCGTCCCAAGGTTTCATCGGTAACAGAATCCTCGTACATGGTTTCGGAAATACGAAAGCCAAGTTCCTCTTGCAGTTCTGGAATACGAGCAATAACGGCCAGCTTTTGCGCAGTGCTCTGATTGGTAAACGGAACAAGTTCATGGTCACAGTCGATACAGTTTGGCCGCTGATAAAGACCTGTACCAACATAGATCTGCTTACGGCCACAGTCAGGACAGGTAAGCACATACCACGGGGTGTCGTTCATAAGGATCATCCTTTCATTCCTTGATAATAAGAGCGCAGCTGCCGATGCGGTTGATGAAATCCTCGCCGTAGGTTTTATACAGCTCTTCAAAATCAGGGGTGTAGATGACATCATCGACATCGTGGAAATACTGGGCGAGCAGCTCGGCCATATCAACATCGGTAAGACCGTAAAACTCATTGGTGAGGAACAGCTGGCCCAAGAGATTGCCGACTTCTTCAAACGGCGGGCCAAACTTGTCCAGCGAAATGTAATCGATATACTCGCCGTCGGAATCATAGAATTTGAGACGATCAGATTCCTCGGCGTTATTGGCGGACAGGAACTGGTTAGAAAATGAAAGAGATACGGACATAATTATTCCTCCTGTACAGGATGCAGGTCAATATGCCAGCCGTCATCTTCTTTGGTGCAGATGACACGGTCGATCAGTTGGCCGCCAACCGTCATAGCGATGGTCTCGCCCTTACTTGGCAGACCATTGACGAGTTGTTTGAAATCTTTAAATGTAAAGGGAATCATGGTTAGTCCTCAACTTTTACTTCTTCAACGCGGAACTCAGCAAAGGCATACAGGCCGCCAATTTCATTTCGATTCGGATCTGTGACCGTCATGCGGCTCCAATGGTAATCATCCGTCGGATCATCGGTTTCCTGATAATCAAACTTGAGCTGGCTGTTTTTGACTTCACAGTTTTGACGATACGAGTACATTTCCATTTCACCATAAGCAATAGCAGAATCGCGGTCAGGAAAGAAATGCACGTCTGTATTGATCTCGACAAGGTCGGCCATATCTGTAATCCAACCAGGGGTGTAGCTGTCAACACAGTGGTTGAGCGTTAATGTATAATACATCACAACATCTCCTTTTAATTAAGGCATCCATAGAGCGGGTTCTTATCGCCGTACCAATAGGCATCATCGGTGAAGACGGAGGTTTCTTCTTTGTCGTCCCAATCAATGATGTCATCGGCATTGATGCATGGATAGGTCCCGCCATCAATGGTGACTGTTTCATTTTCGAGCTGGGCATCCTCGCCGGGGCAGCCTGCGCAGCCGATGTTGAATACACGGTGTGTGAAAAGATCGACTTTGCAGGGGGAATCGAAATAGGAGCCGTCGTCCCAGTTGGAGGTAAAGGTGGCGTCCACGATCTGGGAGCTAGTGGTAAACAGGGGTTCATCTAGCGGCTTATGGTTGAACAGCTTGCTAAAGACATTGTTGTACTGCTCGTCCTTGAAGTGTTCGCCGTCATCAGTTTCTTGTGGATATTCAAATTCACCCTGAAATTCAGCCTGGTCGCCAATTTCATCGAAAATGGCAATGATGCCCTGCAGCATATTGTCGAGATCGCCGTTATGATATGTATCGAAAAACTTGTCCGTCAGTTCAACCAGAAGCATTTTTTGCTGGTAGAAAGATACTGGATCAAGGTTCAGATTTACAGTAGTATTCATATGGTTCACCTCTTTTACTCCAGCGTGATCTTGACTTGACATTGGTTGTAATTCTTTGACATGGTGCAGAGCCTCCTTATTTAAGCGTTTCGTTTACGAAAAAGATGTTGTTATGTTCGTAGCATTTATGACATGTCAGGCAGTTGCGGGCACCGCAGTTGATTTCGACATTGTGCTGTTTGCTGTACGCCTTATCGTAGACGGTGAATACCTTATCGATCCAGCTGTAGTTGGAGAAATCCTGCGAGACCTGATTGAGGTGGTCGGAGCTGTATACGCAAATCAGATTGTCCGGCTTGCCAAGCTCCTTAATGGCCTTATCCATGAAAGCTGCGTTCTTCGTCCAGAGAGCGATCGTACACCACGGATTCGCCCTGGCAATGCGGATGTAGTTCTTGGCGTGGGTCACATTGACAAGGTCGCCATGGCTTTCAAACCGGGCAATGCGGCTATTCAGGACGGGCAGCTCGTAAACCTCAAGGTCATGACTGGAAAGGATCTTGGTGTTTCCTGCATAGCGGTTTCGTGCGGCGGGATAGATGGCCAGACCACGCTTGGCATAGCAGTGTGAGCATACGCTGGTTTCATCCTTGGCACGCTGCTCACAAATGGGATTGCAGAGCATACTGGTGGTGATGGTCGGAATGCCATTCATTTTGCCTTGCGGGTGAGAGATAAAAATCTGTTCTATGACACGATCATTTTTCATTTTATGTATCCTTTCTTGGCAGCGCACAAGAGCGGATACAATATTCAATTTTTATATCTCACCCTTGGTGGCTGGTATTACAGCATCAGCGCGACGAAAAGTGGTTGTTTTGTTTCAATCAGGGCAAGGAGATCCATTATGATTCCTCCTCACTCATCCATCGGGATGGCATCCGTCACCTCATAGTGGCCGTTTCGCATGGAATAGCCAATGTTACTGGCAACATCAGCGCTCATGTTTGCATCACCATTATTCAATGCCTGACTTACCTTTTCGATGGCATCATCAGCGCTCTCAGCATCAATGTAGACAGTCGTGGAAACAGAAATGACAACTTTGTAGGTATTCATAATACACTCTCCTTGAAAAAGCCCCAGTTTGTCATAGTCGATTCGATACGGTCGGAAAGATCGCCATAATCACAGCCGTAGATGTTTGTATCACTGCAGGATGCATCACCGATGGCATCCATGTCGCGGTCGGGATTGTCGATCTTGACACCCTTTTCATCGAGAAAGTCTTCGAAGATGTCAATGATCTGGCCGATAAATTCGAGCTTATCGCTGTTTGTCATATGATATATCACTCCTTTGTGTAACCGGTGGCGGTGATTTCATTTTTAAAGTTGATCATTTTCAGAACCTCTTATCAGTCATTCATATATTGGAAGTCGTGAATAATACCGAGCTTGTTTAGAAGATCGATTAGGCCATCATGGACCCCTTCAATATAACCAGTATCATAACCAGGGTCAGAAATTTCAAGATTGTCGTCATTGTCTTTGATAAGAGCGGCAACAACATTGCGGATTTGTGACGACGTATAGGAATTTTCCATTTGCAGAACCCCTCCGTTTTATTCAACTTCTACCATTTCGAGCAGATCATATGCACTGGAGCCGTCATCGGTTTCATCGTCAAGGCGCTGAAGCAGCTCTTTCATTGCATCATTTTTATCTTCTGCTGTGACAAGGTAGGTATCGCTAAATTTGCGTTTATTGTTGTAAACACGACAATCATACAGATGTCTCATACTTCGTCATGCTCCTTTGCGACAAGTTTCTGCAGCTTTTCATACAGTTTGCTGCAGGCATTAGCTCGCTGCTTTGCCAACTTGGCCTCTCCGCCTTCAAGTGTGCTTGCATATTCCTCGAAGTTTTCGCGGTTGGCTTCCAAGGCATCAATAATGGTCCAGAGTTGATTATCAGTTAAAGTGATTTTCATGGTTACACCTCCGTCAATGCCAGTCGTGGGAATTAAATTCTTCGATTGCACGGTCAAGCTCGTCACAATCATTTGAAATGCGTTTTTGATCGTCCAACCACTTAGGAGGAACAACCATATCTTTCCTTTCATTTCTTGTGATTTGTTCTTCTGCAAAACACAGTGATTCGTTTGCGCGTTCCCGCTCATCAGAAAGAGCCTTATAAATTCGTTGTAAGGTTTTAAAGGTCATACCGCACCTCAATCGAAGCTTTGTTTTTTATTCGTCCGTTAAAATGATATCTTCGCCAACGACCAGCGAGAGCGGATGAGAATTATAATGATCTGTGATACCCCAGCAGTTATAATACTCGTTATCTTCATCCAGACCAACGCCCTCATTTACATCATCCAAAATATCTTGCGTAGTTGGAAGTTCGGTTTCGTCGGCAGTATCAATGCCAGCATCCAAAACCTCTTTTCGCTTGGCAGCGCACTCTGCAATAAAGCGTTTGACAGTCCGATAACCATTGACAGTAAAAACGTATCGCATGTTGTACCTCCGTCATTGACAAATTTCCCAGCCTTCATCCCACAGATAACGTTCTCTAAGCTCACACCAAATCTGTCTTGAAATATCCTTGATCTCTTGATGTACACAGATGTGTTTCCAAATTTCTTTGGTTTCCTCGACTGTGCGTGGTTCGTAGATGTTGTTGAGCCACTTTGCAATGGTTTCGTTGGTACCATCTGGAAATATAAAGCGCGGTTTGTTTGTGTCATCGGAAATGTAGGACCCAAACCACCGGTTGAGGGTGCCTTTCGGCGCGGCTTTTTCGCGCTGTTTCAGATCCTTTGTTTTGACACCACCAAAGACGGCGGCGACTGCGCAGACTTCCTCGTCAAAGCGCGGATAGCTGGCGCTACCGGCATATTCATAACTCATGCCCATAATAGGTTCCCTTTCATCAAACATAAACTTTATTGATTCGCGATTAACGTAGTATCGTTGTTATTCCTTTTCTACAACTTCTATAATTTTATAAAAGTCTCCATATTCCTTAAAGATACGTTCCTGCTCTGCAGATGCGGCCTCAAAATCAAACCTTTTTGCAGCAGCAAGGCAAGCTGTATCTGCGCATTCGTCCAAAGAAATATAAAGTGGAACACGGGATGTACGGATGCTTCGCTTAAGAACATATTGAGGTTCATCGATGCTAATACTGAATACAGACCATGTTGTAACATCATTTGCTGGCGTATTTTTTTCTAGTGTGATTTTTAATGTCTGATGGTCACTTCTCATACAACAATTGATACCATTTTTAAGGCTATTGTCGAATTCTTTGTTGGCGTCACGAACTGCTGCTTGAAAGCACTCAACATCACTATCAAATGGGCCAACCACAGTAATATCTGGATCAAAAGAATATGTACACAAGTAATACCATTTACACATAAGTTTCACCTCATCTTTTCACAAAAATAGAAAACCTATCAGTCGTAGAAATCTCTCACGATAGTTTCGCACCATTCATCATTCGGGATGCCGTCATCGGCGCTGTCGATGAAAGAGTTGGCAATCGTCTCCGCATCGCCTTCATCCATGGCACGCTTGATACGATCTTCGATTTCATCTGTAGACCATTCATCATCGTATCTGTATTTGTTTTGGAAGTATTCACGGATGTAATACTTGGCTTCTTCAGTAGCACGTCGCATGAGTTCATTTTCATGCTCATCTACAACGATAGAATCAAGGTTTGTGAGGACAAGTTCAAAAGATTCAATGCGACCGAGTTCGTACATTGAAAGAAACTTGTCACCGAGCATCACATAATTGTCCATTTTCTTTTTGCTGGTAGCCAGTAATTCTTCTAAGTTTTTCTTAGTCATAAATGTTACCTCAATTCATAAAACGATTTCTTAGCGAATGGGGATATTCTTTCTGAGAGAAAAAACGTAAGCAAACTTAGGGTCAAGATCAAAAACGTGGTCTGTGCGGAACACTTCTTCGGCGTTGTTTTGCAAAACTCGTTTTGCTTTTTCACTGGCTTCCTGTTTGGAGTTGGCGGCAAGAATAACTTCTTCACCATAAATTCTTGCGCCGTCATCCATAACACCAACAACTTTGTACCAATTCATGTTGTCACCTTAACTTACTTTTTTACAGCATTCGATAAATGTTCACACAGGGAATTAAGCTTCTCGGCCATTTCGTCCGCGTCACGAAGCAAGGTGCGGATACCAGGTGCCTCACGCATATCGACGCAGAAGAGAGCGTGTTCTTCGGGATCGAAATCTTCAGCGTATTCGTACAGGCTATGTAAAATTTCATCATCGTTGCTGCCATAAAGATAGACAAGGAAATCCTCACCGGCGGGAGACCATGTTTCAAGTTCAAGACCAATGGGATTTGTATCGTTATCAAAATCGACACTATAGAGCCAACCTTTTTCTTGGATGGCATTAAGTAGAGTATTAGAAAACATTATGCTCTCCTTTGTTGGTTAAAAATGAATTCTTTTGTACATTGGGCGCCGAGGATATGTATGTGCCACGAGATATTTCATTTTACATTCACCTTTAACAGATAATTGATGGTGTCTGTTAGATTCTGTACGGAATTGATGCCGTAACCGTAGACACATTCGATTATTGTGTCAGAGCTTCCCTGCACGAGTTCACAGTAGTGTTCCCACTGGAATGTGCCGTCGTCTTTCATGCAAAGTTCAAAGGAAATGTCGAGCAGGACATCCGGCGTATCGGTGACGAATACCATGGTTCTAGTATCAAACCCGGCAGGCATTTCACCTTGGCCGTCCCAGTTTGTGGGATTCATTTCATGCAGAAATGCTTTTGCGATTTCATCAGGCTTCATCATGCGATTCGTCCCTCCCAACCTTACTGTGAAAGCATATAGCCGCGCTGAAAGTCTACGCAGCGATTCCAGTCCATGACTTCAGAGATGGAATTATCGCCGACTTCATTTTCAAAGGCACACTCGGCAATGAGCTGGCAATAGTCTGCGACCGACATATCCTTGCCATAAGACTCGACCATAGCCTGGACGGAATCATAGAAGCCGCAGATGGCAGTCTCGATCTTATCAAGATCCATGGAGCCGACATTGACCGTGGAGTTTGTGACGCAGTAGTCTGAGTCTTCGCGCGGGAGCATATCCATCAACTGGAGTTGGACAAACTCGTACTCGGTATCCGTGATTTTACGGCAATACTGGGCGCAGGAATCATCGGTAAGGAACCATGGGCCTACGGTGGCGGGCAGAGAGCAGACAGACATGGTTAATCCTCCAGCGTTTCATCGACAATTTTGTATTTTATAGAGGACGGAAGACCATCGTACTGCGGATGATCAAAGAAAAGATAGGAGAGGACATCTTCCATGATGTATTTCATATTGCCGTTGTTGATATGCTCCATCTCTTTTTCGGAGCACATGTAGGTATCACTATCGCCAGAGATAAAACCACAGTCATCTTCAGCATGACCAACAAATTCATCGACAGCGCAATTGATATAACCGGCATAGCCTTCCTCGATATCTTCGGGCAGAAGGTTATCGCCGGTGCCGGGAGTCAGAGTGACGATATAATTCTTACCGGCATCTTCATCTTTTACATAAACAAGCATTGAGAAACTTCCTTTCTTGAAAAAAATAAATCAGACCATACTGTACAGGTCTGCGAATGTAAGAATGGGGTGGACTGCTTCGGCCTGTACCGTGCCGGTAGCACAATCAATTTCTGCTATATCCACCATCATAAGGTGTCCATCCCAGGTTCTAATCATATATGTTTCACTATAGAGGGAGTTGGCACAATCCATAATAGTAGCCAGGTGGCCATAACGATGTTTATTAGAGCTGAAAGCCCAGACTTCACCAATTTTGATATCGCCATGATTATCTTCGCCAAATTCCTTTGCTAGATCATCCCAGCTGCGGAGCTTGACGGTGTCATCGATGTTGTAGGTCATAAAATCACCTGCCTTTACGGTGTAACAGAAAAGAGATCGTCGAACGAAATGGTGGGGGCGATGATAGTTGCGGAATCCTTAATGACGCAATCAATGCAGTATTTGGTGAACTCAAAATATTGGAATGAAAATTCAGGCTCGGGCATATCCTCGACGATAATTCCTTCAATTCTTTCATCACCCTGCTTATAGGTTTTGATTTCTTTGATCGTAAGCGGAACATCGACGAAGAATTTAGAAAAATCACCGCTAAGGCAGGTCGGGTTGTCATTCTCGGGGCCCAGGCCGTTCATATTAAAATCGGCCTGCATATCAGCCCAGGAGCGAAGCTGAATCCTATCGCCGGGGTAATAGGCTGGTTCCGGCTCGAGCATTTCATCGCCCCAGCTCCAATAACTTAAATCAGACAAGAAATCTATATAATAACTACATTCATATACACACGTGATTTTGCCCCAGCGGCCGCAATATTCACGCATAGTATCGGTAAATGTCAAGGGAACCAGAATGTTTCCATATACGTCCATACCATATTCAGCTTCCATATCGTCCCACTGGCGGATACGGACCCAATCGCCTACTTTATGCTGCATACAAAATCACCTCACATTGCGGCATCAGAGAAAAGATCGGAAAAAGACAGCGTGGGGACGACTTGCGGTAAAGAGGTTGGCACAGCGTGGCAAAACTCATAGCCAGAAAAAACATACATTTCGAGGTGTGTGTTCTCTTTACAGAATATATGATAGTGATAAATACCTGCACCTCTGTGCGTTATATCCTTGATCGTGGCAAGGACAGGATTTTGAAACCTGGATTCAAATTCAGGCTTCGTAAAAAATGTCGGATTTATACTTTTGTCGACCCCATTCATATCGAAATCACGATCCAGTGCGTCCATACTGCTGACGATGACCTGATCTCCTACCTGGTAGGGCTCATTTGGTTCCAGCATAGCATCTTTCCAGTACCAATTATTATCGACACCTTTAAAGGAGATCCGACAAGCATTGCCCCATATGTCTGTTATTTTGCCCCAGCGGCCGCAGAGCTTTTGCATTTTGGGAGCAAAACAAAATTCATCAACCAGAAGGCAATCATGATCATCCTTACGGTATTCTTGACAAAGGTCATCCCATTGGCGAACACGCACCCAGTCACCAATTTTATATTTCACGGCAAAATCACCTCACATTGCAAAAAGTTCTTCAAAGGAGACTGTAGGTTCGACCTGGTCGGAAACAGGATCTAACATATCATCGTTAAAACCCCATAGCATGTAAGATATATCATCGGGAGATAAAACATTGCCGTTATCATCCTGTAAATTGTAGCGATTACCAGACCTGCTTACCGTAAAAACCTGGCCGCAATACTTACGCATAGCTGGGTTAAAATACAAACCGTTTACATTTGGCCCTGCCATGCTCGGTATCTTTTCATACTGCATAGCCCACTTAGAAACCAGCTCGTCCCAATCCTTGACGCGGACACAATCGCCGGGTTTGAATTTGTTTTTCATTGCAGTGCCCCTTTGGCAAAAAGTTTTTCAAAAGACAAGGCGGGCTCGATCGCCATAGTAGGGACATCCTCGGCAGGCTCCAGCATTTTTTCACTGAATGACCATGTTATTTTGAAATCACGAGAGCGAAGAATATCCCCGGCATCGTCTACAAGATTGAAATAATCTCCGCTGTATTTGCAAATTGTATAAACATGACCGCAATACGGGATCATGCGGGAGTTAAATAAAAGACCGTCGATACGAAATCCGTCTACGACGGGCACCATATCTTTGGCATTCTCGCTGATGGCTGTGAGTGCTTCCAAGCTTTTGACACGGACGCGGTCGCCGATACGATAGGGCATGTATCATTCATCCTTTCCAAAAAGTTCTTCAAAAGAAACAGTGGGCTGTGTGATGATGGACTGGACAAATTTGCTGCAGTAATAAAGCGTGCTGAGGGGAAATTTCCAGGTAGTATCATTCTCGTCCTGCAGATTGGCAGCAGTAGTGTCGCCATTGCGATCATAACTTATATGAACGATCTGATACTTTTTAAGGCACATCTTTTTCATGCTTCTGGTGATAAAGATGTTATTGACCATACAGTCAGGATCAACCAATGTGGCAGGGGGATTTGCCTGGGCAATGATTTCATTCCAGGGACGCACCCAGACGCTGCTGCCTACTGTTACAGGAACCTCAGAAGCAGGAACGGCTTCGTACAAAAGAGTATCAGAGAAGATCATCTGACCGCCATCTTTGTAGCGGACAACCATGCACGTCATAGGATCAATAAGATCATAACGGATGAGGCATGTCCTTGCATGTATCTGCCCAACACGCATAAGACGGCCGCAGTAAGCAGCTTTTTCCTTATTGAAGCTGATACCGTCCCTTGTATAAAACGCCTCATCGTTACTACGGCCATTTTCCGCGAGGATCGTTTCAAGGCTGCGGACGATGACCCAATCTCCTGCTTTATAACTCATACAGCTCCCTCGCTTTTTCTTCCGGAATGATTTCGGCATGGCTGCTGCCAAAGAAAGCCTCAAACATTTCATCGTCGTGATCGGTATGGAAGCCGCTGCAGCTATCATGGTATTCCCAGGAACCCGTGTCAGTATCATAGACATAAACATCATAGACGTAGCTGGGACCGGTGAGATAATCATCGTAAGCCCGGATCTCATCCCGAATCAGCTTCTGTGCAGTCTGCTGCCAGTTTTCATCCGTGCCGAACTGGTCGATCACATTCTGTTTGGTGCAGATGGCGTAACCAATCTGACCGGAATCCCACTGATCATGATAGGGCAGCACACTGATGGAAATACCGCTGTGCGCATACAGGAACAACGGCAGAGCCACGAACTCCTGACCGATTTCACGGCGGGAATCCAGTTCCGTGCGCGGATCATCGCAGGTGATATCGCCCCAGAAATAGCGGTTCTTGGTGGTGACAAGTTCGATCGTGCCGTAATCTTCGTGCGGGTTGACGGGGTCGGTATCGTAGCTGGCGGTGACAAAATACAGTTCCCCATCCTTGGTAAGAACATAAATACCATCCATGGTCTGGGTCGTTTTGACCTCGATCGTAAGAGCGGACATCAGGCTTCCTCCTTTTGGGAGCACTTTGTGACCACGGCATCGGCTGCGAAAACAAACCGGTCGGTCAGAGAATCGCTGTTGATGAAGAGCTCGCGGCGCAGATTGGCCTTGACGCCGAATTTTTCTTGAAAGGCAGTGAATAACGCGGGCCAATTCGGTTTCATCTCGTCATAGATCAGGTGATAGCTGGCGGCGCTGTGTGCGGTGCGGTCGTTGGTGACATCGACAACAGACTTGACTGCCGCATCAATACGGCTGCCGTTGTTCGGGTTGGCGGTGGTGGAACGCAGCCATTTGATCTTGGGCTTGGCGGAAGCTTTCTGCTCCGGCGTTTCCTGCTTAGGGGCTTCATTCCCAAAGCTGTTGGCATCAAACTCGGCCAGACCGTTTTTATCGTACTTGACCTTGGGGTTATCCTTGACGCAGTGGAGAATGGAATCGTTATAGAAATCCTCCAGCACCGTATCAAAGATCTCGCGCCACTGGCGGTTGTCCTCGATGGCGGTCATGGTGCTGAAGTTGCCGCCCGTGCGGGGATGCTTGTTCATGTAATCGCGGCGGAGCTGCCATTTGACAAAGCCATACGTCCTGGTCATTTTGTCGTAAATCAGATTGACGACTTCGCGGGAATCATCATATTTGCCGGGCTGATTGGCAAGGATCTTACGGACAGTGTCATATACTTCGCCCTTCCACTCGCTGGTGGTAGCGCGGTGCTTGGTCGGCTTGACATGGGGAATCTTGCACTGGGCGCTCTCCGCCTTTTCGTTGGCAGCAGCGGTGAACTCGGCATCAACAGCGGCGTCATCCGTGGATTGTGACTCGGCGACAGGTTCGTTCTTGGCAGTGAGCATGCGCTGGTTCTGCTCCAGGATATGGTTGGCCAGCAGGGACATGGTGTTCATCATGGCAGCCATGGCGGTGCGGGAATCCTTCTGATCCTCGATAAAAGACTGGACAAGCGTGTTGGTAGTCTCCTGAGACTTGACCAGCGTATCAAACATCAATTTGAAGGTATCATTGCTGACGGCAGTCTGCTGGTCAGGGGCGGCGAGAACGGAGTTGCCGTTATAGAGGGACTCCATCACATTCCAGACAAAGTCCATGAACTTATCGGCTTTATCTTGGCGGGAGAAGCGGCAGATCTCCATGGTGCCACGAAGAGTGTAGACAAAAGTCTCATGATCTCGACCATCAGCCCCCCTCAAAGTGAGGTAGGCTGACAGGGGATTCAATCTGTCTGCATTTCTCGAATGGATCTGCTGAATAGCGTCATTAGGCTTTGCGTATTCAAGGGCAGTCCCAATCTGATTGCGGGTCATATAGAATTCGTTGTCGTTGCCCTGCCAGAAATCACAGGTCAGAGTGCCAAAAGGCTTCTGGGTGGCGAGGGTGAGAGAAGTAGTTGCGGTAGGCATAATCATTTTCCTTTCTTTGAAACAGATTTCTTTTAGTATTCGTCCGGGAAGAGGACCGTGGTTACGGAACGGTCCCACTCGGTGATGATCCAGATGCGCCAATCGGGATGATCGGCGGGGTTATAGACGCTGAACAGGCGATCATTGCCAGAGGTAAGAGCTTCATTATTGAGCTGGGCATCCTCGGCACAGCAATCACCCCAGTCAGCGTTTTCGTGGCGGGTGATACACTGATACACATAGGTAAAGAAATTACGGTCATCATTCATCTTGGCGGCGATTTCATCCGTGACTACAAGAGAGCCAAGCTTGAATTTACTCATACAGAAGCACTTCCTTTCGGGTTGGCCGCGAAGAACTCATCCTCGGGGCAGAAGGGGCAATACCAGGAACCGCCGCGGTAGAAAGCGCCGGGTGTGTCCGGCAGACATTCGTAACAGACGGTGCCGTCTACAAAAGCAAGGGTGTAGGTGATGGATTTCATCATTGAATATCATTTCCTTTCTGTGTGGTTTTGTGTGATGTAAGCTGATAAGGTGGCTGCCTGGACCAGGAGGTGGTCCCAACTCGTTATTCAGAAGCTGCTGCTCAATTTTAGGAAGTCCTGGTACGATTTTCTGGGTACGAAGCACTGTTGATTGGACGTGTAAGTGAGCTAATCGCTATGGACTCTGACGCTTTTGCCAGTCGTTAGTTGGCAGTAAACTCTGAATCTTCGCTGAAGAATCACTAGGATCGCGATGGCCATCGGCGACTCGCCGATCGTGGTGGGTGGACTGGGTAACAAATTCATACTCTCGGATATGACCTGAGAGTTTTTGCCTTGAACTACAAAGCAAAAGTAAACCTTACATAACACAGTTTATAGAATGTAAAAACATTTCTGCGGCATTACCGAGCGCTCCAGATGGGGGTCTGAAGCGCCGGCAAGAAAGGAAGAAAAAATGAACAAGGGCTGCATGGAATCACCACAAACCATGCGCCCGGTGGCCGGACGAACAACCGAAAGAAAGGAAGAAACGGCTGAAGCGCCCGGTAACACCGCAGAAACGGCGGGGGAAAACTGAATCAAGCTGCTTTGGGCTTGAGATCGTCAGAGATACAGGTGAGAAGATCGGCACCATATCTGGCGTTGTACTTTTGGATGACACCGGCAATGGTGGCGGGTTCTACACTAAGGTAGTAGCTGATATTGCCGCGGAACTTTTGGAGATCCTCTTCGTCCCATTTTTTGCCGTTGCGGCGGTCTTTGAAATAGGTTTCGATGGTAGCTTTAAGGATTTTGTGGTTTCGATAACCAACGGTAATATCGCCATCCTTATTGAGCATCAGACCGAGCATCCAGTTACGACCGGCGCGGGTGCCGAAGTGGGTCTTTTCGGTATTCAAGGTAAAGGGAGCATCGAGTTCATGAAGCATGGCGATCAGTTCCCGCTCGACCTTGCGGTAGTTGAAGAAGACCCGGCAGGAGATATGAATATCATCGGCATAGCGGGTGTAACAGATGCGGTCTGTGATGGGCGTGCCATCTGGGTTGACTTTGCCGCTTTGGAACTGGTTGAGCAGGCGGGCAAACTTATGGTCGAAGGGAATCATCATGACATTGGTGATGAAAGGGGAGAACGGGGTGCCCTGTGGCAGGCCGTTATTGAGAAACGCCAGGCTTAAAGCGCGGCGAAGCTCCCTGCGGCCGGTGGGGTCTGCCAGGATCAGGTTGAAGGGATAGATCTCTTCCATCTGTTTGAAGACAAAGTGCGGTGTGGTGGATGGGAAAAAGCCGTGGAAATCATAATGGCAGAAGTACCAGCTGCGGAACCGCTGATGCTTGATAACGGCATCCTTGGTGGAGCGGCCATTGACATAGGCAAAAGCGCAGGTGTGGTGGTCGGCAAACATCCAGCCGGACATCATATCCTTGAGCTGAGCCAATGCCTTTTTGAGTTCCGGGTGCGGGGCATCAATGGGACGCATCTTGCCGCCGGTCTTTTTCGGGATCTCGAAATGATCGTAGAGTTCCCATTTGTTGGGGTAATCGATCAGATCCTTATAGCAGGTATTGAACATCTTGAGCTGGCTGATCATGGCGTCCAGGCAAGTGATTTTCATAATGCGCTCAGGAACTTTGTCGCATACAACGGTGCGGGTGGAGCCGTGACCGCCGGAACGTAAGGAATCCAGCGGAATATCGACACCGAGCATAAGTTCCTCGAACGTGATTTGACGAACGGTTTCGGGGGTATTGTAAGTTATGTATACCATAGTGGTGTACCTCGATTGTGTTTGTGATCTTGAAGGAATGATGCTGATCTTGCGAAGCTGATCAGCTTCCTGGATTAGCTCCATACAGTGGTGGAATTGGCTTAAAACTCCAATCAGACAACTGACTGATGTCCAATCTGCGGCTGCCAAGTCTATTACATGACCAATCGACATCGATTGCCCGCTAAGTTAGCTTAAAATGCCCTTGATGTGAGCGGCGGAACTCGGCGATTCTTGTGGCACCCCCAGATGCGCCTGGCGCGTGCCTGCCCGGTCTGGGTAACAAATTCGTACTCTCGGATATGACCTGAGAGTCGTTGCGATTTACAAAATGCAACGGTAAACATCACAAACAAATTTAAATTACAAAGTGTATTATACGGACGATATATTACATAGTGATATTACATGGCCGTGATAGCTCCTTCCGTGTCGAGATTGAAAGGCGCAACCAGGATCAAATCCTTGATCTTGCCATCCGTGACAAACTTTTGGAAGTTGATAACGGTCATGGTGGCAGCCATGCGAACCGTGGGCGCTACACCAAGGACCTCGCCACAGGCGGAACGGGGCACCTCAGCGGTCGCTTCCTCGTGGGTGAAGTTCATACTGTCGAGCAGTGCTTTCTTGGCCTGCGGGTCACGCCAGTCGGCTGCATAAAGCTGGGCATCAAACAATGCCGTGCGGACATCAAACATCGCCTTGATATTGGCGTTGTACTGATTGCGCTTGACAATGTCGCGCCGGATCGCAATATCATCCACGGCCAGGAACACATAGCCTGCCAGCGGCTCACCATGCCAGCCATCGGGTTTGACCTTGACGGTTTCATTACAGGTCAGATTGATATTACCAAGAATATCTCGCAAGGCATCGACCTTTTTCATGCCGACATGGTCATCGAAGAACATCTGGTTGACGAGGTTTTTCTCCTCGACCTTGTCCATATCCCAAAGGGTGAACTTGGTGAGACCGTAGCGGGCCAGCAGCTCGGCGATGGTAGAACCGACAGAACCGCAGCCAATAATGTGAATGGGAGCGGTGATCTTGGCGGGGTCGAAAACCTCGCGGCTCTTATTTAAATTCATCGGGGACCTCCTGACCGTAGGTGTACCAATCGTACTGCTTATAGTGGTTGTACTGGTTGAAATAGATGGGCGGCTGAACGACCGGCAGCGATTCGACCTTGACCATGGTTTTGACTTCATCCAGGAAGGACGGGTCAAAAGTATCGTAGGTAAGAAGAACTTCGTCCTGTTCACGAATCGTGCCATGATCGTAGATGTGGGCTGTGTAGTAGAGATCCTTGTTCCAGATCATGAAGATATAGAACTGGTTATCCGGGATGTGGCGTTCCTCCTGGCTTTGGATATCCGTACCGGAGGGGTGCGTGTCCATATAGACGTGGCTGTGACCGTGGTAGTGCAGGTCATCAAAGTTGGGATGCTCAAAGTACCAGCGGCCATATTCCTCCTGATCGACCACCACCGTAGCAGCGGTGACCGTTTGCGGATAGACCGTGATATCATAGACCTCCCAGCCATCCTGGATGGGGCGGGTAAGACCATGCCAGCCGATTTCGGTGTTATACTCGTTCAGCAGAGCGAGCTGTTTGTTCCAGGCATTGGCCGTGAAGTGGATATGAATGGGTTTCTTTGCGGGTGCCTTGACGGCGGGGGCCTTTTCATTCGGGCTCGTTTTGGACATGGCTTACGCCTCCTTTCCGTTCATTTCATCACAGACGATCTGCATGGCTTCCTTGAATGTGATATCGGTGCCATCTTGCGTGCGGATGACCTTGCCACTGCCGAGAACCAGCTGCTGCGTAACACGACCCATGGCCCAAGTCTCAGACAGGGACACATTGGATGCGCTTTGCTGCGTGATAGCCAGGGCAGCGATATAATCATGGTTGCGCTCGGCATCTGCAAGATCGCCTGCATAGCCGCCCAGGCAGGTGGCAAAAGCGATATGCGGGTTATTGATATAGTCCGCAGCAATAGGCTCCATGGGATCATCGGCTTCCACAGCGTGGACAGCGGCATCTCTGTTGATGATGTAAGTGGCGGCCATCTTGATCGTGAACCGATGATCAACAAAGACAGCGCGGTAGAACGCGGTCATCTGATCGTTATCATACGGGTTATCGATTTCATGGGAGCCGCGGCCGATGCTGGAATAACCATCGAGAACGTCAGGGTAGTTCAGCACATAAGAATCGACCATGTCCTCATCATAACAGGAGAGGGTGGTGAGCACCGTGTACTGGATATAACCACTGCCGATGCCGATATGATCGATACGGAATCCGCCGCTGCGCAGGTAATCATAGATTTCCTGGCGAAGCTGATTCGTGTCGGTTTTGCGAAGGTAGGCAATCTTTGCGTTGTACTCTGCAATGAGACGAAGATGATCGGAGATGCGGCGCTGGTAGCTCTTGATCTCTTGTTCGGCTTCCTCGATATTGCGGGAGGCGGAGCGGATCTGATCAGCCTGTGCGTTGACGGTGATCTCCTGGGCGGCAGAACGATACTCGATCATATCGTAAGCGTACTTAGCGATAAAGGAAGCCGTGGCGTCCCAGAAATCTTTGCGCGATGCTGCGTTATCTTTTTGACTGATCTTGTAGACCAGCTGAAGCAGCGCGTATTCATCGGGCTGAAGCTTCTGTTCACCCTCGAACAGCCAGGGCAGGAGCATGGGGATGGCACTAATCACACGAAGCCAGATCGCATGGCGTGGACGTACCGCCTGGTCAACATTCACGACGGCCCTGCGCTTATCGGGCAGGATAAAGACCTTGCTGTGCTCCGGGGCGATATAGTTTTCAAGCCGGGTCACACTGGTAAGGTTACTGGTAACAGGGAACGGAACCGTCCTGAGATAAAGGAACTCCGCATCCGTATCACCGTTATGGCCGTTTTCAAGATGAAGCGTTTCCGTTCTGGGGGCAACCACACACATCCAGACGGCCTGGAGGACGAGCAGATCATCACCGCTGACGGCGTAATACTGGTCACTGGTGAACCGCCCCTGCATGGAGCTTTCAAACGCTTTCGAGAGGATTCTTTCGTTGATTTCCAAAACGGAAACACTCCTTTCTTTAAGCAGCGGACTTAGCCGCGGCAGGCGTTATCCTGCTTGGGGATGTTGAGCATGTAGAAGCTGGTGGCGGTGTTGATCTTCTCGAAATTATCGGCGAACCAGCGGATGGGCTTGTCCAGGTTTTCCTCGCCCAGAGCGATGCCGTTGAAATTCGTCTGGCCGACATGGTAGTCAACGCCGAACTGATCCAGCAGCTGACGGGGCGTGGTGGTGTCCACAGAGATGGGGGCGGACTCGTGACGATCGAAAGAAGTGCCGACTTTAACCTTGATGATGCTTTCCATAAAACTTGTCTCCTTTGAAATATACATTTATTTTGTGATTTTATACAGTGTTTGTATGCGGGCTTTGGATGTAAAAGAGGGGGATCAGCCCTCTGCGGTGGTGTCCTCGGCGTTGGCTTCACCGGTCAGTTCCCGGATGAAGGCGGCCTTGCGATCCTTTTCATTCTGGACAGCGGTGGTGGCGGTGGCCTCGATCTCGTCCAGCTTGGCCTTGGCAGCGCCGACCTTATCAAAGATCTCGTTCAGCTGCTCATCTGCGGGCTTATTGGTGTCCAGCGTGTAGGTCAGGACGGCCTTGCCATCGCGGGTCTTGTTGGCGAAAACGATGCCGTACTGGCTGATGCTGCCCATGGTGCCGCCGGTTTTGACAACGAACTGGACGTCGCCGTCCTTATCCTTGATGGCCAGGGCGTCGGGATTCTGCTTCTCCAGCAGTTTGATGTCGTCCAGCGACAGGGTGGAGATGAGGTCGAAAGTGGTTGCGTTCAGGGTGATCTTAGACATAGTAGTTACTCCTTTGAATTTGTTTTGTACGTTAGTACGTTATTGTGTGGATGGCGGATATATCATCAAGACCTTGCGGCCTCGATTTCGTGGTAGGCTTCACGGATGGAATCCGCAGAGCAAAAGAACTGGCGGTCAAGATAGACTTCATAATGACCGCGGCGGTAATGGATGGTGAACATAGGCATCACTCCTTTCTGTTGCATTTATGTACCGTTAAATGTAGGGCGAAAATTTGGACCTGCTGCGCAATGCAGGTGAGAACACCGACTGCGAGCAGGATCAGACTTGGCTATTCATGCGCCGTTAAATCTTGCCTAAAGGATACCACCGCACCATCGTTTTGTCAAGTGGGGTGGCAAAAGATTGCTTCTTGGTGCGCAAAATATGTGCGGTCTTGCGAAACGGCAGGGTTGGACACGAGGCAAAACTACGAAATCCAAAATCGCCTAAGTAGGGGGTAAAGTTGCAGAAAGTGTTAAAGTATATTAGCAGTAATGACATTCGTAAAGTTACTCCGTAATCCAGTCCTCTCCGAAATCCAGGTCCTTCGAGAACAAGTTCTCTGCGAACCAGTCTTTCTACGAGTCCAGTATTACTACATAACTTTACTCATGTCTTTGCGGCATTGTTCGGGTTTCGTCCTTGTTCGTGTTTGTTCAGGGTTTCGATTTTGTTCTGGTCTCGCAGGGGTCCAGGCTCTAAGAGGTGTCATCGTACATAGTGTTCGTCCTTTTCTTGTCATGGTTTACAGGGTGTCATGGGCTTGGTTGTGCCCTTGTTTACGGAAATCGGTCTGAGAGGGCTTGTGCGGGGCTTGCTTGGTTCGGGAATATAAGCTGTCGGATTTGGTAAAGAACAGCTTGTAAGGCTTGCTAGGTGTCTTGTAGCGTGTCCTTACCAAAATCATGCTCGTGCTATAAGTGGTTCCGGGCTTCTCAGATCGTCTGTGGGGCGGCTGTGCGGCCTTGTACGGGGGTCACTTGGCTTGGCAGGGTAACTTACTTATGTAAAGGTACAGGCTCGCAGAGAGGCTTATTGGCGGGCGTTACATGGTCGGTGCGGAAACGGCATTGGTCTTTTACTATGTAATTTGTAATTGTCGTTTTGCATGTATATACACATTTTATGTATATCAGCTGGCAAGGTGGTAGCTGCCGTGCGGGTCGATAAATTCGCTAACATAGAACATCTGCCCGGCATGGAAGAAGAAATCGCCCCCGCCCTTAGTGCGGCACAGGTGATGGATCTTGTGCTCAGTCAGGCGGCCATTGCGCCAAACGGTCAGCAGGATTCGTTCGTGGTCGCGGCTATGCTGGATGCGGTAGGTGGTGGAGCCGAGTTTAAGCATCTGCGATGGCCTCCTTTCAGGCAAGCAAATCATCATTTAGAAATCAATTCAAAGGGCAAATTTTCAGCGGCCTGGACGCCGTAGGTGAAGCGCAGACCGTTGTGCAGGTTCTGAAATACGAAACGGGACGGAATTAAATCTCCACGCCAAATATCGCTGTTATCCTGATAGCCGACGATCTTATAGTGGGTTCGTTTACCTTGGATGCGGACGATCATGCCGGGTTCAAGTTTCATCGTTGACATCATCTCCTTCATCCTCGTCATCTTTGTCATCCTCGCCGTCATTGTAGCGCTCAAGGGCTTTCCAGTTTTTGAAGCCGAGCAGCTGGGCAATATAGTCATCCTCAAACCAGAACAGGTCGTTGATTGCGGTGTCGGTCGGGTTTTCGCCCAGGACTTCCGGTAGCAGGCCATCCAGCCGGTCAAGCTGGTCGGTGGTCAAGTGGTCGATGCGTCCTTTAGCGCCGGACCAGAATTCAAACTGGCGCAGGGGCTTCTCTACGGTATAGGTCATGGTGTTCGTTCTCCCCTCTGTGATGTTTTGTCCAATAGGGAACGGCTTTGGTGGCCGCAGGCATACTCGATCATAACATCGGGGTTACTGCTGTGGCCGTGTGCCCAATCGACCTGGATAAGACCGCGGGTCTCACCGCAAACGGGGCATTTCATATCGGTCAGGTCATTGTAATACGGTTCGATCTGCACCCAGCCATCCGGGTTGCCGAGAATGACCTGCTCGATGAGGAACTTTTCGACCTCGGATTCCAGGTAGGGACGGGTTTGGTTGAACAATTTCAATTCCGGGTCATGGCTGAAGCTGCGATTGACATACCGGAACTCAGTGCCAGCCTTAATGCCGGGCAGGTCTTTGAGCGTGGTAACTTTGTAGATCATCTTCTGGCGGAGCCTTCTTTCTCTGACGGAGTCTTAGCTGGCGGCGTCATTATTCATGAGACAGATCGTGCCAGTACATGACGGCAACCGTGACAAGTGCGGCAACGACCAGAGGGAACACGACCCAGCCGGGCAGGGTAGCGGCCAGCCACAGAATCATGATGAACAGGGCAAGGACGGCCAGGGTTGCGAGGATGCAGGCCAGGTGGAAAAGCGGTTTGGATTTCATTTCGTGTTCACTCCTTGATTGCTTTATCATAAATTTATTGATTGATAGGGTAAAAGAAAAGCACCCTTAGTCCAGGATGCTGGCGGTTGCGACACTGGTCTCGCGGAGCGTCACTCTCCGATGGTGTACTCGTCGGTCTGACCCCAGGCGGTGAGGTATACGGTGTCGCGTGCAATTTCGACCTGGATCTGGTTCATTGTGGCACGGTAGGTGAGCCAGGCGGTGGCCAGGACGGTGGCGGTGACGAGTGCGAGGGTGAGGATGATGCGGACGATGGGGTTCATTTTCATGGCGATTTCAGGCTCCTTTCTTGGATAGAAAATGGGCATAAAAATAGCGCCCGGCTTTTTAGGCAGGACGCTTTTGAGTAGTATTCGGTTTTCATTCTGATTTGGTTACAGGTTAATAAACGACCAATTCACCTTTACAAATCTTTTTGATTAGTTGGGTAACATTGGCGCAATTCGTCTCTTGCAAAATCGTTTCAAGCTGTTCGCCCTCTTGTTTTGTAAGAACGACATTTAGACGCTTTTTTGTGGACTCATGCAGTTTTTCATCCTGCGGCACGAAATCACTCTCCATTTACAATTGTATGTAAATGTAGTTTATTCTGGTTTAATCACAACCAATTCACCGTTGACAATCTTTTTTACAAATTGCGAAACATTTTTGCAGTCGAAAGCTGGTAGAATTTCAGTTTCAAGTTTTTCGCCCTCTTTTGGTGCGAGAACACATGCCTTTTGCCATTTATATTGCTTATTTTTGCTCCTCATCATCTCAAGAAGCTCTTCTTTGGTCATATTGTCGTAATCAATTCTTTTAGGCACAGTTCGCCCTCCATTCATAGTAGTATGTAATTATGAATGTAGTCTACCATAAACGGAGAGCATTTTCAAGCCGGTTTCATTTTAGTTTCCGCTTGCAACCTGGGGCGCTATTGCATCCCAGCTCCACGGCACTAATTAGGCGGCCTTATGGGTGTTCATCCATTCTACAAGAGCGGTCTCTGCTACTTTGCTGTAACAATAGACAACGACAATGTCCTCGCCGGGATGGATTTCACGTCGGAAATCATATTGGTATTTAACAAGCCAATCCAAAAAGAGATTGGTAAGGGGTTTTGAAGTGAAACGGCAATTGAACTTGGCCATGGTAATACTTCCTTTTATCAATGCTTGAAAACACGAATACGATCCGGGAATCCTTTCGTATTGTCGTATAAATCAGCGGCGAAAACACTCTGATCTGCTTCAAAATCAAGGAAATCGTGCAGAGCTTCATCTTTGTCCCAGTACCCGTGAATACGGACAGGACCACAAGCGCCCGCGTATTCCTCGATAGTATACGACGGAATGGGCTCTGCATCCTCGTCCAAATCGCACTCAATCGTGGCAAGGATTGCAATTTCCATGCAGTCGATCCACTGCGCGTTGGGGTACAGCTGTTCCGCAGTTTCGGTATCGGATTCATCCGGGCTAAACGCAAGAACACGGCGAATGTTATCATGCTGCAAATCCAGCACCTTATTTTCGGCACCACCATTAGAGTATGCCGGAATCATCGTTTTATAGACGTTTCCGTCTACGGTTTCAAAACGGACAGGAAATAGCTGCAATTTAGAATTGTCCACGGTGGTACTTCCTTTCTCTGGCAAGAGCCTTTTATTGTGTAGGCTTGCATAGCATTACTACATAGCAAAGCAAAAGCCCCGCGAATACAATCATCACGGGGCAAGTCTTGCGTGTTCGGTTTTTCGCGCTACCAACTGCGTAGCATTAGCGGATCGTGCCACCGTCCAGGTAGAAGCCCACCTTATCGGTGACGGTTACGCGGCGGCCATTCATTTCGACGGTTGCGCCGTACTGTTCAATTGTAGCAAGGCGATATTCGGCACAATTGCCATGCTGGCGGCTCTTAAACTTCATGCCGCGCTTGCGAATAACGCTTGTCTGTTCACCGCGCCAGATAGCGGCGGCGCTGTTTTGGCGTACCTTGCGGACTTCTTCGGCACGGGCTTTTTCTAGAGCGGATACCTTTACCGGCGGCATAGATACCCAGCGGCCAAGGATCTGACGCACAGTTTCCGCGCTTTTCGACTCTTTACAAGCCGACCAAAACAAGGGATTGTTAACGGAAGGGCGGCGGAATGACATGAAGCCCTTGTACATGGTTTTGTCCGTAACATAAGGGCCTTTTTCGTCAACGCCGTACACTTCGCCCGGCTTGACTTGCGTACCTTGCCAGTACATGAGCTGGACACACTCGCGCGGGGCACGCATTGCCTGGTTGCGCTGGTTCTTTTTTGCCATTCTTAAACACTTCCAATCCACGATATTTTAGATGTGCGGTTTTTCGCCGCTTGCTTTTGCAAATTCCGCTTCCCGCGCTCTTGCGCACGGGCGGCGGTTATATAAGCAACGGCGCGGCTTTACACCAGCGCGGATATGTAAAAGCGTACACTTTGCCCCTTGCTTAAACCCGGCGAACATGGTATAATACCTATGTGTAAAAACACTTTCCGGGCGAGGGGCGGCACACCGGCCGCGCGGTTTTCGCTGGCCGTTGCTTTTGCCCTGTTTCCATTCTTCACATAGCCATTGCGGTTTTTGGCTGGTACACTTTCCGGGCGGAATTGTCGCGGCCCTTTTTGTCCCGCGCTATGTGAAGCGGCTGTTTTAAGTTGTCAATGTACTATACCTTTGCTTGCTAGGGGTTTAAGCCTTTACGGCTGGCCATGTTGCCCTTTATGGGCGGCGCTGAAACTTTCCTTGCGTGTTCCCGGTTGCGCGTGTATCCGTGCGGCGCACGGTATCGGACGCGGTATGTAGTGCAACCATTTGCCGCCCTTTACCGCGGGCGGCGGCGGTATGTAGTTAAGCGGCGGCGGCTTCCTTTACGGGGGCGGCGGTTTTTGCTTCCTTGGCGGCCTTGGCGGCTTCCTTCTTTGCTTTTGCGGCGGCCTTGCGTGCGGCTTTATCGGCCATAAATGCGGCGCTATCCATGACGGCCACATTATTGATACGATTGTAGACGTATGTTTCAAGAGCTTCAGAAGCGGCGGCAGTTGCGGCGGTATCGTTCAAAAGGTTAACACGTCCAACGCGTACGCCGTCCACGTCCCGCGCCGTGCCATTGATAGCGGCGGGCAAAATAGCGGTTGCAATACGAGCGGCGGCGGCGGCGGTTTTTTCGCCTTCCTTGACATTAAAGGCAATTGCAAGGCCGTCCGCTTTATTGGCGGCAAAAAAGAAACAATAGTCTTTTGCGGCGGTGGTCAGGGCGGCGGCGGTTGTCTTGATTGTTTCAGGTTCACCAGTGATAGCGGCGGCGCGATAATCGGCGGCGGCAGTGATGACCTTTGCAAGGGCGGCGCGGTATGCCTTGACGGCTTCACGCGCGGCGGCGGTTGCGCCTTCCTGGTTGTCAAGCGCGGCGGCGATGATTTTTGCATTGATAGGCTTGTGTGCTTCATGGGCGGCGGTCAATGCGCGGCGGTATTCGTTAGCGGTCATAGTGTGTACTTCCTTTCATGTGTTGTGTGTTGTGGTGAATTGTCAAGCGCGGGCTGTTCTGCTTGTTCCCCGTGTTTGATTGTAGCTGTATTGTAGCACGTAGGAAATGCCATTACCATGCACAAAACGCGTAAGTTTGCAAAGCTGCAAAAACGGCGATAATACGAAAGAAAATATATAAAAAGGGCACGGGGGACATGCACTATTGTTGCATGCGTTACGTGTTATAGGTGTGTCATGCCAAAAACAAGTATAAAAAAATTAGCATCAAACAAAAAATATAACGATAAAGCGACGGATACCATAACAATAAGACTACAAAAAAAAGACATAGTCAATAAAGACAGTATCCGTATGTGGGCGGAAAACGCAGGTATTAGCATAAATAAATACGTTGTAACGGCAATATTTGAGAAGCACGCAAGGGATGAAGAAGCGCAAAAAATGTAAAGGCGCATAATCATGCGAAAAAAGCAGAACAAAACAAGCGCAAAAAAATTGGCTACAAATCAGCGTTATATCGACGAAAAAACAGATAAAATACAAGCGAATTTGCCACGCGGATATGCTGATAAACTGAATAAAATTGCAGAATCAGCCGGTACGAGCAAGGCGCAAGTGCTTAAAAATTGCATAGATACGGCATATAATGCGTTATTTGATGAATGAATATATGCAAGGCGTGGGCGGCACACGGGCCACGGTATCCGGGCATATAAGGAACGCGCGAACATTATATAGTAGTGAGAAACAATATATCGAAAAACGATAAATGTGTTGCCGTGGCAACAACTGGTAAAATATGGTAGTATGTTGTAGATACAACAAACTGTGTATATTGTCTATATACAGTTATAAATATAACCATTAGCCGATACCAACTAACATAGTAGGTTATAGCAAAAAACAGGCCCACGGCCCACGCAATACAGCCGCCCACGCTGTACAGCGTACAAGTCCGCGCCGCTATGTTACCGCCCTATACTATGCAAAAGATTTGAAGTTTTTTGCATAGTGCATTTTTTAGCGATAATACGTGTAAAAAGTGCCATACAATGGGGCGGGGGATGGTTAAAAATCCGGATCGGTTTTACTCTTTACTATTAAGGTAAGTAGTCCATTCTAACTCTCGGCTCTCATTTCTGGCTCTCATTTCGCCAAACCATCCAGCATCCCAGTCCGCGTCCCAGATCCAGCATTTTCCTTCGGCCCACCGCTTCGGCAATTCCACGCTCCACCGTCCAAAATCACCGTTTCAAAACGCCTTCAAAACCATAAATTCCGGCCTATTTTTGCATCAAAATGATCAATTTCAGCCCATTTTCAACAAAAAACAGCGCATTTTCGTTCATTTTGCAGTAGCACCGCTCCATGCGGTCCCGAAAACGCCCTGCGAGGCCACTTTTACGCCTTTCAGGGGCATATTTTTTCGCGATTTCTATTGACGTGCCGTTAAATGTAGTGTATAATATAGTTACGGAAACGAAAAAGCGCCGCAAAATACCGCTAATGCACACAGACTAAGGAGTTCCACACTATGAAACGCTCTAATAAGCTCGTCGCCGCCACTAATGCAGCCAATGAATCCAAAATTCAGGCTTTGACAGCCATGTTGCTCCGCGCCAAGACCCAGGATGAGCGTTCTGTGTTGATTGAGGCTTTGGCAGAAGCCAATAATATGAACATCGTAGTGGGTGGCGCCCATAAGACCCCGGTCAGGAGCCATGACCGCTGTTTGACTTTGTCGCCATATAAGTCCAACGGTGCCCGCAAAGCTACCGCAGCCGAGCCCATCCGCAATCAGGATGATTTCCGCGCAATTGGCAACTACCTGCTGACCCACGGCAACGAACGAAACCGGCAGCGCAACTATACCTTATATATATGTGGTATTACGCTTGGCCTACGAGTAGGGGACTTGCTGAATCTGACCATTGGCGATGTGTATGATCTGGCAGAGGCATCTGTTCGCGGCCATCTTCAGATCATCAACCAGAAAACGCACAAGCGCACAACTGATCTGATAACTCCAATGGCCGCCAATGCAATTACTGATTTGGTCAATGAGATCCGCACAGCACAGAGCGGCGTGCTGGATGCCAGTTGGCCGTTGTTCCAGAGCCAAAAGTGGTGCCGCGCCGGTGGTATGACTAAGAAGCTTTCCAAAAGCCAAGTTTATCGGTTTTTGACAGAGGCTGCTAAGGCATGTGAAGTTCAAGGCCATATCAGTACGCATAGTATGCGCAAGACCTATGGTTATGCTGCTAATAGTACACTAAGCCAGAGCGGAGTACCGGCAGCACAGATCATGGAGACCCTGCAGGCCAAATTCCGCCATAGTGACCAGACTACAACAATGCGTTATATCGGTTTGCAACAGGAACAGATTGACGCAACCGCACTTAGTGTTGATGCCGCATTGGGCGGCTTATAAATTCAGGCTACAATTAACGGCACATAAATATTATAAATGTATGATAAGAGGTTTTAACAATGAGCAATACACAAACAACCGTCAGTACACTTTCGCCAGCTGCCAAGGACTTTATCAACCGCAATCGGCCGGGATTCCGCGCTGATATGCGCCACTTAATGATCACATTCATTGATGACATTGTAGACTTTGCGGACGCGCACCATGTGGACCGCGAAACTACGATGCTGGAGGTAGGGCAGCAGCTGCGGATGATACCGAGCTATGCGGATCTGACGAGATATCGGCCAACTCCGTTAGATGACGATGCTCCGCAGGATTGATGCTGCGCACCAGAGAGGTTCTACCAGAAATGATTACATATAATGGTGCACCCGTTATGGGCAGACATGTCGGCCTGCATGCCGTTACATTGGAAGATAGCAACCCGTATGAAGTGATTTACCATGTACGGCGCTGGATGAACATGATTGACGATAAGCGCGAAATTGATATTCAGAACATCACGCAGATTGCGGATGACCGCCGTGTCTACACAACGATTTGGTATACCGAGGTGGCGCGATGAGATCGATTGATGCAAGCGCTGAGAACCGTTCACTGGAGCGTGCTGCGGTGACAACAGCCCATATGTCGCGGGTTTCGTAGATGGTGATTGCTGCTGTGGCGACTGGAAAGCGAGGCTAAAGAAGTGACAACTATACTGACCAATATCCTGATATTTATTGTCGCAACCATAGTGTTTGTGCGGACATCAGGCCAGACACATGAGATTTATAAGCTACCCGGACTTTTAATGCCATCAATACTGTCTGCGGCGTGTCTCGTTTTAGCTAGCATTAGCTCCATTGCTTATACGTATACCGAGTATCGCGTGGCTGCGGAACTCTTTAAGAACGAGGGTAAAGAAGACTCCAATATGTTTGCTTTTGCGCTTATCGTATGCGCCGTTATTTGTGGCTTAACTATTTGCGTCTTCATATTTTGTTACGACAACTTCCCGCTCGTAGAACTGCTTGCCTATCACAAACAGGTAGACAGTGCTTTTGACAACATCCCGCGTATTCCATACAGTACATTTAAAAAAATGTATAAGCTGCACCCTGAGAATTTCAAATTTATCGATTCGCAGATTTACTTTCCTTCTTATGGGTTTGAATATCGCGGTAAGAGGTTTTCTCTAAACTTTCTGGACTTTATGCGGGCGCTAAGCCTGGTCGATGAGCATATAACAGAAAAGGACTTAGCGCACGAAAGGGCCAAGCGGGTCAAAAAATATGAAGAGCAGGCAAAGCTTTACGCCATGATGCGCGATGACCTAGCCCGCGACCTTGCCGCCATAGAAAAGCAGAAGGTAGATGCCTATGACAAAATCAAAACATCTACAGATAACATCAACGAGATAGCCAGAAGGCTGACAAAGGAGGCGCACTGATGGCACGAATTGTATTAGACGAACGACCTATTGGCTGCTGGGATTGCCCGTTCTATGCCTTATTCGATTGCAGGTATTACAGAGACGACCAGATCTTTCCGGGATATTGCGAGTATATTACCACACCGGATGAACTTAAAGAAGAAAGAAAACACTATATAGAGGAGGTGCTCGACTAATGGATGCACTACAATTCTTAAAAACGGCCAAGCGCATGTGCAACAAGCGCGGTCAATGCACCTGCTGCCCAATACACGATTTTTGCAACAATAACTTTAGCGAATGCTCAGATGCTTTGTTCCTTGACACAATAAAGGCTGTTGAACAATACAATAAGGACCATCCGGCCAAAGAGACCCGCAAAGACCGTCTGCTGCGCTCCCTTCCAACTTCGCCCATTAACGCCAATGGCGACCCGGATCTTTGCCCAGAAGATTATGGTGAAAATAATTATTACGATAACGGATTGTTCCCTTGTGAGATTTTCAAAAGCGATTGCGCTACCTGCAAGCATGAATACTGGTCAGAAGAACCACATGGGCCAGCATATTGGGACAAGTATTGGGAGGAAGACTATGGACGCTAAAGAATTTTTGAAGTGTTTTATACGATATTGTAATAATACATCGTGTGATGACTGTGTGATGATTGCAGACGGGTGTTATCCCGGTGCAATTACGGATATTGATCGGCTGATTGATAAAGTCGAACAGTGGGGCAAAAACAACCCGCTTCCGCGCAAGGTTATTCGTCAGGACAGAATGCTTGAACAGTTTCCATACGCCCCGCTTGATAAAAACGGCGTCATTGATCAATGCCCAGATTATCCGACCTATGGATTTTCGAGCGCACGATGCAAGAAATACAGCAATGATTGCTACGCTTGCCGTAAGGCATATTGGCTAGAGGAGATTGATGAGTAATGGACGCTGTTGAATTTCTGAAACTGCGCCGCCGCTATTTCAATGAAAGCGGTTGGAATCCTAACATGCCCGACGGCTCCAGCCCTTACGCTGATGATGAAACTATCGAACGGTACGTTGCAAGAGTTGAACAATGGGGCAGAGAGCATCCAAAAGAAACACGGCAGAGCAAATTTTTGAAATTGTTCCCGGATGCGCCTATCGTTGATGGAACAATTCTGGTCTGTCCGAAGATTATCGACAATGGCTGGAAACAACCTTGCGACAGAATGGATTGCCATAAATGCCGCGAAAAATATTGGAAGGAGATTTACTGATGGATGCAGTTGAATTTGTTAAGACGGTAAACAGGTTATGCAAAAATCTACGCTGCAAGGAATGTCCTGTTTATAAAGAGGGAATATGCACGGTTGGGTTCGACGACTATTCAGTTAAAAGCATTAAGGAAACAGTTTCAAAAGTCGAGCAATGGGCAAAAGACTATCCAGTCAAAACCAGGCAGGACGAGTTCTTGAAACTGTTTCCCAATGCCAGAATAGATAATTGTGGAATTTTGGACATTCGCCCTTGTTGTATTGAAGTTAGCCTTTGCGGTAAATGTGACCTGAGAAACTGCGATGGTTGCCGCCGCGAATACTGGCTTGAGGAGGTGACCGACAATGACTAACATCACATCCCTGCGCCCTGGAGAACACTTCATGTTCAAAGGCTTCGAGTGGGTATGCCTTGACCCGAATCACCCTGACGGCGGCATGCTGGCAATTATGGCAACGCCGTGGGCAAAAGATGTAAAATTCTGCCCAAGTGATAAATTCGTCGAGGAGAAAGGCAACTGGAATAACTACCGCACGAGCTTGATTCGTGATATTCTGAATGATTCCCTTGCTAAAAAGATCAGAGCTAACAAGCTCGGAGACAACCTGCTTTTGCATACCGTTGACCTTGTTGCAGATAATGGCGACCGCGCCTATGGTGCTGTGGCAGACCTCGTTTTCATCCTCACTTGCGACGAGTACCGCAAGTACCGTGACTACATCCCGCACTACGATAGCTGTACATGGACTGCCACACCTTGGGGTTGCGGGTATGCGTATTACAACGCAGGCGCTGTTCGCCTTGTGAACACGGAAGGCAGGTTTTGTGAAAGCGGTGCGTACAACAGATATGCGGTCGTCCCAGCTTGTATTCTCAATCCGAAATCGCTCAATCTGCGCCAGAACATGGCATATGTAGAAGAGGTAGCAGAATGAGCACCATTTTAAGACATAAATATGTCACGACCAGAAAACCGCATATCTGTTTTGGCTGTGGCCGTGAATTTGAACCGCCCGTAAAAATGATTTCTGCCGCAAGCGCGGATGGCGGCACAGTGGAATCATACTACCTGTGTGAGACTTGCGACACGATTGTTTCCCGTATGAGATGGGATGATGAATACGGCTTTGGAGAATTGCGCGAAGAAGCGTTAAAAATTGAAACAACGGCAGCTGCAAAAGGATGGGCTCCATATAATGACTAACAGAGGATATAACATGAACGACAACCCAGTCAAAGAAATCACACGCCCTTGCATCATGGTCTACAAAGGCTACGGTGTCACACAGATCTGTATGGAATGCGACGAAGAGACCGGCAGAGCTATCCTTTACGGCAAGCTGGATGGTATTACGGACCTTATTACGTTCCAGGCAGATTCAATGCGCGAGATTGAACAATCATTCCATAATGCTGTTGATGACTACCTGGACTTCTGCAAGGAAGTGGGGAAGGAGCCGGAGCGGCCACAGCCGTAACGTTTACTAAGAGAAGAGGCTTTTCACTTAGCACGGTTGGATATGTTGCGGCGTTGTTTTTGATAGCAGAGCACGAACTTATAAAAAATGGTGGAGAATAACAATATGTACTATGGGTTAGAGATCACTTGGCGAATGATAAACAAGACCATAAACAGGCCGAGTAAGGCTGTGCCTCATTGGATTTTCATTAAAGGCTATGACGCAGCGTCGGACAAAGCGTATGCCGAGCTGAACGGATATAAATGGGAACCAAGTCCAGACAGATGGGTTTGCTCAAAATGCGGGGCGGCAACTAATGATATTTCTGCTAAGTGCTGCCCGCATTGTAATGTAGAGATGATTGGTAAGCCTGAAGTTATGTCGGAAACCATTGCAAGATTAAAAAAAGAAGTTCTTGAAGAAATGGAGGCAAAAAATGAGCTTTAATGATGCCCTTGGTACTCGTATGAAAGAGTATTACGAGGCCGTTCCCAAAACTAAACTTATGCGACGTATGCCGGTAGCATTGAGAATCGACGGCAAGGCATTCCACACATTTACTCGTGGCTTTCAAAAACCTTTTGATATGATCCTGATGAAATCTATGTGGGACACCATGCGGTATCTTTGCCGGAATATCCAAGGCTGCGTGTTTGGCTATACACAGTCCGATGAAATCACGCTGATCCTGATTGACTACTAAACGCTTGCCACGGATGCTTGGTTCGATTACGAAGTCCAGAAGCTATGTAGCGTGTCCGCCAGCATGGCTACCATGGCATTTAATAATTTCTTTTCTGTTTGTGTTGACGATTATGGCAAAGCCAATATTGAAGACTGGTATCTTGGCGGCACAAATCGTGAGCTATCTGACAATGAACGCTCCGCTTTGAAGTACATAGAATCTTATACCAAATCATTGGCAGACGGCGCTATGTTTGATGCTCGTTGCTTCAATATCCCAAAAGAAGAAGTCTGCAATCTGATTTACTGGCGTCAGCTTGATGCGACACGCAATTCCATCCAGATGGTGGGACAAGCATATTTCTCACACAAACAGCTGGAGGGGAAGAAATGCAGTGATATTCAGGACATGCTTATGGAGCAATACAAAATCAATTGGGATAAATATACTACGCCATGTAAGCGCGGCACGGCCTGTATTTATAAGGATGGCAAATGGGTCATCGACGCTGATATGCCTGTTCTGAAAGGTGAAGACCGCAAGTATGTTGACCAATACATTTTCGTAGGTGAGTAACGATGACGGAACGTGTACGATTGCGGTTAAAATCGCTGAGCAAAGACCAACTTGTCAAACTGGTGGAGGATTATAAATACGCATTAGATATCATTGGAGAGATTTGCGTTGATGAGTCTAAGGGCGCAGACGCGCATAGTCTCTTTACTGATATTCGTTTGCTCCTTAGAGAGTTTGATAGTTATGATTTGAACAGCGACAACCTTGTTGCAGAGATTGATTTAAGCATGGGAAAAATAACACCAGAGAAATTCAGAAGTGTTGTCTTAGGAGATGATAACGATGAGTGAACATTTACTATCCTATAACGAGCGCCAGAACTGCAAGCTGGCTATGGCATGGTATGAGCGTATAGACGAAACCGTTCACAGCACGCGGCCTGTTGGCGAAACCAACTATGACGAAGAATGCCTGAACTCTGTAAATTTCTATTGGCAGATGGCAGATGTGATGCTGCAGGAGCTGATGTTCGCGGCTGAGGATGCCAAGAAACTTGACCCGCATTTGCAGATGTACAGTGTACGTAAGGTACATGACGAATGTGTAGAGGACCTAAAGGCGCTCCGGGCAGAGATTGATGATTGGCTGGATGAAAATACTGAGTCTGTGCCGCAGCAAACCATCAAAGAATTACTTGCCAAATATACACCAGAAGAATTACAACAAATTTTGAGAGAGGAGTTAGCCACTGTTGGAGTCGATCCAGATGATGCAAATGCAGTACAAGAAATACTGCAACCAATTAACTGGAACGCCGCATCGGTAACATCATAAAAATCATGGAATATATTGAACGCAAAGATTACAACAAGGTTATCACCATAAAGCTGGTCATTCCTGGCGGCTGTAATTGTAAATGTCCTTTTTGCTATATGAAGGACTATGATGCGGTTATGGCGAATGATTTTCAGGAATTCCATAAACATTATCTTAAATCTCTTATTGACCTCATAGAAAAAATTGGTGACAAAAACCCTATCTCGCTTGATATTACGGGGAATGAACCAACGCTGAATTTGACGCAGTTTATCACGATTCTTAGAGAGTTGGATGAGGCAGATATAAAAAGCAAAGTGCAGCGAGTTACACTGACGACGAATGGGTTTAATCTGATGAAAGTGGCCCCTTACCTTAAAGGCGTTGTGGATTATGTGAATATTTCTGTACATGATTATGATTTTGACAGGCGTCAGAGAATCATGGGGGCGAATACTTTTACGCGAGAGCAGTATTACAGTATGACGCACACGCTCAAGCAGTTGGGTATTACCACTTCTGCTTCGGCCGTGATCTATAAACCGGTTCCTGATTTTAAAAAGTGGTTTGACGAGTTTGTAAGCTGGTGTGAAGATGCTGGTTTTATTGCACTGAGACTGCGCTGCGATGTGTTTTGGCCGCAAAAAGAATTGTTTGATGACTACATGCAGCTGGCCATGGACGATAAGGAGTATACCGTTCTTACACATGAGCGTACCTTGGACTCACATTGGTGCCGGTTGCGGAAGAACGATAAATTCAGAGTCTTCTTTTTGCATGGTGTGCGTGATACATCTATTCTGACAAAGGGGATTGAATATGTAATAGATGAAGATGGCATTGCTTACTGCGATTTTTATAAGCGGACAAAAGTCAGTGACTACAAATATGAGATTGGTAAAATCTATGATGCCATTTAACCACGTGGAGGTGGATATGACCTATGCAAGATAACATATACATTGAACAGTTTGAACCACATGCAGCGGAGATTGCACATAAAACGCATAACAAAATGAAAGCTAAAGAACTGGATTATATATTCGAGGGTCTTATAGCATCTTTGTGCGAGAATAGGAATCCGGTTGTAAAGCCAGTTACGGTTCATACAAATGCACGTTATGTGTGGTGCGATGACCACTGGGAGAAAGTAGGGGAGATAGATGGGTTATTCAACTTTTCCGGGTGTTCAAACAATCAATAAGTGCAAAAATCCTTAAAGGAGGAGAACTACTTTGAAGGTATATAAAGGCTACAAGTTCAAACTTGAGCCTACAGAGGAGCAGAAAATCAAAATCAACAAAACGCTCGGCTGCTGCCGCTTTGTGTATAACTCCATGTTGGATAGGCGCATAAAAGTCTATACACGGCGCGGTGAGAGTATAAGCTATATTGATACGCAGAATCTACTTCCTAAGATGAAGCAGTATCTACCTTGGCTTGCCGAAGTGGACAGTCAAGCGCTCAAATATAGCTGTCGTCAATTAGACGACGCTTATAAAGGGTTCTTTAAAAGTAGAAGAGGCTTTCCAAACTTCAAACGTAAAAGGGGAGAGGAAAGCTACACAACTACCAGCGCAAAGAATATTAAGATTGATGATAAATACATTCAGCTCCCAACGCTCGGAAAAGTGCGCTATCGCAAGAGCCGCAACATCGAAGGAAAGATTTGCAAGGCAACAATTCGTCGTTCCGCAAGTGGTAAATACTATGTAAGCATTCTTTGCAAAGTAGAAGTAACACCACTTCTTGTTAAAGATACCGTCATCGGTTTAGATGTAGGCATCAAATCTTTTGCTGTTGACAGCAATGGTAACGAGCACCCAAATCATAAATATCTTCAAAAAGCGGAAGCCAAACTAAAGCGTGAACAGAAAAAGCTGTCACGTAAAAAGAAAGGCTCTGCCAACTGGGAAAAGCAGCGCATCAAGGTAGCTCGCTGCTATGAAAAAGTTACCAATAAACGAAAAGATACATTGCACAAGTTGTCATCTACACTAGTGAAAGAAAATCAAATCATTTGTGTAGAAGACCTTAACGTTAAGGGTATGGTTCGTAATCACAACCTCGCAAAGAGTATTTCCGATGCTGCTTGGGGAGAGTTCTTCCGCCAACTTGAATATAAGGCTAATTGGGCAGGAAGAGTTATCGTTAAAGTGCCGACCTATTATCCAAGCAGCCAGACTTGCTCTTGCTGTGGATATCAAAACAAAGAAGTCAAAAACCTCAATGTGCGGCATTGGGTCTGCCCTCAATGTGGTATATCGCACGACAGAGATAAAAATGCTGCAGAAAACATTCTGAAAAAAGGAATGGACATGCTGGCTATGTTAGCTGCCTCATAACTACAGGCGAACAGTACGGTCAGGACGACCGAATCTTAAAGTCTGCGGAGAGTGAGCCTCTATCAATGGCTGCGGCCTGCGGTAAGTTTGCTCTGTGAAGCAGAAATCCATACTTTTTTGCGGGAACGCCCGCAAAAAGTTGGAAGTCCGATGTCACCTGATATTGTATTGGGCTGACTGAAATGTGCCGGTTATGGACTTGGGTTAATTATTTGTATCGAGAGGACGAAACGGATAATTGTCCCACTGTTACTGTCTCGAAGATTAGTATTGCTCCAGACGGAACGATGTCACAAACTTTTGAAGTTAATGGGGGATCTGTATGACAAGAAAACGATATGTAAAACTGATGATGGCCAGTGGTTGGGATAGAAATACGGCAAATTATATTGGCATTGATCCATCCAAGTGCCATCCATGTGTTCCACAGGAGCGGAGACTAATTGCCTGGGCTTATAGAGGAAGTTTCCCGTTTAAGAGTTACAAACAAGCTTGGGAAAACGACAAAATGCTTGTAGCAATACAGCGAATGTACGATGGCTTGCCGCCGCTAAAAGCTGGCCGTGAAAAGGAGAATGTTGATGAATACTAAAAATGATTTGATCCTGCGTGGAGATGCGATTGCCGCGCTTGGTGATGCGCCTATGAACTGGACGGATACGCCTGAAGAGATACAGGCTGTGAATGATTGGCAGGCTGCGATTGAGGCGCTGGCTTCTATCCCTTGTACGAGTTTCCGGCTATGGGAATTGACCGAGCTGGATATTTGCGAACTGCATGGTGATATTGTTATTGTATCTGCGCCGGACATCCCGGAACTGAACAATAAAATGGTGCCGTGCCTTGGCAGCCATAAGGACCCGGATGGCCATAAATATGTTGTACTGGATGGGGAAGAATACAGTCAGGATTTGATTGCCGGCGGGTTCATTAAGCTATACCGTATGGCCGGAGTGTGATGGATTGTATTTAGAGAAAAAATATTTCGAGATACATAGGATCATTGTGCCACAAGATTTGATTATAAATCCAGTCAATAAAATCGCGCTGCCTGTTTATTTGACCATGTACATAATGGATAACTCTACTGTAAATGACTGTTATAATTTACCTGTTACATTAAAAAATATATGTGACAGAATAAGAATTTATAAGAATATACAACTGCGGGAAGTACATTATACTGCCGTGGCAGACGCGATTCAGTGGCTAATTGATAGAGAGTACATAGTGGTTGATAAATTTGATAGAAAATCTACCGCAAAGTTCTTTTACAAATTTACTGACGACTTGAAGAATGCCATTAAAAAAGGTGCAGACGGTAAAAAACAGCAGTTTTTATATGTGAGCATTAAAGAGATAAATAAGTTGTTTTCAGCAATATACTCCAATAATAAAAATTGGAAATTTTCTACTGATGCACTTATTGTTTATATGTATTTAAAACTTAAAGAAACATCTTGGCAGTATACACAGAGACGTAAACCATTACCAGTATGGGTTGGCTATTTGGGAAACATGTATGATGTGCTAAATATTTCTTCAAGAAAAGTATCTCTTATTATAACATGGTTAAAATCAGAAAAAATTATACTACCTATTTATGGTGCGAAAGAGAAAAGCAGCGGGAATAGGGCAAAAACCATTATTGTTTTTTTGTCGTGCTGCAATGAATGCGACATACGTAAAATTGTCGCGTCTGCAGAAACGCAGATAAAAGAAAAGGATAAAAATGCGTGTTGGTATCCGGTTGACATTGCCGAAGCAGATGTTGATGTACTTGATGAAACTGCGCTTGATGTGGTTTGCGACGAGGACGAACTTTACTAAGAACTAACGCCCAACAGGGCGAAAATATAAATAGACTGGCCCCGATGGGGCAAGGGGGGGGTGATTTTATCGGAAATGCAGGAGTCTGGCTTTGAAATCTATGAACAGGGCATAATGGCCCCTGCATGGATTGGCAAAATGTCAGACAGGGAGGTCATTATTTGGAAAAGAAAAAAATTGAAAATCTGTACTGCTTGATTGAAGCACTGTACGATGTGAAGGATGCCTTTAAGGCAATTGTATTTTTGACTTGCGCTGTATTTATCATTTGGTATTCCTCGGTAATTGTGAGCCGGGCATTCGCTATTGCTTTGTTTGTGGTATTGCCGCTGCTGATTGGCGTGCTGTGGTTCTGTATCTACAAAGAGGCTTTTGCGGATGGCGCTCTTTCTATTGAAGAGATTGAGAAAAAAGACGAGGATAACAAGGAGGGACGCTGATGTTTGCACCTCCACTGTACATTGTACGGAAATTCCCGCTATCTTTTATTATCAGCAATGACTTTAATATCCAGCTTGATGAGGATGAAGAAAAGCGGTTCCAGGTTAAGCAGCAGGACAATATGCTATTTAGGCAGATCCGGCTGATGACGTATGAAACGGACAAGTATAACCGGTTTGTAGTGTTCGTAAATTGCGTTGGCGGGCAGAACAAAAAGCCTGCCATGAAGCGGCTGATCCAGCACGGGTTCAAGATTGGCAAACAGGAATTTGTGCTGAGTGAGCGAAGTGCGAGCATGGTGCGCCAGGGAATTTTGAGCTTTGTAGATAAGCGGCTGGCTAAGGAACTGGATAAACGGATCACGATGGGAATCGAGATTGATAAGACTGTATTGCAGAAGCTATATGCTTACCGTGGGCTTATGTACTCCAGTTGCCACTGTATCGAAGGATGGCTGCCCAATATTGTAATTGTCCCTGATTGCTTTTTAACTATTAAAAATCAGCACATCAATTATGTGTATGACAAGAAGATACAATTCAAGGATAAAAATACTGGCAAAGACCGTGAATGGGAACAGAAAGATATTGCCGAGACCACCAAAGATATTGAGATAAATGCTTTTGATGGTTGTGGGATTGCACATCCTAAAATCATGGAAGAGATCCGCCGCCGGATTGGCAGCGATGAGCCGATAACTAGCTTTATAGCACGTGCGCCGTATCTAAAAGGTATGATTCACCAGTTTGATTATGAGAGTTTTTTCGCAGAACGCGGCGTGCGGTTTATTACAGATATTTGGGGCGTACAGCATGACGTAAGCCCTGGGTCTGAGCCAAAGATGTTCTGCCTGGAATCTATGTATAAAGGGTTGAAATACTTTAAGAAGACCGGAACTATAGCAGACTGGGAAGAATACTGGTATCAATTTAAAAAGTACAACCATTGTATTGGTGTGGCAAAGTGGAACTTCTCGGCAGAGCTGGAACCAATGTATACCCGCGGCAATTACCAAATCTTGCAGGATCTTGATTTGCCGTTTGAAAAGTTCAAATCATTAACCGATTATACGATTGACTGGTTTGAACGGATCACTGACGGAGACCCGGTATATACCTACTGCTTTTTGGGTATGCAGGCTGACCGCCATAAAGCGTTGAATGATTATTGTGCTGCTATCCTTAAAAATCCAGAAATGATGAATGAGGATGGAGTACGAAATTACATAGTAAATCTATTAAGCAAATATCGTGATGATATGAAGTGCGGCAAAGTTTGGCTGCATGGATCGTTCTGTTTTTTGGTGCCTGACCTGATTATGCTGGCCGAGCATATTGGTGGGTTGCCATTACAAGGGGCGCTGCAGGCGGATGAATTTTATCGATTCAATCGAGAGGGCACGTTGCTTGGAGAACATTTGATTGAACGAAACCCACATATTTGTAAAAGCGAACATGTTATCTTAAAAGGTGTAACGAACGAGGTACTGGAAAAATATTGCGGTCACCTGGTAAATACCTGCATGGTAAATTGCCGGTCAATTGTGCCGCAGAGATTGAATGGCGCGGATTACGATGGAGATTTAGTCCTCGTATTGGATAACAAAACTATGATGGAAGGAGTTGACAGAAACGCAGCAATAACACTGGATATTGACGATAAGGTTTGCGCCCTTGTAGAAGCTGATACGGTACAGAACAAAACAGAGTGTATTATCCGCGGATTAAAATCCCGTATTGGTGAAATCTCTAATTTTGCAAGTTCGTACCATAATAAATGCCCCAGGACAGAAGAACAACGGCAGCGGTACAATACATTCATAAATCTTTTGAGTGTCAGTAACGGAAAAGAAATTGACGCTGCAAAGACGGGTGTACATTTTAAGATACCGCGCAACATTGAAAAGTATGGCCGCCCATTGCCGTACTTTATGAAATACGCAAGCCCCTACTACAAGCGCATGAAGAATCTATCTGCAGCGCACAGTAATATGAACCAGTTGTGCTGGTTTATCGAACGCTGGGAGAACACGATACGCCGCCGCAGAACAAAGAAATTTGACTGGTCCATTATGTTTGATGCGGACGTAGGATACACACAGGAGCATTTCCAAGAGATTGAAGCTATCTATCTTGAATTTTGTAAGCTATGCAAAGACTTGGCAGAGTTTGAGCGACAGTGCAAGAATTATGATAGATACCGCGAGATCCTGGCAGAGCAGGGTGTGTCCCGTGAACAGGCGCGAGAATTTGAAACGAACTGGCAATATTATTACAGCGTATACCGCAATAGATGCCAGCTTCTCGTGCCGGATCAGCATGAACTTGCCAATATCTGTGTTGAACTTTGCTACGGCAAATACCCAAGCCGGAACAAAAAGTTTATGTGGATGATGGCGGGGAAGGGCATTGTAGAAAATATTAAACAGGTAAATATCTGCTTGCCATTGCAGTGCGATGATGGTGAGTATGAATACCTTGGCAAACGATACACACTGGCACCAATGGAGAATGATATCCAGGTAGAATATGTTGATGCTGAACTTATTCCCGGAGGTGATGCGGATGTATTATGATTTTTTCTGCAATGAGAAGATGTTACTTGATCATTATGAGGATTATCATATGGGAAACCGGACTTTAAACCGGCTATTGGCCCAGAGTGGTATGCCACCGGATGTTTGTGCAGATACCTATCTGGCTAAAATGGACAACCATAAAGGGCTTACCTATGACAGATACGATCTGATACTTGATTATGAAAAAAGATGTACGAAAACCAGCAGACTTTTAGAAATTGATAAAATACAGATTTATAAGCAGGATATTGAGTTTATTAAGGATTGCGCCAGAAAATACCCGCTAAAGCAGCGTGAGCTGCTTGTGTTGTTTGGCGTGATAGTGATGTGCCGGATCTGGCAGACCGACACGTTAGATCTGACAACAGAATTTAACTTAAAGCAATTTTGTAGTTGCTTTAATGGAAAAATCTGGAAAGTGCGGATCAAAACAGACAAATGGTATGATACATACCACGAGCCTGAAAATATGAAGAATCTATATAGTAAGTATAATATTTTACTACGGACACCGTGTGAACCAGGCCCCAAGAAAATTGGCTGTTATTATACTTACAGTAACTATGAATTGTACGATAGAGAAGTCGTTTATGAATATGTGATAACACCGCGGACCAATCGGCTGAACCTGTGTGAGGTATTTAAAGAGGTAGGACTTGAAAATATCCACTTTTGCCAGTGCTGTGGGGCGGAATATCACTTGAACAGTAAATCTACAAAATATTGCTCCAAATGTGCCAAAGAAATGCGCCGCGAGAAAACACGGGTTCGGACACGAAAGTACCGTAGCCATGCGAAAATGTGACGCTTTCTGAGGAAAGAGTTTTATGTAGGATTGGGTATAGTTGCCCGCTTGGTTTTAAGCCTGGCGGGCTTTTTGTATGCCCGGAATTATATTTTTAAAGGAGACTTGTTTTTTTATGATTACTGTTACTAAGGCTGAGGCCAAGATGATCCGCAAGATGTTCCCGAAAGCGCACATGAGCAAGACCGTACACCACATTATGGTGGACGAAGTAAAAGACATTTTGAATGTCCTGCCCAATAATGTTGACGCGCAGGCTGCCCTTGCGGAGATGGAGCGCGATGAAAAGCGCCGTACTGCCCGCACTTTTGATGGCGAGGTGAGTGCATGAACAATTGGCCGATTTTTGAAGGAGAGACAGAGGACCATTACGTTTACCGCATTTGTTCCATGAAAGACCAGATTGGCACATGGCCTGATGTGGCGAATGTTATCAATGAAACGCTGGGGCAGAATAAGGGCGAGTGCGCCTACCGCAAAACTTGGAAGGCTTTCCAGGACATGCAGGATGCTTGCGGCTATGACACGACTGACTCGCAGGCGGTACTTGAAGAAATTAAGAATGAGCGGCGCGAGTTGGAAAAGGCCAAGGTCAAGTTCCGCGATGAGCGGAATGAGGTAAGCCGCCTGATGCGTGTACAAGCCCGCGGTGAATCCATGCGCGAGCTGATTGAACGCTGCATTGATGCCTATGACCCAGCTGAATATGAGCATGTGGATGTGATGCAGTGTGTGGGGCAGGGTGATTGCGACCTTGTGGTACACCTGACGGATCTGCATGCGGGTATCCATATTGACAATACCTTTAATAAGTTTAACCAGGAGATCATGGCTTACCGGCTGCGGAAATACGCCGGAAAGATTACAGAGATCTGGCGGCGGCACAATGCCAAGAACTGCTACATAGTGCTTGGTGGCGACATGGTGAACGGTGCGATCCACGTAAACAGCCGCCTGGAAAACAACGAGCATGTTGTGGACCAGGTGATCACGGCCAGTGAAGCTGTGAGCTGGTTTGTGGCAGAGATGGCCAAGCTGTTTGTAAATGTGGAAGTGTACAGCGTGCCGGGCAACCATAGCCGTGTATTCCCTAATAAGGAAGACAACCAGTATGGGGAATATCTGGACAAGTTGGTGACGTATTTTGTTGGCGCGAAATGTGCCTGCATTAACAACATCCACATGCATGATAACAAAATTGACGATACCGTGGCGAATCTCACCGTGCGCGACCAGCTGATTTATGCTGTGCATGGAGATAAGGATGCGGCTGGCAGTGTTGTGCAGACCCTGACGATGATGACGGGTGCAAAACCGGCCATTGTACTGATGGGGCACCGCCATACAAATGCCTTGACTACTGTTTACGATACCAAGGTTTACGAGAGCGGCTGCGTGAATGGCCCTGACGGGTATTGCATGGAAAAAAGACTTAGAAATAAACCGGAGCAGACCGTGCTTGTGGTAAATGACCAGGGCGTGGACTGCGCTTATGATATTAAGCTGGATTAAGCCAGCGGGAATTTTGAGAGGGAAGGGGGATGGTTTTTGTGGAAGACCATGAGAAGCAGCAGCCGGAATACTTTTGCAGCTATTCTGGACGGCTGACCAGTTTTTTGAAGGCTTTTGGACTGAGCTATAGCGAACGAGCAAAGAACCCGATTACCGGCGCAACGTTTTGTATTTTTGAGCGGAACCAGAAGCTGCTGGATATTGTGGAGTTTTGGTCTGAGTGCCGTAACAAATTTAAGGATTACGACGAGGCCGGAAACCGTATTGAGCATGAGGCGGGTGATGCATGATGCCAGGACGGCCGAAAGGATCAAAGAATAAAGCGACTATTTTGCGGGAACACGCCGAGGCCCAAGCGCGAGCACAGCGCCGGATGGAAGAAGACGAGGTCCCCGCTTATTTTGTTTGTGCGCATTGCGGCAAGCGTTTTTTGAAACAGCAGGAAAATTTTTCGGTTTGCCAGAGTACGCTTTGGGCCGGGAATAATTATTACCTGCCGATTTGTAATAACTGCCTGAACAAGCTGTTTGACCATTACGTGGAGACATTGGGCAATGAGAACGATGCCTGCAAGCGTATTTGCATGAAGTTTGATATTTACTACAGCCAGTCGCTGCTTGACTCTACCGCGAAACATGCGCCAAATATCCCGCGCATGAAAGCCTGGCTGCGGCAAACCAATATGATCCAGCACAGAGGCAAGACATTTGATACATACCTTGCCGAAGTGGAAGGACGTATCATCAATGAGCCGGAAGAAATCTTGGACGCTAAAGGCAAGGTTAGCCAGCGTATGCTGGAATTTTGGGGCCCAGGGTTTAAGGACCAGGATTATGTATTTTTAGATAAGGAATACAAGGACTGGATCAGCCGGTATGAGTGTAAGACCAAAGCGCAGGAGGTTTTGTTTAAAAACATTGCTATTGCGCAGCTGAACGGCATGAAGGTTGCCAAGACGGGTGATCCAAAGGATATTAAGACTGCCAACGACAACCTGCAAAGCCTGTTGGGAAGTGCAAATATCAAACCCAACCAGACAAACGATAATGCGCTGACAGATGCCAATACATTTGGCACACTGATTGAAAAGTGGGAACGGACAAAACCGATCCCAGAGCCTGACCCTGCATGGAAAGATGTAGATGGTATTGGGCATTACTTTAGAGTCTGGGTGCTTGGTACTTTGTGCGAATTGTTTAATTTAAAAAATCCATACAAGGCCGAATATGATGCCGAGATGGAGAAGTACACGGCGCATAAACCTGAGTACCATATGGACGAAGATGAGTCCAGCACCGCCGCAATCCGTAGCGCTGTTTTTGGCGAGGCAGAGTAAGGCGGTGCATTATGGCTCAGAAACGAATGAGTGCAAATGAAGTTGCGAATGACAAAGCCGACCGTGTGATGAATGCGGTGGCAATATGGTGCTCTTACTACAGGGCGAATCCGCACAGATTTTGCAAAGACTACCTTAATATAGACCTGCATCCGTTCCAGATGATCCTGATTTATATGATGAATCTGGCAACGAATTTTTGCTTCACGGGCAGTCGAGGGTTAGGCAAGACTTACCTGACAGCGGTTTTTGTTGTTACGAGGGCAATCCTTTGGCCTAAGACGAAAATTTGTATAGCAGCAAAGACGCGCGGCCAAGGGATACAAGTTCTTGAAAAGATAACAAAAGAGTTGATGCCAAACTCTGGTCTGTTGCGAGGAGAAATTAAGGATGTAGTAATTAACCAAAGTAATGCGCAAATTACGTTCCGTAATGGAAGTTACATAGAAGTTGTTACCGCGAACGATAACTCCCGTGGCCACCGTGCCAATTTATTGGTATGCGACGAGTTCCGTATGATCAATAAAGATGTCATCGACCTTGTTTTGAAGAAGTTTTTGACAGTTGCAAGACAGCCTGGATATTTGAAGAAGCCGGAGTACAAACATCTGATTGAGAGACCAAAGGAAATGTATTTGAGCAGTTCGTGGTTTCAGAGCCATTGGTCATGGCAGCTATGCAAAGACTACTTTGTATCAATGCTTGACCCCAATAAAAAATATTTCTGTTTCCGGTTCCCATATCAGATGCCTGTTAAGGAAGGTATGTTGTCAATTGAGCAGGTAGAAGATGAGATGGCTGAATCCTCGTTCAGTGATATCAAGTTCCGTATGGAAATGGAAGCTATGTTTATTGGGGCTACAGATGGAGGATTGTTCAGTTTCGACGACATCAACAAAGTTCGCAATTTGAAGAAGCCGTTCTATGCACCCAATGTGATACTTGGCGGCAAAGATTTTGTACCGCCCGCAAAGAAGCCGGGGGAAAAGCGAATCTTGACGGCTGATATTGCTTTGATGAGCAGCAAGCACAACGACAATGATGCCACGAGTATTTTCCTGAACAGCCTAGTACCGGATAGTTCTGGGCGTTGTACCAGCAATATGGTGTATACGGAAAACTGCGAGGGTATCATCACGCAGGATCTGGTGCTTAAACTGCGCCGGTATTTTAAGTGGTTTGACTGCGACTACATTGGCATTGATGCCAAGGGCCTTGGTGCCCCCATTATGGATTTGCTGATGCATGAGTGTTATGACCCGGAGACGGGGGAGACTTATCCGCCGCTGAATTGTTGTAACAACCCGGACTTTCAGGAACGGTGCCCGGACAAAACTGCGCCAAAGGTGATTTGGGCTATCCTGGGCAGCGCACAGCTGAACAATGATGCTACGATTTCTTTGCGAAGTGGCATACAGCAGGGAAGAATCCGGTTTTTGGAATCGGAATACGACTGCGAGGACTTGCTGCGCAAGGAGATAAAAGGTTACGACAAGATGACGCCGACAGAAAAGACGGCTTTGCAGCTACCTTTTATAAACACGGGGCTGATGGTAAACGAATTGGTGAACCTGGAATATGAGGCCACTAATAACGTGATCAAAGTACATGAGAAGCCTGGTGCCCGCAAAGACCGCTACAGCTCGGTTAGTTATAACTACTACATCGCACAGCAAGTAGAACGAAGCATGGCGAAAAACTATGCTAAGAGCAAGAAAATTGAAATAAACTTTAGAGCGCCGAATCTGAGGAGGGGTAGCTTATGACAGATAAGGAACAGCGTCAGGTTGCCGTGATTTCCCCAGACGGCAAGCGTAATTATGTGCCGGTCTCGGAATTTATGAGCAAGCTGCGCTATGCAAACTTGTCCAACATTAAAGTAAGAGACCTGGAAAACAACAAAGATTACAACCCCACATATCGCAAATACACGAAATCACAGATCGTGACCTACCTGAGCAACCCGGCCAGCTATGAAACGCAGCTGCGCCAGATGAGCCAGTACCTTTTTAATATATCGAACTATTACCGGCGGCTGATCCAGTATTTTGCTAGTATGAGTATGTTCAGCTACATTGTGGTGCCGTATGGTGTTGACTACTCCAAGAGCGTGAACGTAAACAAGTTTAAAAAGGGATATTACGGTGTCATTAGCCAGTTGGAACGTATGAATATCCGGCACGAGTTCTCGAAGGTATTGATGGTTGCATTCCGGGATGATGTGTATTACGGATATGCCTGGGAGACCAATGACAGTTATGCTTTACAGCAGTTGGACCCGGATTATTGTAAGATTTCCAGCATTGAAGATGGTGTTTACAATTTTGCGTTCAACTTTAGCTATTTTGATGCTAACAGCGAGCGGCTGCCGAATTTCCCGCCGGAATTTACCACGATGTATAACGCTTACCAGAAAGACACCAACCTGAAATGGCAGGAGCTTTCCAGTGAGAATTCTGTTTGCATTAAGATCAATGAGCAAACCTATGTGCCGATCCCGCCCTTTGTGAGTCTGTTTAGTGCATTGGCGGACATTGAAGACTACCGCGCTATCAGCAAAAATGCCAGCGAAGTGAACAACTACAAAGCATTGGCGCTGGAAATCCCGGTTGATGATGAAGGTACTTTTTTGATCGACTATGATTTGTGCAAGGACTTCTACGATATGCTGTGCAACGTGTTGCCGGAAAATATCGGAGCCTTTATGAGCCCGATGAAAGTATCCAGCTGGGATTTTGAAAAGAGCGGTGCCGTGAGCGGTAGTGATGATGTTGAGAAGGCTGAAGCGTCCATGTGGACGCAAGCTGGCGTAAACAGCATCCTGTTTGGCGGCGGAGATAAGGACTCGGCCACCTCGGTCAAATGGTCCACCATCAACGACCAGATGATCGTGTTTACTGTGATGCGGCAAATTGAACGCTGGATCAACCGCAAATTGAAGAGTGTTTCTACGGCATATAAGTTTAAGGTAAATATCTTAGATGTTACATATTTTAACCGTGACGAGATGCATGACCGCTATATTAAGGACGGCCAGTATGGATTGCCTGTCCGCGCTGCTATTATGGCGACCGGCGGCTATACGCCCAGTGATGTAGAAAACCTGATGTATTTGGAAAACACGATTTTGGACTTGAGTTCCAAGGAAGTGCCGCTGAAAAGCTCCAATACGCAGACTGTAGATAACGGTGACGGCGGACGGCCTACCAATGAGAGCCAGGGGAAAGACCTGAGCGATGCGGGGGCTGTCACACAGAAGAATGACTCCAACGCGAACTCGGAGGGCTAATGCTTTATGGTAAAAGAAGTAAAGGTCCGAGGACGAGCGATTGCGCTGCACCTGATTTTGGGCGGTGCGGCTTTAGTGCGTGAAGAAAAAGACGAGGCAGGGCATAAGATTTATGTGTTTGTTTTGGAAGATTGGCGCATTGAAGAGCTAAAAGAATATGTGAAAGAACAACAGGATAGAAACTACTTTTGACCGGCGGCCGGGCTTATACCCGACTGGCGGCCTTTTTGATTTGTGGGGGTATAACGGTGGATAAGAGACTTAACCGCTTGCCCGTCACCTTTGAGAAAACGGGAGAAGTTGCCGGTAAAGATGTGCGTTTTATCAACGTAACGATTGATGTGATGCACACCGGCGACAACTTGAACGGCTCCACTTTCTCGAAAGAGGTGGTGGAACAAGCTTTGGACAGTATCAAGAATACACCGATCCTTGGTTATATTGAGCAGAACAAAGATGGCGACCTTGATTTTAAGGGCCATGAACATGAGCTGCAGGTAGACGAGGACGGTATTAAATATGTGTACGCGGGCAGTGCTTACGGAGTGATCCCGGAAAGCTGCAATGCCCGTTGGGTGACACGCGACGATGGAACGGGAACCGAGCGGGAGTACCTGCGCGTGGATGGTTTGCTGTGGACCAAATTTGATGATTCCTGTGATATTTTTACGCGGGATGGTGTGAAAGCGCAGAGCATGGAACTGACCGAAATGGATGGCCGGGTAGATAAACGCGGTTATTACATTGTGGACAAGTTTGCCTTTGATGGCTGCTGTGTGCTTTCGACCACTGACCCGCGCATTAAGCCAGCTATGACGGGCAGCGAGGTTGTGGCGAATTTTAGCGCCGGGACGATTGCTGGCCAGATCAAGGATATGCTGGCTGAATACACAGCTTTACAAGGATCTCAATCCTCCAAGGAGGCTGAGATAGATAATTTTGCGAAAGGAGAAGATGTTTTGGAGAAGAAGAATGAAATTCTTGCATCCTACGGCATCGATGCTTCTAAGCTGGATTTCTCTTTGGAGGATATTACCATTGAGGAACTGGAAGAGAAGTGCAAAGCCATGACGGCAGAGCCTGCTCAGGAACCGGAAGCTGAACCTGCTGCTGAAATGACGGCGGAAGAGCCGGAGCAGGAACCTGTCCAGGAGCCTGCTGCGCAGATGAGTGCCGAGCCTGAATCTGTTGAGCCTGCGGCCGAGCCGAAAGAGTTTAGCCTGACGGTAAACCAGCAGATGAACGAGCTGCGTAGTGCTATTGCTCAGGTTACTTTTGTTGACCGTTGGGGCGATGAAGGCGTCCGCTACTGGATGCAGGATGTACAGGACAACCGTGCCATTGTTTGCGATATGCAGGACTGGAAAACTTACGCAATTCCGTTTGCCATGGACGGCGACAATGTTGTTGTTGACTGGGACGGTAAGAAGCGCGTGAAGGTACAGTATGTGGACTGGGAGGACGGCGCTGCCGAGCCTGAGCTGCCTGTGCTGTATGAAGAGCTGGCTGGCCGCATTGATGCTGCTAAGAAAGCGATCTCTGATTATGCAGAGGTAAAGGCACAGCTGAATGAGATCCAGCCGAAGTACGATGCCTATGTGGCTGCAGAAGCCGCCGCGAAACAGGCTGCTGATGAGGCGAAACGCGCACAGCTGTTTGAACTGATGGACAAAAAGCTGGAGGGTGTTGCAGAATATGCTGCCCTGCGCGAAAACAAGGATATGGAATTTAGTGCCCTTGAGGACGAGTGCTATAAGCTGCTTGGCAAGAAGGCCGCTGAATTCAGCTACATGCCGCCCAAAAATGCTAAGGGCGAAGTGAAGAATGCACGCTTTGGCGTGGACGGGGTCCAGATGCAGCCTGCTGAGGGCAAATACGGTGACCTGTTTGAACGCTATCACGTTCGATAAATTAAAAAAACATACCATATGGAGGTAATTTACTATGGCTGAAAAGCATGCTGTTGTGCGTCTGGACAATATGTCCGGCACCAAAGATGGCTCTCTGCTGAAGAGTGTCAAGGTTTATAAGAGCGATGCCGCTGTTGCGATTGATAACGCACAGCTGGTTGTCCTGGGTGACCGCGAGGGTCGTGAAGTTTATAAGGCTACCGCTCCTGTCGCCGCTTCTAAGGTTTCTGACCTGGTGCTGATTGCCAGCGAGGAGCTGTTCTATGATGAGACCCGCACCCACTACCTGACCGAGTGGGAGAACGAGGCCGGTTCTATCTGCCGTGGCTATAAGCTGCACAACGGCGACATTTTTAGTGCCACCGCCGAGGCATTTAACGAGGCCCCCGCTGTTGGCAAGTTTGTTGGCTTTGCTGCTGATGACACCAAGATCCAGGTCCAGGCCGCTGCCGACGATAAGACCTTTGGTAAGATTGCCAGCTCTGAGAAGGTTGGCTTTGGCGACGGCGCTTACGAGTATTTCGAGATCGACGTTGCTCTGTAATTGACGGTTAGCTAAAACTAATTAAATGTTGAAATTATCTGCGCTGCCCTGAAATATGGGCGGCGCTTTTTCTATTTAGGAGGAAAATACTATGATCGATGAGAAGCTGATTAAGCTTGCCGTTGACGGCTACCATGGTCGACTGGGCAATGAATATAGCGTTGCTGACAGCCAGGAAGTGCTGCGCCAGGCGCTGATTGAGGCTAATAATGGCAGCACCAAGCTGGATTACAAGGCCGTTCGTGATGGTAAATGCCAGAATCTGTTCGCTATTGCCGAAGTCCTGGTCGAGAAGGTCAGCGAGGAAGGTCTGAAGGGCGACGAGTTCTTTACCAACTTTATTGAGGACCGCAACAAGGCGCTGGGCGACGAGGATGTTTTCCATATCACCAAGGATTGCCTGTTTGCCATTGCTGACATTGCCGAGGGCACCCAGGGCATTCGTCGTCAGCGCATTGAGGCTGGCCAGGACATTACCCTGCACACCAAGCTGCAGGCTGTCAAGGTTTACGAGGAGCTGAACCGCGTTCTGGCTGGTCGTGTTGACTTTAACCACATGGTTGAGTTGGTTGGCCGCAGCTTTACCCAGAATGATCTGGACGCTGCCTATGCCGCTTTCAATGGCCTGGTTGGCAGCCTGAGTGCCCCCTACATGCAGACCGGCACCTTTGACGAGGATAAGATGCTGGACCTGATTGCCCATGTTGAGGCTTCTACCGGCGAGACCGCTACCATTGTTGGCACCAAGAAGGCTCTGCGTAAGATCACTACTGCTGTTATGGCTGATGAGGCCAAGAGCGACATTTACGCAATGGGCTACATGGGCAAACTGGCAGGTACTAACCTGATCTCCATGAAGCAGCGCCACCAGATTGGCTCTACCAACTTTATCCTGCCTGACGACGTGCTGTATGTTATTGCTGGCGACACCAAGCCCGTGAAGCGCGTTACCGAGGGCAGTGTTACTATGCTGATGGGCGACCCCATGAACAATGCTGATTTGAGCCAGGATTACCTGATGATGAAGCGCACCGGCATTGGCCTGATCATGGACCGTGATTTTGGTGTTTACAAGCTGTCCTGATAGATAGCGTAACAATATCCCTGGGCGGGTGACCGCCTGGGGCTTTTTATTTGAGTATTTTTGGAGGTACTTATTTTGGCAGCAACAAGAAAAATCACGAACGACACCATGGTGGAATGTAAAAACGGCACCCATGGCCCACTGATTTACAAGAGTAGCCGCAATGCCGGTTATGTTGTGGAGTGGGAGAACTTTGGCGAGGTGCAGGAGATCGACTATGGTGAGCTTTTGAATATGCGAGCCAGCCAGCAGCGCTTTTTCCGCGATAACTGGATCTTGATTGAAGATGCAGAGGTACTGAGAAAGCTTGGTATGGACCGTTATTACAAAAACGCTCTGACTACGGAGAATTTTGACGAGGTGTTCCACTGGGCACCCGCCGACATCCGCAGCAAAGTAGCAGCTATGAGCAACGGTATGAAGGACTCTATCCGTATCCGTGCCAAGGAGCTGGTGAAAACCGGAGAACTGGACAGCCGCGGCGTGATCAAAGCACTGAACGAGGTGCTGCACTGCGACCTGGAAGAAGATATTGAGCTGGAAACCAAGAAGCCCAAAGCCAAGAAAGCCATTGAGACTTTTACCATTGAATAATGGAGGTGTGAGCCATGGGCACTAAATACGAGGAAGTCTATGAGCGTTATCGTGCCCGAGTTCGCAACTACGAATTTCTGGACTACGATGCATTGACACGCGGGACATATCAGCTGGATCTTTTACATTTGGCTATTAGTGATTTTGAGGAGATCTGCAAGCAGGATTTAAACGATAGGGAAGACGATATCCTGCGCTTTAACATTACTTTGACCAACCGGGAGAAGGATATTTTGGCGCTGGGAATGGTACTTCATTTCGTGGAGCCATATGTGTACAACACGGATGCTTTGCAGAATGCCTTGAACACAAAGGACTTTACGCTATACAGCCCAGCCAATCTGCTGGAAAAGATGACAGACTTGATGAACATTACCAGCAAGCGGCTGAAAGGGGAGATCAACCTGTATTCCTTTAGGAATGGAGAGATTTCCAGCCTGACCGAGTGAGGTGATGTCCCCATGAACTATGAGATGTATGCCGCTATGCTTGGCGGGGCAGGAAGCAGCCGCCGAAGCCGCATTATTGCGAAATCTGCCCATGATACAAACCACATGGGGCCTGATTCGCCCGCCTATAAACAGGTGGAGATCGAGGGTGTGCCGCACCACATGATGATTATTTCCAGCACGGTCACGAACCAGAAGATCATACGCACTTTACCTGGCGATGATTTTGAGATCGGCAAGATCATGCTGTGGAGTAAGAGCCATTGGTTGATCACGGAGCGTGATGCTGACGATGAAATTACGGTGCGCGGCAAGATCGAGCTGTGTAACCGCAATATCCAATGGCAGGATGACGAGACCGGCGAGATCATTACCCGCTGGGCCGTTGTGGACAAGCCTTATTTCTCGAACCTTTCGGAAAACAAGCTGATGACGCTTTCGAGCCGCGAATTCCAGATAAAAATACCGTATGACGAAGAATCCAGTTTACTGGACATTGGCAAACGATTGATGCTGGAAGAGATCAATGGCCAGGCCAAAACCTACCGCATTACCTGTGTGGATGGTATGACCGAGCGCTATGACCGCGACGATGAGCAGACCGGTTTTTTGGTGTTGAACCTTGAGCAGGATCAGCTTGACCCGAGCACGGATAGCAAGGCCGAGATGATTTGCGATTATAAGGAAGCGAAGAAGGTGCCGGAAGTTGGCAACGTAGCGATCAAGTACAGCGGCGAAGCCAAAGTACGTATTTGCGGCCGTGGCAAAGTATTGACTGCTACCCGTGACGGCAAAGAATACAATGACTGCATCTGGCATATTGAGCCGGATGATGAGCTGCTTCGTGAACAGGTGTATTTTGCGGAATCGGCAAATTGGGACCATTTTGTGGGAGGCAAGTGCCGGATTGCTGCGGCGGATAATCCAAAATTGAACGGGCATAGTGTTACGGTTACGGTACTATCCCCGGACGAAAAGAGCCGAGACAGTGTTGTGATAAAGGTGGTGGATGCATGAACCTGAGCGAACTTGGCGCGTACAAGCACAAGGTGGCCGGGTTGTTTGCAAGTGACCCCGATATTATTGACTTGATGCTTGGCCCTGTTGATGACGATGCGGATACTGATGAAATGCTGCTGGGAGACGACAAAGACTCCTGCGGGCATATTTACGAGTTTGAGTATACGCCGGACATTAACGAAACAACAGATACTTACCTTTGTATGGAGACTGTTGTGGCAAAAGCACCGACTGATACAGCGTACCGCGTGTATTTGTATGTGTTTGCATATTGCCACAAGAAGATCATGCAGAATTATAAAAAAGAAGGGCGGCTTGGCACCAGGGCAGATATACTGGCCGAGGATGTTGACCGCCTTTTGAATGGCAACCCGGATTTTGGAATTGGACTTGTGCGCCTTGTAAATAACGAGGTGTATAAACCTGTGAACAACTATTACGGGCGCTGCCTTTGCTATGAGATACAGTCGTTTAACAGAAAGCGTGGCACGAAATGAAAGTGCCTTATTTTGAACTACTGAATCCGATTGGTTTTATGGTAGATGGGATTGGACGAGTACATTCGCCAAAATTGCGTACCATTTGCAAACGCGGCTATAAAAATTACCAGTATGCGTTGACGCTTTTGCTTATGACCCCGCATGATTTTTTTGCGGGGATTGCTGCGGCACTACATGAGGAAAAGAACCCCTATGATGAATTACCGCAAGAGCAGAAGGACGCGCTGCATATCTTTGATTTACTTACTGCAGACGAACAGACCCAGGGCGAGATAGTAACCGCCTTGGGCTTTTTTATTGATGGTACGATCACATTTGAGCCGAGCCACCGCTGCTTTTTAGTAAATGCGGTGCAGGACGAAACAGGGGCACTAGCAGTGGACGGCATGATCAATGCAGAGAATTGGACGTTGGTGTGCGATGTATGCCTGCAATGTGCCTATTTAGACCCGCCCAAAGATAAACAGGCGCACAAATACCGGGATGAAAAGACACGCAAAAAGTTTGAAGAGTTCTACCGCAAGAAAGCGGAGTACGAGAAAAACAAACGCGGCGGGAAAAAGGCCGACCCTGATTATGAATTGGCCAACATCATCTCGGCACTGGCTACCTACCATGACAGCCTGAACATGGCAAATATCTGGAACCTGACGGTGTACCAAGTACATGACACCTTCAACCGCCAGAGAATGAAACAACAGATAGATATTACTGACTTTAACTACTCGGTTTGGGGCGGAAAAGACCACCAGGCCGATTTGTGGTTTAAAAAACTGACTTAACAACATAAAGGAGATTGCACTATGGCTATGAATCCTAATATGGCTAACCGTGAGGTTATGAACCTGGTTCTGCTGGACTACAAGACCAAGGTCCCTTACATGAACATTGACTTTGCTAATGTTTCTACCACCAACTTTACCGCCAACCGTGTGTACGCCAAGGGCGGCTGGGGTGCCCCTAACCGCGTTGGCTTTGACGGCGAGCGTACCGGCACCCTGCAGATCGACACCCAGATCATGCCTGCCAAGCTGTTTGCGCTGCTTTCCGGCAAGGATATTGCCAAGACCGCCAAGGTCCTGAAGCGTGAGGAGCTGGCTGCCGGTGCTGACGGTCTGGAGCTGACCGAGGAGCCCAAGACCGGTACTGTCCAGGTGTTTGCTGCGTCTGACGATTGCGGCACCCCCATTTCTGGCGTTACCGCTACCGGCAAGAAGGTTACTGCTACCGGCATTACCGAGAACCAGAACTACATTGTTTACTACTACCTGGACAAGACCACCGGTGTGCAGAGCATTAAGTTTGACGCAGACACCTTCCCGAAGGCTTTTGAGATCCGCGGCGAGATGCCCTTTAAGACCGAGGACGAAGAGGATGTTATGTGCGACCTGACCTACTACAAGGCTCAGCCGCAGGCCACCTTTAACCTGGCTTTCCAGAACACCGGTGATCCGACCACTGTGTCCATCACCTTTGACTGCTACGCCAACCAGGATGGCGATATTTACGAGATGACTTTTGAGGACGGCACTGTCTGATCCTTGATTGACTGAACCTAGAAACAGGGGAGCTACGGCTCCCTTGTTTTTAGATTTTAAGGAGATGAAAACATGGAAGAGATTAAGTTTGTGGAGACTACAGCAGCGGAACTGCCTGCCGCGCAGGTAAAGAAGCCGCGCAAGAAGGCGAAGCCGCAGGCTGAAGAGGTTGTTATGGAGACTATGCCGGAGACGCAAGTGCCGCCGATGCAGCAGGGGATTGTTGTTTACCGCAATGAGGCTACCGATGTACTGGGTTTTGAGTGCGATGGCCATGGCTACCAGGTGCCAGGCGCAAAAGAACTGGGGTATAAGCTTGGCGACAATGTCGATTTTATGGTAGTTGATGGAAAGATCGTGTTTGGCATTGCGTAATAAGTACAAAGTTTCGGCAAAAGAGGACCGCACCTATGATGGGATTGTGTTTGACTCTAAGGCCGAGATGAAATACTACCGGGATGTTGTGCTGCCCGGCGTTGCCAACGGGACGATTGTGGATTATCAGTTACAAAAGCCGTATGAGCTGCAGCCGAAATTTAAACATGACGGCAAAACCGTGCGAGCTATAACTTATGTATGTGATTTTTACCTGGTGTATGCAGATGGGCATACTGAGGTAATTGATATAAAAGGTATGGCGACTACGGAAGCATTGCTGAAGCGAAAGCTGTTTATGTACAGATACCCGGATGAAAACTGTATATGGCTGGTGGAACGCAAGGCCGGTTGGATACGATATGAAGATTGCAAAAAGCGTAAAAAATAGGGAGGCTTTTATGACCAATAAAATTTTGCGGGGGGGGGTACTCCCTTAATGTAGTACCCGAAATGCACCTTACGAAAGTGGGGTGTTGGGTATGAGTGTTGCGCTGATGAGTGCAGGCGGCGGTAGCGGAAGTATTACAAGAGTAGAGCTTGTAGATTTGTCATTTTCACGATATAGTGGTAGTTTTACTAAAACGGCAGATGTTTCTTCGTATAAAGGATACAAAAAATTCACTAATGATAATTTTGTTGTTATGACGACATCTGTATATATGGGTGATAGCGACGCTTATGCAGGCAGCAGTTACAGTGTGTCTTACAATCAAGATACTGGAATTGTTACTTTTACTGTGAAGATAAATACGAACGCAAATGGCGGGTATCATCAACATTCTGCTTCTGCCAAAGGATATTTATTTTACTAATTAAAACAAGGAGTTATTTATGAATTACATGAATTTTGTCCGGGGGGGGGGTACTGTGTAAACCATAGTATCTCCGAAGCATCTCGTTTAGAAAGCGAGGTGCTGTGATATGGCATTAGCTTTGATGGGGCCTGGCGGTGGCGGAAGTAATAAAGAAATATCAAAAATGAAGTCTACAAGACTATGGACGAACGCAAACTCTTTTAAGAATTTTGACGGAAACGGTATCAAAGGAGGCCCTGGCTCCACACCAAATATTCCACTTTCAAATTTAACTGATTATGATGTACTCGCTATTGCGTGTAAATTATACACTAACAGTTCTAATGACAATCCATTTATTAACTATATTGGAGTAAAAGAACAAATTTTGAATGGGAAAAATGGTGGATTATTTATATTGTGTGGAGGAACTGGCGGATCTGCTGGCGTTTTTAGAAACGCGCGTCTTCTCTCTACTGGCCTTTGTGTTACGTGGGACACAGGATCACTGGACGGGGAACATGTATCTAATGATGGAGCAATTCCATTGTATGTAGATGGATTAAAGTAAGAGGTAAATATGAAAATCTATGATGAGATCACTAAAGAGGAGCTGACGGCTCCTGATGAAAGTAAAGGTTATCTGTATGATAGCCAGATTAAAACTGGCATGACTAAGGACGCCTATGAAGTTATGGTAGGAACTGTTACTGAGGATTGTCCGAATGGCTTGCGCCGTTTGATCCCCGGCCATGCTGTTTTTGAGGCTTGCCAGTTCTACCATACATATACCGACGAGGAAATCAAGCGCATGGAAGAGCAGGCTGCTGCGGAGCAGGCTGCAAAAGACCGTGAGGCCAAGATTGCGATGATTGACTCGATTGATGCGCAGGTGACTTATACTGCCATGATGACGGATACGCTGATGGAAGAGACTGATAGCGGTGAAGGCTCCGGCAGTGATGGCGCGGCTGATTCTACTGATAGCAAGGAGGCTTAATTATGTTTGAGAAAATTAAGCGTTGGTATCCGAAACTGTGGAACAAAACCATGGTGAAGAATGCTGTAAAGAAGGGTGTTATTACTCCTGAACAGTACAAGGAAATTGTTGGAGAGGAGTATAAAGCATGAGTGTTGCAATGATGGGGGCTGGCGGTATCGTAAACAATCGCGCTTCTCTAGTGCCTGCTATGACATCTAACAGTCAAAATGGTTATACAGTTTCTGCAAGTAATTACTATAATAATGATAGTAGCCTTTACCCAATTTGGCACGCTTTTGATGGCAACACCATTCGTGGTGGGTGGGCTGAACAAGCAAATGGTTCTACGCTATACGTCGGTGCCAGTAATAGAAACGTAGATGTTGATATTACATTTCCAAAAGAAGTATCCGTGCATGCTGTAAAAGTTATTGCATCAACCTATGAAGCTGGTGGTGTTCGACAGCCTGCAAGTGCCTCACTTTCCTATTGCAATAAATCCGGTTCATATATTTCAGTTAATATTAACCAAATAGCTGCCGGTAAATCTGGCACGACAGACGACTGTAATGGAGTCGAATATCCTAAAAGTAAAAAATGGCGTGTCACTTTAGTAAGATTGGGTGAATATATTGGGTTAAATCAGATTCTTTTATTTTAAATGTTTATTATCGAATTTAATTGGAGGTATATTTTATGATTAAGAATATTCTGCGGGGGGGGGGGTATAGTAATCTAAACTATACCTCTGATATGGATACTTGTGCCGGAAAGGCGGTGCGAGTATGAGTGTTGCGTTGATGGGACCTGGTGGCGGCGACTCGAATTTTAAAAAGATGTTTAAAGATTTGTCGTTTTCAAGTGCCGAAAGGGTTCTGCTCTGGACAAATAGCAATCACACAAATAATAACACAGGCAGTGTTACTGCCGATACTGGCTCTCAGCTTTATGCTGCTTATTGTATAACTGTAAAAGGGCACTCTTCTCTTAGTCCACAATATGTAGCTGAATTTATTGCTATTCGTGGTGCATCTCATAATGCCGTTGGTGGAATTGATAGAAGCATTTGGCGTGGTGTTAAAATTGATGGTTCAAACATTACAATAGGAACACCATATGCTGGTGAAACAACGCACTGGGAGAGTACCATTGTGTACCAGATTTATGGCATCAAAGGAACAGAACTTTAATTAAATTATGTTATAGCCTCGCACCTTGGATAGGTGCGGGGCGATTTTTTATTTTAAAGGAGAATTTTGTATGGAAATTAAGAAAAATATTACCGTGCAGGAGCGCGTGGATTTTGTGAATTTTGTTGTGGATACTTGCACGGTGGATAGCCGCTATGTACCGGCACTGTTTGATTTTGCCTGGCGTGCGGGCGTGGTGAAGTTTTTTGCACCGGAGGTTTGGGAGCACCTGGGCGGCCAGGATGATATTTGCGATTTTGTGTACAGCCGTGACGGCATTGAAATTGTAGAACACCCGGATATTGCCGAGGTCACCGCTGGCCTGTATGAAGCCTGCCAGGAAGAGATTAAGAACCGGCGCGAGGAATATATGGTGGTTTACCAGAGCGTGGCACACCCTGACCCGATGGACCGTATTGCGGATGCCTTTGAAGAGATTGCAGGAGCCATGAAGGGGCTGAATGACCCGGACATGCTGGTGGAGATTGCCAAGAAGGCCGGGCTGGTAGGGAAGAAGGCTGCACCGGCTGGTAAGGCTGTACCGCTGGAGCTTGCTAAGAAGGAGTAAGACATGGCTACGGTAACAACGCTGAAAGGTTTAGAGCTTGAAATGCAGCGGCGCATTAACCGTGCCCTACGTGGAGAAGTTGCGAACGAAGTAGAGAAATGCGTGCAGAAACATGTGCAGCAGGATGTTTTAAGCAAATATGAGCCTGTTGCATATGAACGGCGTGGCGGTGGCGGCCTGGAAGGTGAGGCCAATATCAAAAGCGCTGTACGAGACAAAACTTTGACGGTTAAGGATGTGGCACAAATAGAGGGGCCAAGACTCCCTGGTTACTCGGCCAGTCATGCTTCTGACACTGAATTTTCCAAACTGATTGAAGGATATGGAAAAGGCGTTGCGAACCCGTGGGGTGGCAGGAATGGTGCGTGGACAAAACCGCGCCCATTTATGACAAATGCAAAAAAAGAGATTGTCCGTGAAAATAGTCAGGTTCATGGGCGGATTGTAAAAGCTATAAAAAAGCAATTTCCTGAATAAACGGCAGAGGCTTCGGCCTTTGTCTTGAGTGGTTAGTGATAAATAACCGTTGAAGAGAAAGGCCGAAAGCCATAAGGAGGATAAAATTATGGCAGAAGATTTAAATATTAAGGTAAAGGTAACACCTGATACCAGTGGGGTACAGGGAGAGCTAAATGGACAGGCTGGTAGGTTTAATTTGCCAGTAAAAGTGTCACTGCAGAATGTTGCGGATATACAAACTCAAATTCAAAATATCGGCAAAAACATTGATGTTAAAGTTAATCTTACTATGGCACAGAACGGTGTAAAAAATCAACTAAATAGTTTAAAGAATCAAAAGGTTGATATGCAACTGTTCGACACCACGAAACTTACGCAGGAATTAAATAAAGTAAGCAGTGCTATTGAAAAAGCTGTCTCAAAGATTCAGATCGCTTTGTCTACAAAGATAGATTCTACAATGAAGGCAACTGCGAGCAATGTCGAAAACCTCGGAAAATCTTTTGGCACTATTCAGACAAGAATAGATTCTATTAAAAATACTGGCGACAAGGCTAAAATGCAGGCCGGCCTCGATACTGCCAAGAAGAACTATAACAATCTTATTCAGCTTGGCACATTGACAACAGAACAATTTAGTGGGATGGCTACTCAGCTTGCTATGGTGAATCGCCAAGTTCTTGACATTGTTGCGTCTGAAAAGAAATTAGAAAATCAAGCAGCAAGAGTCGCCAAGATCAATATGCGTGGCGATGAACTTATTGATTCTTACAATCGTGGTAATGCAGATTTGAAAGATGTGTATGATGCGTCTGCTAAGAAATATAGAACAAAAGACGACAGAAACGCAAAACGCAGATTGGATCGACAGCAAAATAGGATTAGCGGTCTCATTCAAAATTTCCAGAACAATCCTACGACAGAAAACTTTGATCTTCTATCTCATGAAATTACGATGTATGAGCGAAACAGCAATGATTTGCAGAGTACATTAAGAGCCGAAAAGAAAGAATGGGAAGATAACGAAAAAGCAAAACAGAATGCTGCAAAAGCTACTGCTGCCGTGGCAAAGAAGACGCAGGAAGCGCAACAAAAAGCAGAAGATGCACGAAAAAAGACTGCATCGAATTTGAATCAGCAATTTGCAAATTCTGATTTTTCTGATTCGCAAATTAAATATTTCGCAGCAAAAAACAACGGTTATAGCACTGCAGATATGAAGCGGTACTTCGCAAGTACAGACAAATGGAACATTAAGCTCAAATCCGCGATTTCCGCATTTAATAATGATCCTACTGAACAGAATCTTAAAAAGCTGACTACTACCTATAATGGATATATTACCGCCAAGAAAAAGTTGGATACTTCCTTGACTGAAGAAAAATCCAAATGGGAAAAGACAGCAGCCGGTATTAAAAAATCCGGGGAAGACCTTGGCAAAACATATTCGGCGCTTGAACAGAAAAAGGCAAAACTTGATTCTACTTACACCAAAAAAGTAGAAGGAACACAATTTACAAATCAGGCCATTGAAGATCTTGCAAAAGGGCAAAATGGCACGACCAGTATTGCTACATTGTTTACTGATGCAGAGACCGCGAAAAAAGATTTTGAAAAAAATATGGACAGCGGTTCTCTTGCACGATATAAAGCTGCAATAGAAGCTTTGACGCAGGCGCTTGCCAAAATGGACGCAGAGCTTACTGTAGCCGCAAAAAGCTCTGACCAGTTCAATAGTCAAATGCGGGCAAAACAGAACAAATACTCCAGTGAGATGACCCGGCTTAGTCAGTCCGGCACTGATTTACAGGATCTTGCAATAAGAACTGGCCATGGAAACATGGTTAATAGCAACACGGCGGAAGGCGTACTTTGGGGAGAAGTTTCTGACGCCAGCAAAGAAGCAAGAACCGCAATGGCGGAGTTCGATCAAAAGCTTGACACAAACAGCCTTTTGAAGTACGAGCAGGCATTGCAGCACCTAAAAGAGTTGCTATCTCAGTTCCGTGATGAACTGACGAAAACTATTACTGCTACTAATAAGATGGGCGATATTAAAGATACAAACGCCGCCCAAATGAGTGAATATCAGAAGAGTTTGCAGGAGCTTACCGCAAGATATAATACCGCTGTTGCAAGTAAACAGGCCAACGGTAAGGATATGGGCGGTTTGCTTGTCGGAACGGATTTAACTGCTATCAATGACGCTTACACTAAAGCAGATCAAGCCAAAGCGAATTTTGAGCGCGATATGAATCAGACTTCGCTGGCTGCCTACAAAACGGCCATGGCTGCTTTGGCGCAGGAAATTCGCAATCTGACTTCTGCTTTGGACTCTGCTGATAATTCTGCGGAGAAGGCATTTAGTTCGTTGCCAACACAGATGAATGCTGTCGAAGGCACCCTCAAGACGTTAAATGATACATATCGTGCGCAGCAAAACCGCGGTAAAAGTGATGCTGGCGTAGAAAGCACAATTCAGCTTTATACTGATGTGCTTAAAGAGATGCGGCAGATAGAAGCTTCTGGCAGTAATGACTATTCTCAATTCACGGAAATGTTCAAGAAGTTTGATTCGCAATTGCAAGCATCTGGCATTAACATCAATAACTTTACAGACTTCATGCGAGCCATGAATTCCGTGGCTACTCAGGCAAAAGTTTCTATTGGTGATCTTGGCAACGAATTCAAACAGCAACAGAGCATTGAGTCTTTGAATAAGCGCTTGAACAATCTACTGTATACCATGGAGCGCTATGTTGAGATCAATAAAAAGATCCAGGGCAATTCTGACGTAATGAACCAGTACAATAGTGTGAAATCTGATATTCAGAGTGCCTTGCGGAGTACAGATGGCGCATTTAAAGAAAGTACATTGTCTAAGGCTGCTGAAGGATTTTCGGCACTGAAAAAACAGGCGCAGGATCTTGAGCTTGAGGGTAAGACACTGAGCCAAGTATTCCAGAATCTGTTTGGCCAGCATTTTAGTACGATGGTCGCCATGGGTGCGCTGCATTTGATGCAGAATAGCTTACAGCAGGTTTATCAGAATGTCGTGGATATTGATACGGCTATGACGGAACTGAAGAAGGTTACGGATGAGACGAGCTCGACTTATTCTAAGTTTTTGAGTGACGCCGGTAACCAGGCCAAGGAGTTGGGCGCCAGTGTTAGCGATGTGGTTAGCGCGACTGCCGACTTTGCCCGGCTTGGATATAACTTACAGGATGCCAATGAGATTGCCGAGTCTGCCATTATGTTTAACCGTGTTGGCGACGGCGTTTCTGATGTTAATGAGGCCAGCGAAGATATTATTTCGGCTATGAAGGCTTTTAATATCGAGGCCGAAAACAGTCAGCAAATCGTTGACAAATACAACGAGGTAGGTAATAATTATGCCATCAGTTCGGCAGGTGTCGCGGACGCCTTGACTAGATCGGCCGCTGCACTGCATGCCGCCGGAAACGATATTAACCAATCTATTGGTATGATCGTAGCAGCCAATGATGTCGCCCAATCGCCCGAGCAGGTAGGAAATGCCTTAAAGGTACTTTCTTTACGTATTCGTGGAGCGACTACTGAACTTGAGGCCATGGGCGAAGATGCCGACGGAGCCGCGACCAGCACAGCAAAACTACAGGCTGAAATTAAGGCTTTGTCTGGCGTTAATATCATGAAGGATCGGGATACATTCAAATCTACATACGAAATCTTGGATGAATTGGCTGATAAGTGGGATAGTCTAACTGACGTCTCCAAGGCCAGCATCCTGGAGGACCTTGCTGGCAAAAACCGCGCCAGTGTTGTAGCCGGTATGTTGGAAAACTGGGATGATGCCAAGAAAGCCATGGAGACAGCACAGAAAAGTGCAGGCAGCGCAGAAGCGGAGTTGGAGACAGCATTGGATTCCGTGCAGGGCAAGCTCTCTCAGTTCCAAGCTACTTTTCAATCTTTTTCCGAGACCGTCCTCGATTCTGATTTAGTTAAAGGTATTATTGATTTTGGTACAAGCGCACTAGATGCTGCAGATGGATTTACCAAATGGGCCGGAGTAATCCCGACCTTGACCGCAGCATTAAGTGCCTTTTTGTCGTTGTCTGGTACGAAGACTCAGGGCAGTATTCAGATGCTCGCTTACGCAGTAGGAATAGCTGCGTAGGATGCAACCTGAGTCCTATTATAAATACCCAAACTGCTGGGAAAAGCTAAGAGCCGTGTGACCACAATAGGGGAATGATCCGCTATGACGGTGCCGAAAGGCAGAAACAACAACACGGATGCGATAAGCTGAGATAAAAGCTGCTATCGCGTAAGTTGACATAAGATATTAAAACTACGGGGCTTCGTGTAGTGCCAAGAACGAGGCGGTGATTGATTTGGAGGTGGAGGTGTGGTATGATTAAAGAAATAGCTCATAAGATGTGGAATAAAATACTTGTAAAACGAAATATATGGTGGTTGAACAAATACGGTGATGAGCTAAACAAAAAGTACAATGGTAAAATGCTTTTGATTGTGGATTGCGAAGTAGTTGCAGTTGGCTCATTTTTAAGTGACATGCCGCATAACAATGAACCTGGGGCACTGTACTGCCAAACAAAGATTGTTGATCCGTATAGGTATTTTGATTTTAGTAAGAAAACTTCTAAACCATAAAGGAGTAAATAAAAATGGCTGCATATACATTTGACGGAATTCCAGCAGGGGCGCTTACAATTGGTATTCTTGTGGATGTGTATGCAAATTTTGCACGAAAATGTGTTACTGGAATTATAGATACTGGGTGCTCAAATACATGTATTTCTGAGGAATTGGCAGGGATAATGGAGTTGCATCCTTGTGGCCATACAGAATATACTGTTGTTGGCGGAGATAGGGTTTCCGTCAATAAATACATGGTTAATATAATGATTGATGACACAATACCGTGCGGAGACATCGAAGCAGGTTCTTACCATAAAGGCTCGGAATTTTACGATGTGATTATTGGCATGGATATACTTAGTAAGTGCGATTTTGCAGTTACAAGCGCAAATGGCCACATGAAGCTAACTATGGAGTATCCTTCTAAACGAGACCTCGATTTTACAAAAGAATAACCGCAGGGTGGCACCTACGGCTATACATTTAATATTTTATGTCAGCTTACGCGGAGGCAGTGCTAAGTCGCGTAAACAATGTTTAATCAGCAGCCGGAGACCCGTGCAGTTTACTGCACAGATGGAGGGTGTGACCTCTGGGTTTCTGGTTCATCGACTGTATGGGTAGCCCTATTCTATGGCCTTTGCCGGATGGGAGGAAAGACAGTCAGAACATCATGGGAAAGCCATGAGAAGGTTATAATTTTACAACCATGGGTATTGACATACAACTAAAGGTGTGGTATTATAATTGCGCCGAAAAGTTAGGAATGTTGCAGCCACAGAATTAAAGCCACCTTTTCTTTAAACTGTAGGTCATTTATCTCCAATTCCTTGTCAGTACCCTTTCCGGTATAGTCGCTGGGTTTGTCCGCCTGGCGGCTTTTTTGTTTATAGGTATAATTTTGAGTTATCGGATTGTAAATATTTTTCTTGACATGAGGTTCAATTGAACTTATAATATAGAAAAGAGTTCAGATGAACTTATAAGGAGATATTTTGCAATGGAAGAATTGAGCCTTGACGGATTCACTTTGGTAAACCTTACGTCCGCTTCGACTTTACATCAAAAAAGGCTTGTGTTGGAGCTTACACAGCAACAAGTGGCTGACCGTGCGAACATAGACTTGCAGCAGTACCGTAAATTTGAATCCGGTGCAAGAGATGTACGCAGAGCCTCTTTTGATGTTGCTTGCCGTGTGATTAAAGCGCTGGAGATGGATGTTGGGAAATTTTTTGATGGTGATTATAGTTTTGGAGAAGAAATTTACAGCGAAAACGGCGAACTGAAATACAAAAAGACTGGCAGATCAACAAGCGATAATATTGACCAGTAATAAATACTTGATATAAAAGTAAGACCGCCCCTGCGAAGGGACGGCCTTTTATTGTTTATGAGGAGGTTTTTATGACTTTACAGATTACAGGAGACGCAAAAGAAATAGCCGAATTGATTGAGATGTTACAAAAGCAGTGCACTAAAGATGCCAAATTGAGAAATTATGTTTGCGGTTGCATCGAGAATAATAGTGGATCAATCAAATTGTCAAGACAAAATCTCGGGTGATTCAATCCATTGGGCATGTGTTTCATCAATTACTAGAACATCACAGCTCTCGCTAATTGATTGCAACCAGCCGTTATAATATTGCAATTTGGATGCTGTAGCGTTTATAAAACGCAGGTAATTTACACCTTCTTGAAGTGAAAATAAAAGACAATTAGAATTTATTTGCTGTTGTGACATAAGCTCAAGTGCTATTTTATTATCTCCTATTGCACTTATGCATATCCCATTTTCGTTTGTAATTTCTTCTATTTTATCGTCTACCAGCGTTGTTTGAAACACTTCACATATACCATTTTTTACTGCTGCACCGATCATAATTATATTTTGGCTTGTTGCATGTATTTTCAATTCAGTTTTCAAAGCACTTAGTTCTTCTTGAATAGAAATAGACGAGGCTGAAAGGCTAAGAAGAAATTTCTTTATTATAGCAGATATTGGTGAACCGTCATCAGCTATAAGATTCCCTGTGTATGCTATTCCGTGTCCACTTTTAGTTGTAAACACTTTTTGTTGGTAATTCAAAGATGAATAAAGAAGTGCTTGTCCATCTGGCGTTGGTTTTGGATTTAGCGTAAGCCGCTTGTCTGCTGTCATTACAATTCCATATTGGTTTGCTAATACAAGTACAAGAGACATATAGTATTCATCCCTTTTTAATTACCATTCATACCCACAATGGTTGCAGTGGAACTGATGCTTGATCTTCTGGCTAAAGATACCCAGCATCAGGAAATTGCCAGCCTTTTGAGTGACCGTAATTGGTTTGATGTCTGTGCTATGACATGTAGGGCAACGTGGACGAGTAGCTTCGCGTTCTGTACGTTCACGCTCGCGGCGGGCTTGGGATTCTTGCTGTGTATTCTGTTGTTGCTTTTCTTTTAATTGTCTTGTTCTAACATCAAACAATCCTTTGTTGAAGTCGGAACTATTATACACATAAATATTTCTTAGATACTCATCAATAATTGGACTCTCTGTTTCGTTGTCTATGTTCGCAATTGTATACTCTCTTTTGGAGATTTCTTTAAGTATCTGGTTTTCGCTTTTTGATAGAATTTCACAGAACTGTTGTTGTGTTAATAATTTTATTTTTGGATTATGACAAAACCAACATTCATGTTTTTCATCCTGATCCATTGCAGTAACATCCCCACAGATTGTACATATAGACATTTGGAGAGAGTTAAGATAATCGTCCATTTTATTCTCCTTTTATACTTAATGCGTTATTATGAATAAACCGCCAACAAGCAGAATCAGAATGCCGACGCCACTATCGGCAGCAGACATCGAACCCGTAAGCAACGCTAAAATTAAATAAGGAATCCCGATGATTGCCAAAATCATTATCAACCAAGTAAGGCAGCCAATAAAGTCCTTGCCGATATCAGATCTAATGTCGTCTTGTTCTCCCTTGTTTGGCGGATTGTATTGGGAATGCTGCGGCCTGTTTGTGGCTTTTGGACACTGAACCGGATTTTGTGATGTCTGAGTTTTAGGCTGTGGCATAGGAGTGTTTGTCGATGATGCATGAGTTGCATTGCTGTTTGGTTCGTTCTCCGAAAAGTTCCGATCAAATGCCTGCTTATAATGAACATACCCATCAATGCCCTTGCCAAAGTAGCCGTAATCATCCTGTTTGCCTGCCATGATAATCCCTCCGTCCCAAACACAAATTATAACCTTACAACGATTATATCACACTACTATCGTTGGAACAAGTGATCTTGAATCTTTTGAATATGTTTGGTACTGGTAAGAATGTCAACACTGGCAATACATATATGACATTCTTGGGTAAGGAAGCATTGACTGCTCGTGATGATGTTAAAGCCGTCATTAACGAAGTCGAAAAGCTAAAGAATGCTGCCGGCCAAAGTATCTCTATTAACGATACTGCTGGAATTTGGGGCGCGTTTTTGCTTGGAAAGAACAATCAGAATTATGACTTTTCAAAAAGCTTAGGCAACGACATAATTGCTCTACGGGCATACCTGGATGACGTAACGAATAAGGGGATGTCTGCGGCGGATGCCTTAAATGATGTACAGGTATCTGTATCTGGTACAACGGTTGAATTTGAAGATTTTGCTAAGAGTATAGACACTACAGGCATGCATTTTGACCAAGCGGCCTCTATTTATATTCCTGCATTTATAAAGCAACTGACCAGTGCCGTCACAATTACAACGGTAATGAAGGGCGTCCTCAAAGGGCTTGTTGGCATTATTGGAAATCTTGCCGTTGCTGCCGTTGCATCTTTGGCTATGGGTGCATTGATAAAAGCTGCAGAAAAGGCTGGCGAAGTTCTTCATAATTTCAAAGATAATACTTTCGGAAAATCTCTTGAAGAACAAAAAGAGCAGATTGACGAAATGGGGCAGGCACTGGACAATACGGCCAGCTCTATTGATTCCTACAAATCAAAAATTACAGACCTGAAAGATTCTATCGACAGTGGCACACTCAGTGAGCAGGAAGCTTATCAGGCACGCAAGGATCTGCTAGAAATACAGGATGAGCTGATTCAAAAATATCCTGAAGAAGCGTCTGGTATTGATCTGCTAAATGGCAGTCTGGAAACACAACTCGACTTGTTAAATGGTATTACTGAGGCAAAAGCTCGTGCTTATCTCTCTGAAAATAATGATATAATTCAGAAATCTTATGAGGAGATGACAAAGCAGCGCACCTATAAATCTACCGGCTTTGATAATTATCTTGAAGCTGATAGCAATGACATGTCTGAAATCGAAAAGATTGCTCAGAAATATGCGGACAAAGGACTGGCATTTGCTCAATATGGTTCTGAAAAGAATGGTAAGGCGCGTTACGATATTGAAGTGACTGCGGATGTTTCGCAGGCCAAAGATGCTATTGATGATTTTTATAACGACGTACAAAAAAGTAATCTTATAAGTGACGATGCAAAAGAAGCCTTATCTTCTCGTTTGTCGCAGTGGAGCAATGAAGCAAAAGGCATAGTTGACGAGTATGGTGATTACGCAAAACAAGCGGCCAAGTATGAAATTCAACTGAATGACACTTGGTCCAAGACTTACTCCGACCTTGAAGAAGCCCAGGAAACCTACAATGATGCCGTTGCCAAGAATGACGATAAGGCCATTGCGGCGGCACTGAAAAAGGTCAAGGCCGCTCAGGACGAATTTGCCAATACTGATATTGACAATAGCTTTGTGCAGCAGTATATGCAGGCGCAGGCGGATCAGTTGGACAGTGCTACGAAACTACAGGCTGTTCAGGCCGGACTTTCTGAAACCTTTAAGGGTACCACCTCCAACTACAAGTCTCTGAATGATTATCTTGATGTTACAGATCACAAAGCTGAACAGCTTACCGACAGTATCACTTATAATCTGAATGAACTTAAAGGTCTGGATGATATTGATATCCTTAACATTGGCAGCCTCGAAAAAGCAGGATCTGCATCTAAAAATTATACAGACGAACAAATTGCCTCGTATAATCGTTTAAAAGGCGTAGCAGATCAGCTTGGCGTTTCCATGGATGACCTAATTGATATTTTTGTCAAGATTGGTCTCGTAACTAGCGACAATATCAAGTATACCAACGAGTTTACCAGCTCCGCGTTGACCATGGCAACTGCAGCTAGCAAGGCTATATCCAGTGTTACTTCTATCCTGAATTCGCAGGGAACTGGCGTTAATGTTGATGCCGATTCTTACAGCGAACTGATCAAGGATAATGCTGAATACGCGGCCGCACTGCAATACAGCAACGGCACCATGCAGCTGAACCGCGAGATGGCACAGCAGCTTACCGAAGCAAAAGTAAAAGAGTCTGAGGCTTATATCAAGGTGGCTTACAGCCAGAACCAGGTCAAGTATGAGAAGGTTAAGAATGACCTATCCTATTACACAGATGAAGTTCGTAAATCCATAGAAGCTGACGCAGACAAGTTGAAGCAGTTTGACGAAGAAAAGGCTGCACTGGAAAGCCAGAGCCAAGCACTTCGTGACAATTGCCGTAGTTTGCAGATGCAGTACTCGGCTTTGATGCAGGCGAGTAGTGCCTACCAGGATTGGTTGAACGCACAGAATGCTACTGAATCCGGCGACATGTACGACAGCGCCATTGAAGCAAAGAAAGCTTTGGCCGAAGGACTGAAGAACGGCAAAATTGGCACGGTCAAGTGGCAGGCTGCTTCCGAGTTTTTGATCCCGGATGACTACGAGGGGACAGCTGCTGAATACATCAAGAAATTGAATCGCTACTTTAAGCAGGCCAGCGATGGTTCTGATGATGGTTCCGGCATCAACAACTTTATCACGGATAGCCTGAAGGCCGGGCTGATGAAGCAAGAGAGTGATGGCTCTATTAAGATCCTGGCAGACAAGACCACGGAAGATTTTGCAAAAGAGCTGAAACTTTCGCCAGATGCTGTGCAATCTATCTTTGGTGAGATGCAGGAGTATGGCTGGACCTTTGACTGGGGCAGCATGCTTGGCGACCCAATCACTAACTATAAAATGCAGCTGGACGACATTAAAGACCAGATGGCAGACCTTGAGCCGGATAGTGAAGCGTGGCAGGTTCTGGATGCCAGGGCAGAAGAGTTAGAGAGTGCTCTGGATGGGCTGTACCAGCGCAGCGGACTTGACCAGCTTGCCGATACGGTACAGCAAGCGAAAGACAATGGCGTTGAGCTAAGCGAAAGCGCCCAGCAGGCAGCCGATGCACTTGATTCTGCGGGTCGTGTGCAGAATGAGCTGGATATCTATGACAAACAGCAAGAGATCAATGAACAGCAGCAGAATCTGACCAATACTTCTGATTTTGAAAATCTGGCAAAGCTTAACCAGGAAATGACTGAACTTTTACAAAAGCGTCAGCAAATGGGTGAGCCTACAGATACTGAAATTGAACTGTATTTGAACCAGCACGCGGATGCCAACGGCGATATACCCAGTGATGTCGTTGAAAAGATGAAAAATGCTGGTGTTATCAAAGTTGATACAGAAGCTGATAAGTCGCAACTTGAACAGGCTTCTGATGAACTAGATGCTTTAAATGGTAAGGCAAAAACTCCTGTTAAGGTAACTGTCAATTCTTCTGATGCTATGACGAAGATTAGCAATCTTGGTACAGCTATAGCCAATCTTATCAAAGACTACACTATCAATATCAAGGTAAATCAGAGCAGTTCTAATTCTGGCTCTAGCGGAAAGAACCAAAAATCGACTCCGTATGTAGCGCAATATCACGGCATCAATGGTGCTTATGGTGGTGCCTTTGCCGGTGGCCGTACACTGGTTGGTGAACTTGGTAACGAGTTAGTTGTGAACCCGCATAGCGGCAAATGGTATACTGTTGGTGATAATGGCGCTGAGTTTGTAGACCTGCCTAAAGATGCTATTGTATTTGACCATAGCAAAACGAAGAAGTTGCTCGATCAGGGCTTTATTGGCGGACGCGGTGTTGCGCTGGCTTCTGGTACGGCCATGGATTCCGGCAGTCCGGGTAGGGGCAGTTATGTCGGCGGCAATGGTTACAAGGTTGGCCAAGACCCGCGGGTCAAGAGTACATACAAAGCAACTACTGCATCTACCAAGGCGACCAAGGACAATACCACCGCACTGGAAGAAAACAAAAAGGCACTTGAAAAGCAAAAAACGGCGCTTGAAAAGCAGAAGGATGCCCTTGAAAAGGAATCCAACAAGCTGAAAATCTATGGCCAAGCAGCCATTAACGAAATCGAAAAGCGTATTACTGCCCTTAATAAAGAAAAGGATGCGCAGGACAAGGTCTACGAAAGCCAGATCAAAGAACTTGAAAAGCGCAAAGAGGCGTTGCAGAAAGCCAATGACGAGGAAGACCGCGCTATTAAGCTGGCCGAGTTGCAGGATGCTTTGGAAAAAGCCAAGGCCAACCGCACTGTACGTATCTACAATAAAAACGAAGGTTTTGTATGGCGTGCAGACCAACAGGCTGTAAGTGATGCACAGAATGACCTGGATGATCAGAAGCGACAGTGGAAAAATGATGATATTCTGCAGGCTGTTGATGATGAAATTGAGCGCATTAACAATCTGAAAGATGCTTATGACGAGTCTATCGAAGCCCAAATCGACGACCTTGATAACATGAAGGAGAAGTGGGACGAGGTTATCAGCCTGATTGGCACAAGTTGGGAGTATTATCAGGCACAGCTTGCCGCGGCGGCTGAGTTTAATGGTATGAGCCTTGATGGAATGGCCGGTGCGTTGGACGGCTACAAGGACGATGTTATTGCCAACATGAAAGCAATTGGTGATACGTCTGCGGAGATTGACCGTGTGACCGAGGCCATTGACGCCTTTGAGGAAGCATCCAGTAAGAGCGGCGGCTCTGGTAGCGGCGGTAGCGATGCGCCGGAAAGTTTTGGCATTGACGATGGCAGCACCATTGGCGATGGTCTGTTTGATGGGCTTAGTGACAGTGCAAAAGCAGCCAAAGAGGAACTGGACAAACTGCTGGAGAGATACGAAGATCTTGGCGACCGCAATGAAGGGCTATCTGAAAGCCAGCTTGCTCTTGTAGACTCTATCTCCCAAATGACCGTCGGTACGAAAGAGTACAGCATGGCCAACATGGAGTTGAGTGATATACAGAGCATTGTTGGCGATAGATATACCGAGATGGGCGATCTGGCTGAGCAGTACCGTGAGTCTGTACTTACTAACAACGAGTTGACGTGGGAGCAGAAGGATGCGCTGCTGAGCAGTTTCGATGAGATTGTGGCGTCTTACAGCACGGGCTATGACACCATCGGCGGCCTGATGCAGAACTACATGGACACACTTGTCAGCAACACGGAGTTGTCCACTGCTGACTATCAGGCGCAGATGGATGCCCTTGTGGCTTTTGCCGACCAGCATGGTGTCAGCTACGATTCCATAATTCAATACCTGTATAACACAGAGGCAGAATTGCGGAATACTGGTGCTACCACGGAAGAAATTAGTAGCGCTATGTCGTCTGCGGTTTCTGCTGCGTGTTCGGCTATGAATGCAAGCTACGATAGCGTGATTGCGAAACTTGTTGAACTGAAAAAGCAACAGGCAGCCATGAACGCTGTTAAGGGTGCTGCTGGTGGAATCAATGCGAATACTGTTGCTCGTTATGCCACTGGCGTTATCGGCGCAGCCACTACCCATATTGCCATTACTGACGAGCAAGGCCCTGAAATTAAGTTGCGCAAACCGGCTGCTGGCAACTACAGTCTTGTCGAGCGTGGCACTAGCATTATTCCGGCAGAACCGAGTGCGAATATCTGGAAAATGGGACTTGACCCGGAGCAGTTTATCAGCCAGCACATGCCGCAGCGCAGCATTAAGAGCGTAGAGATTACGCAGCCGGATGCAAGCGGTGTGAGTGTAAGCGTTGGCGATATCCAGATGTATGGTGTGAACGATGTTGAGAGCTTTGGCCGCGTGATTCATGAGCGTGTTGGTACGATTTTTGCCCAGGAGTTTAGCCGACGCTAAGTTATAAGGTGTTTTGAAAGGTAAGGAACGGTGATTTCGCCGTTGGGTGTGATGAACACCGGGTTAGAGGTGGGTATAAAATAGTGCCCTAGGGATCGTGTTTCTGGGGCTTTTTGTTTTTTTATGGAGAAGAACCCATGAATAGTGTTGATGTAGAAGCGCTGCGGGAATTGGCAGCGCAGATCAAGCGGCACTGTGAGCGGCTGATGATGCGGGCAAGTTTTGACCGAACATCGGTTGGGCAGGTGACTGCAGTAGGGGAGGATGGTACTTATACGGTAGCAGCCTTTGGCGGCAGTTATGTTTTGCCATACAAGGAAAAACTGACTGTTGGTGCCGTTGTGCGTGTGAAGGTGCCCCAAAATAACTGGAAAGAAATTTACATTGAGTCGGTTGCATAAAAAAATACGCAGCTGTGATAAACACTGGCCGCGTTACTATTGACAATACTTGAATTTGATTTTATAATAATAATAGAGCTAAGGAGCCGAGACATAGACGGCCACCTCAGTTCGATATGTACATAATGGCTATACCATCATAGCACAAGACCGTTCTGGTTGCGACAGGGCGGTCTTACTTTTTATCACGAAAAAACGCGATAACGGCTATGATAGTTCCAATGCCGGAGAAAAGACAACCAAGGATAGAAGTCCAATCAGAGACAGAAAGATCTTTCATTGCACATCACCTCCTGATAAATAAATTTACCGGAAGGCAAAAGTAGTGCTGGCTCCACATTTACCTTACTGGTATATGGGAGATGACCGCCTATACGTCTATGGAGGACGGGAATGATCGATGAAGTTCCCAGGTTCGACGCTCGGCTCCTTAACTCTGTTATTATTATAGTATCTATGTAAAATATTGTCAATTGAATACTGACTTTATGCCGCTTAGTCCTGCTGTGGGACTGGGCGGCTTTTTGTTTTTTTTATAAGAAAGAGGTGATGGAAAGTGGCACAACCGGTGCTTTATACAATCCCATCGTTTGACGCCGCTGTTGGCGCAGACATTCCATTTGCCTATGATGGCGAGCAGGTATTTGGCAATGAGCTTGTAATCATGGACAACTCAACAGGTGCGCAGGTTTACAGTAAAAAGACAGACTGGATGAAACTGGTGCATACGGTAGCCGGTGGCAGCGGCCTGCAAAATGGCAAATATTATGCCTGCAAGGTGCGTGTTTACAACAAGGCCGGAGAGGCCAGTAGCTGGTCGAGCTTGCGGAGCTTTTATTGTTTTACGACCCCGGTTTTTAGTTTTACCAATATGGTAAATGACCAGATCCTGGAGAACAGTGAATACACCCTGCAGATGAGCTACACCCAGAAAGAGAACGAACCGCTAAATACTTATAATGTCATTCTTTACAATTCCAGCCGTGTGCAGCTGAGTAAGAGTGCGACTATGTACGGTACTTCGACGCTGGAATACGGACTGCATGACCTGGCAGATGCGACCCAGTATTATGTGCGCTGCCTTGGCGAGACCTTAAATGGCATGGTGGCTGATACAGGGTATATCCCGTTCAGCGTAAAATATATCGTGCCTACGTATTGGACCTATGTTGATTTAACAAATAACAAAGATGACGGCACTGTGCGCATATCCTCGAACATACGAACGATCGAGGGCAAATTTACCGGCAGCGGCGACCCTACTTATATCGACAATGCCAAGGTTGACCTGCGCAAGAATGGAGACCGCGTGATTTTCCATGAGGGCTTTGCTTTGCAGGGAAACTTTACCGTGAAGATGCTTGGCAGCGATTTTGGGCAGAGCGAAACGATCCTTGAAATGGTGGACGGTAATGATACGACATTGACTGTGAAATATATAAAAGGCTGGTTTGCCGAGGGCAGCTATATGGCGAAGGGGCAAAGTGCAACTAATTCACTGTTGGGAATACAAGTACCGTATCTTGATTTGCGTTGTGCTGTAAAGGGGGATGTAATTGCTTATGCGATGCAATCTGAGCCAATGGGAGAACCAGGAAGTGGGCAGGAATACCTGATTAAGGTACAAAAGAACGGTGATGTGTTTAATATTACTACGCAGGTGGTAAATACTGCGGACTATGTAACAACAGCAGAGGAGGTGTGATGACATGTTTTTTATGGGCAAATGTATTGCAGGTTATAAGCACAGCCTGGATAACACCAGCGTGACGACCGATATTGTTGAGAACGTATCGATTGGCGGCGGCATTTTTGACCGGCTGTTTATCACACGCGCTGTTGCAGACCAGCCGACAGAGTTCCCCGGTTGGGACTACGATACGGTTATGGACGCACAGTTTAACGGTGACTTGATGGGCGGCAACATTGTTTACCAGATCGAGCAGATCTCGGCCGTGAGAATCAAGCGCCGCAGAGCCGGCAAGCATGAATGGCTGACCTTGTTTGAGATCCCGGTGAAAAAAGAGGACGACCTGAAATTTGAAAAATACGATAAATACGCTGCCAGCGGTGTGAAATATGATTATGCCCTTGTGCCTGTGATTGATAATGTGGAAGGCTATATTAACCAGAACAGTATTACACCGAGTTTTAGCGGATGTTTCATTTTTGAGAAAGAAGACGGTTGTTCCTCTGACCTGGATATTACGAAGGGGACGATTACAAGAACAAGGCCGTCCAATGTGGTGACAACGCTGAGCGGCAAATACCCGTATGTGGTGAGCAACGCCAACACTGACTATGAGAGCGGACAGTTCAGCATGATGTTTATGCCGAAAGACTCTGACGGAGAATATACAACTGAGAATGATTATATTTACCGTGAAGATATAAAAGCATTTTTGAATGATGGCAAGCCAAAGATCATGAAACTGAGTGATGGCCGTATCTGGATGATTGCTACCACGGATGGGCTGACTGAGGACAACGGTGAAGTTGAGCATTACGTACACCACAGCTTTAACTGGGTTGAGATCGGCGACCCGGAAAGTTCCAGCGATTTGTACAACAATAACTTTATTGATGTGAATCTGGAGGGGTGATGTGCCATGTATGATATACAGCAAACGGACATTGACCTTTTGCAGCAGCGTGTAAAAACGATTTACACCAAGATCCAACTGCTGAACAACCAGATGACTGTTATTGACGAGATAGACGGTGCTTTTATTGACGGCAGTGTATCGATTGATTCCGGAAGTGATATACGGCGGACTTTTGATGGGACAATCCTTGTAAAGGATGAAAGTTATATGACGGCCGAGACTTCCCGCGTATGGCTGGACAAAAAGATCCGGGTATATATTGGCTTTTTACATCAGCGCAGCGGCGAAGTATGCTGGTACACGCTGGGCGTTTATAACTTTTGTGACAACTCTTTTACCTATAATGCAACTACACAAACACTGAAAATCAGTTGCCTGGATTTAATGAGCGGCCTGAATGGTGAGTTGGGAGGGACATTGATTGGTTCTGAGACACAGATACCGAAGGGCAGTGATATACGCGATGCAATGGTAAAAACTGTGACGCAACTTGGTGGAGTGGGTAAATATAGGATTGGGTATCAGACAAGTGAAGTACCCTATGATATGAGTTGGGATACAGGCACAACGGTATGGGAGATACTGGAAGAATTGCGAGACCTGTATTACAGCTACGAAATGTTTTTTGATGAAGATACTTTTGTGTGCCAGCGTGTGCCCATGAACAACGAAGAGCCGCTTGTACTGACGGATGATGTTTTTGGAAAATTTGTTATCTCGGAAAGTTTGACGAACTCCTTTAGTGAAGTGAAGAATGTGATTGAGGTTTGGGGGGAAACTACCAAAAGTAATTATTATTCTGACAGCTGCACATTTGAAAACGGCATTTACACTTTTAAGGTGACGGGCGCACAAATCAAAGACAACAAGAAGTTCAGTTTTTTGGCGCCGGAGACAAATCCGGGTGAGTGCCAGATAAAGATCATAAATGTAGAGACTGATGCCAAGACTGGCAAAAAAAATGAAAAAGAATATGGCCCTTATAAGCTGTACCGTAGCGCCGTAGATGATACCGGTGAAGATGTTTTGCTGGAAGCCAAGACTATGGAGGCCAAGAAATACTATGTGGTAAAGCTGAAAAAAGAAAAGATGTATTTTGTTGGACAGACACAGGTGCATGCTATGGTGCGGTTGGTAAATGCCTTGCCTAGCGCGGAACAGGCCAAGAAGGATAAGGAAAATTTTGCCTGTGACAACCTTGGCTATGTGGTGAACCCGGAAAGCCCATTTACTATTGACAAAATAGGGGAGAGAATCAAGGTTTGCAGCAGCGGTGACTATGAAAAGATTTACACGGATGAACTGGCTTTGCAGCGTGCGGAATATGAACTATATGTTGGCAGCCGCCTGACGGATAGCATTAGCGTGGAGTGTATTTTGATACCATGGTTGGATGTAAACCAGAAGATTAGTTATAAGCCGCATATGACTACCTACAAAGAGCCGAACCAGTACATGATAAGCAGTTTGAGCTTTGACCTTACCAGTGGGACTATGACTGTAAAAATGGCCCACTTTTACCCGTATTACCCGAACACGGTACAGTTGGTGCCGACGGTGACAGTGACAAGTTGAGAGGTGAGTACCTTTGAGCAAAACATATACAGACCTGCAAAACAATTTCCCGGACAGTGTGGATACGCTTGACAAGATGCAGGATTTGAATACAAGTACAAAAACAATGGCTGACCGCTATTATTCCATGGTGGAGGCCAACAATATTACAGGCGCTAACGAGTATCTGGTGCAGAACCCCTCGTTGGCACTTTCTGTTTTTAATGCCGACAAATACAATAAACTGCGAGATGCGATCGTATCTGTGGAGCGCTTTTTCTATGATGAGGTGAAGCTATATATTGGCGATAAGCATGAGCAGTACGAGTCCATTGACGGCGGGGCTTATTGATAGGGGAGAAGCGTTATGGGAATTAAATTTAAAAGACAAGGTGGCGGCTCGACCAACTATAACTCAGCCAAAGCGCCTACAAGTTTGAATTATGGCGAGCCTGCCGTTGACAGTGAAGGCCGCATTTATGTTGGCAATGGACAGCGCCAGGTAGTGAGCCGCGTAAAAATTGCCGACAGCTGTACCAATGCGACCAGTGCTACGACTGCGGTGCGAGCCACGAATGCCAGTAATGCCGACCGGGCAAAATTCGATTTGCCGCTGTACCATGCTTATCTTTCGGCGTCCAGCTGGAGCAATTATGGGAGTTATTATACACAGTCTCCCAGTTGTTACGCAGAGAGCGGCGGTCCTAGTATGACATCCGACATGCAGTTGAGCCCGCCTATGACGCAGGGCACAGGGGTGCAATCCACAGACGAATCGCTAATGGAAACGCTAAACATTATCAATGCGGGAACGACTACGCCCGGTTACGGAAGAATTACCGTAAAGGTTTGGGAAAAACCGGAGACAGACATTACTGTGTATTATTACGCACGATAAACTGACAAAATAGGAGGTGAAGCTAAATTGGCAATATCCTTTGAAGAATCCAGAAAGAAATTTGAGAGCGCAATAGCGAACGAAGCTGCCGAACCGGCAATGCTTGCCTCCTTTGAGGAAGTAGAAGCAGTGGCAGCGGAACCTGTTATGCAGGCCGTTGTTGGAGACGATTTCACCCGCAGCGACAAATATAAATGGTATGACCAGTATGAGGACAGTGCATACTCGACCATTGATAAGCTGAAAAACATCAAGATGGACGACAACCAGATCAACCTGACACAGGAAGATAACAGCCAGTTTATCCCGTTTGAGATGCCGCGCTACTATGATGGCGTTGACCTGATGCAGATGCTGATCCAGGTACATTATGTTAACAAGGAAAACCAGGACGGCATTGCCACGCCGGTAAATGTTACATACAGTGTGGACAAGATCCACTTTAACTGGTTGGTCGACAAGAACGTGACCAATGTTGAGGGTGAAGTCGATTTTGAAATCACGGCTACCGGTTCTAACGAAAAGAACGAATCTTATCTGTGGAAGAGCCGCCCGAATGGCAAGCTGAATATTTTGAAGTCCTTGGCCGGCAATGGTGTGATTAAGCCGAGCGACGACTGGTACACCGGTTTTGTGCAGCTAATGGACGAGAAGGTTTCGGAAGCTACCAAACAGGCACAGGCTGCTGCCCAGAGTGCCACCGAGGCCAAGACGGCTGTTGCAAATGTGGACAGCAAGATTTCCAGCGCTGCTGCCGGTATCAAGCATGAGCTGCAGGCCGACCTGGATGCGAACTATGCCAAGAAAACAGAGCTTGACACGCTGAAAAACAAGGTGGATAACCTGAATGGCCTGGCCGATTTTGATGTGACCTTTAACAATGACACGAAGGAAATGACTTTCCTGAATGGCAGTGAGGAAATTAAAAAGGTCGCGATCGACACCAGCCCTTCCGCTGAATGGGTGACTGCTTACGGCAAGACAGTAGACAGCAAAGTTTCTGCCGCCGTTACGCCTGTGCAGACGGAGTTGACCGAGTACAAGACCGCCAATGACAAGGCTGTAAAGGATTTGCAGGACAGTGTTGGCAATCTGCCGGAGACGCTGAAAACTTCTTATTATAATAAGGAAGCCACTGATAAGCTGCTGAAGGAAAAGGCGGATGCCTCTGTTATTGACGGTATTCGCAACGATGTTACGCAGGCAAAGAATAATGTAGCTGATATGCAGGGCACGGTGGACAGCCTGAATACTGCTGTTGGCGAAATTCAGGGCAAGCTGGATGACATTGGCAAGAATGCCGGGCATGAGTATGACATTACCTACGAGGACAGTAAACTGACACTTATGGAGGATGGCACGCCGAAGACGCAGGTGACGATTGTTGGCGGTGGTGGCGGTGGCCCTGCTGCGGGCAGCACGATTACGATCGAGCGTATCGGCGAGTCTGCAATTACGGCTGTTGCCGGTGACCCTGTTGTGGTCAAGTTCCGGTTCACGAGTGTGGACAGTGCGGGCGATGATACAGGCAATGCGACAGGCACATGGTATGTTGGCAATACAAAGGTTGCTACCCAGACCATTATGCAGGGCGAAAACAGCTTTGACATCACGAAGTATCTGCACAGCGGTGAGAACCAGATCCGTTTGACAGTTGTAGACAGCATGGATACGACAGGTTCCAAGAAGTGGAGTGCCAATGTCGTTGATTTCTATCTGGAATCCACCTTTGATGACAGCCTTTTCTATAGTGGCGAGGTCACGGTGCGCTATACACCGTATGGCAGCGTTGAGAAGAAGATTGATTTTGCGCTGGACGGTAAGTCGATTGGTGGCACGACTACCAGTGTGACTGGCCGACAGATGACCTATTCTATTCCTGTGCAGAAGCACGGCAGTCACCTGTTGGAAATCAGCATGACGGCGGAGATCAACAGCAAGACCGTTAAGTCCAATGTCATCAAGAAGGACATTATGTGGGTGGCTGAGGGCGAGACTGCACCCATTATCAGCTGTGCTGTGAGAGATTACGAGACGAAACAGTACAACAAGGTGTCCATTGAGTACACCGTATACGACCCTGCGTCCAGCACGAGCACTGTAAAGCTGGCTGTGGACGGCGTGACCGAGTCTACCCTGACTGTTGGGCGCACAAAGCAGATCTGGAGCTTTAAGAGCGCGAACAAGGGCAAGCATACGCTGACGATCACTTGCGGCGAGACCGTAAAGACGATCAGTGTGAATGTGGTTGACCTTGGCGTTGTAATCGAGCCTGTTACTACGAACCTAGCCTTTGATTTTAACCCAAGCGGTAAGACCAACGCCAGTGCAGACCGGCTTTGGACCGATGGCCAGACTAGCCTGAGTGTAAGCGATAACTTTGACTGGAGCAATGGCGGCTACCAGATCGACAGTGACGGCGATACCTATTTCTGCGTAAAAGCGGGCACCAAAGCCACGATCGATTATAAGCTTTTTGCCGATGACGCGAAGAAACTTGGCAAGAACTTTAAGATGATTTTTAAGACCACCAACGTGCGGGACTATAATGCTACGGCGCTGACTTGCCTGAACGGTGGTATTGGCCTGAATGTGCAGGCCCAGAAAGTTGCACTGACCAGTGAGCAGAACAGTATTGAACTGCCCACATGCGAAGACGACTTTATGGAATTTGAGCTGAATATTCTGCCGGATAGCCAGTACCGCGAGATGGTGCTGTGGCTGGATGGCATCCCATGCCGTGTACAGCTGTATGAATCCAGTGACAGCTTTACGCAGGCAAACCCGGTTGGCATCACGATTGGTTCTGACGATTGCGATGTGTTGATATATCGCATGAAGAGCTATATGATGAACCTGACTGACGATGAGATCCTGGACAACTTTATTGCAGACGCCAAGAACGCTGACGAGATGATCGAGCGGTACAACCGCAACAACATCACGGATGCAAGCGGTGAGCTGAACCCGGACATTCTGGCGGAGCGCTGCCCCGACCTGCGTGTTATCAAGATCAGTGCTCCTACCTTTACTACCGGTAAGAAAAACGAAGTTGCAAACACTGTTATCCAGCAGATCTACAAGAACGGACGCGCCGTTGAGGACAACTGGACGGCCAACGGTTCCCACAAGGGACAGGGCACAAGCTCTGACCACTATGGCGAATCTGCGCGTAACATCGACATTAACTGTAAGGGCGGCTTTACCTTTGGCGATGAAAGCACCGGCTCTGTGTATGCGCTGACGGAAAACAGTGTGGCGGAGAATTACTTTAACATTAAGGTCAATGTTGCATCGTCTGAAAATGCAAACAACGCACTGCTGGCAGATGATTTCAACGAGTTTAACCCGTACATTCGACAGGCACGCAAGGATAACCCGAAGGTGCGCGACACGATGGCTTTCTACCCGTGTGTTGTTTTTGTGCAGGAGACGGATATTGAGAACAGCACCGTGTTCCATGACGGTAAGTGGCATTTCTATGCCTGCGGTGACATCGGCAATTCTAAGAAAAACAGCAATACAATGGGTATGGACCCGGATAATCATAAGGAAGTTATCATCGAGATTGACAACAATACCGATGAGCAGACTCGATTCCTGAGCGGCGATTTCTCGCAGGAGACTTGGGACGGTGACCACAGCTTTGAGTTCCGCTACATCAATAAGGCTTGCACCGAAGAGGAAGTACAGGCTGCGAAGGATGCGTGGATTCGCGTGCAGAACTGGGTCGTGAATGCGAGTGACGAGGAGTTTAAGGCGCACTTTGAGGACTATTTTGTCATGGACTCTGCGCTGTATCACTACTTGTTTACAGAGCGCCACACCATGGTCGATAACCGTGCAAAGAATGTGTTCCCGCATACGAGTGACCTTATCCATTGGGATTTCTGCTTTGACTACGACAACGATACCGCGCAGGGCAACGACAACGAGGGCGGACTGACCTTGAGTTACGGCTACGAGGATACGGACACCATCGGCACTAAGAGCGTGTTCAATGCCAGCGATTCCAAGCTGTGGTGTAAGATCCGCGACTTGTTCCCTGACAAGCTGGCGGCTATGTTCCGTGACCGTGAAAACGCATTGGCATGGAGTGCATCCCGTATCCTGAAGAAATTTGAGGATTATCAGAATGTAAAGCCGGAGCGCCTGTGGGTCATGGATATGCGGCGCAAATATTTCCGCACTTACGAGGAAAATGGTACGACCAGCTATCTGCCCATGATGCACGGCAACAAGCGCCATCAGCGCCGTCAGTTCCAGAAGTATCAGGAAAAGTATATGGCCTCCAAGTACAGCGGCAGTGCTGCAACCAGCGATGATATGACGATTCGCGGTTATACGCCTGTGAACTGGACCGGTGTGAAGCCTGACGGTACATTCCATATCGTGCCGTATGCCGATACTTATGTGAGTGTGTTGTATGGCTCTAACCCTGTGAAGGTGCGCGGCAAACGTGGCCAGACCTATGAGATCAAGTGCCCGATTGCAGCCATGAACGATACCGAGGTCTATGTTTATAATGCAAGCCTGATCCGCAGCATTGGTGATATTTCCGGTTTCTACCCCGGCTATGTTGACTTTAGCCATGGAGTGAAGCTAACTGACCTGCAGATTGGCTCCGGCGTGGAAGGCTACAGCAATACGAACTTGACCGACTTTGCAGTTGGTAACAATACGCTGCTGGAGCACCTGAACCTGCAGAATGTGCCGAAGCTGCAAAAATCTATCAGCCTGGCGGGTTGTACGAATCTGACCGAGTTCCTGGCAGATGGCAGCGGTATCACCGGCGTTGTGTTTGCTATGGGCGGCAAGATTAAGAAAGCTACGCTGCCCGGCATTGCAAGCCTGACGGCCAAGAACCTGAATTACCTTACGGATTTGACGATCAGTGACTACAGCAAGATCACAACTTTGGTGGCCGAGAACTGCCCGACCATTGACCTGGTAGAGATGCTGGGTAAATGCACCGGCCTGAACCGTGTGCGCATTACCGGCGTGGATTGGCACCTGGAGAATACCAGCCTGCTGAATAAGTTGCTGGCTATGACCGGCCTGGATGAGAACGGCTACAATGCTGAACATTCTGTACTGGCCGGTAAGATCAATGTGCCTGTGCTGCGTGAAAAGGAACTGGAGATCTTTAACGAGCAGTGGCCTGACCTAAAGCTGACCTATAACACGCTGATCAATACTTTTGCATGGACTTTTGTGAACAAGGACGGTAAGGTTCTGGATGTCCAGTACGTGGACAAGGGCGGCAAAGCTGTTGACCCTGTGACCCGTGCGGACAATCCTATCCCGACACCTACCTTGGAAAGCACCATCAGCACTGATTTTACTTTTAGCGGCTGGGATACTGAGTTTACGCCTGCCTTTAGCAATATGACCGTTACGGCTGTGTATACCGAGAGCGTGCGCAAGTACACTGTGCGTTACATGAACCGTGGCATTGTGATGCAGAGCACTGTGGCCCCGTATGGCACGACCGTGCTGTATACCGGCGAGACACCGACCTATACCGGTGAGGAAAGCGCTTATAAATTCTACTTTTTCAGCGGCTGGGATAAAGGCGGCTATGTGACCGGCGACAAGGACATCAATGCCGTATATGACAGTTTTGAATACACGAGCGGATGCTTTGACGGCAAGGAAATTGGCGACATGAAGCCTGTGGAGATCTATGCTATGACGAAAGTTGGTGTAGAATCCAGCGTTGTTACGGATAAAGACCAGGTACAGATCACCTTTGGCTCTGACTTTAGCTACGACGACATCAAGGAAAATGTGCTTGTGAAGAGTCCGATTGAGTTTACGGGCAAGAATTACCTGGATACTGGTGTGAAGCTGCTGGATGAAGACCGGGATTTTGTGCTGGCAATAGATTATATGATGGCGGCTACTACTACAGCGAACTCTGTACTGGCACAGTGCTACCAGCAGAATGGCATGAATGGTTTCCGGCTGTGGTACAACAATGGTGTTAAAGCAGCCTGGGGCACCAGTTCCAGCAAAGAAAGCGCTGCCAGCACAGGAGCGCGTGAAATGCTTGTTATCCGCCATGTGAAGGGCGACAACAATTTGTACATATACACCTCTAATATTAGCGGTGTTGATATAGGTTACGAAAACCTGCAGAGAGACCGCACTACAAAGACGGATGCCACACTGGTATTTGGATGCAGTAAGGCTGATGACGGAGCGTTCGAGAACCATGCTGTAGGCAGTGTGTACTGGTCAAAGATCTGGTTTGCAGACCTTGGCGATGCTGCATGCCGTGAACTGGCCAGCTGGACGCATGAAACACGTACTTATGAGGTGGCTGGCTTTAAACGGTATTACCTGAGCGACAATACATCGAAGCGCTGCTCTATCACATTGCTTGATACTGTTTTGTTGGGCGGAAAAATGCAGATGGACAAAGACTACAACAACAATGGAGGCTGGGCGAAACCCACCACATTGAACACCTATTTGAATAGCCGCTTATACAAGGCACTGCCGATTGGCTGGAGACAGCTGATCAAGAAGGTGCAGATCCCCGGCAGCATTGGTGGTGGAAAAACTGACATTGCAACATCGGACTGCTATTTTGCTGTGCCGAGTATTATTGAGGTTTATCCGACACAGAACTATGAGCCTTACATTTACGAAGGCACCGGTATCAGCTTTATGACGACTAATGAAAGCCGTAAATGCAAAGACCAGAATGGTGTATATCAGATGTATTGGACAAGATCTCCGTTTGTGTATAACAACTATTCGAGCTATTATATTGCAATCAATGCTGACGGTGATATGTCTAATTACGAGACACCGAATACGTCTTACAGTGTCCGCGATATGTTCAGCATTTAAGGGTGGTGATTGAGTGTTTTACAAAGTTATGTATAATGGCCGCGTGATTGATGTGCTCGATCACTTGACCTATGTAAAGTATCAGCCAAAACATAAAGTAATGGTCCTGTGCGCCGTAGATGATGCACAGGGCTTTATTTCTTCTGACGGAAATACCATCTGGCACACACAGGATTTGTACAAGATTCCTGTGGACGGTTTTGACACCGTGGAACTGATACCAATTGATACCTATGAGTATCAGCAGTTGAAGGCACTGGGCGGCAAGACGCCGGAAGAAATTATAGATGCTTACACTTTGACCTTGCTGGAAGGGGGCGTGCTGTGATGGAAGTGACCCCGTTTGTGGCGAGTTTAAGCCGCCTGTATAAGGGTGGCCGCATTGGCACTGCCACCATTCTGGCACTGAAAGAGGCTGGGAAAATTAGTGAGGATGAGTACCGGCTGATTATTAAAACGAAAGGAGTGTGAGCATTTTGTATACCTTTTTGATTGGTGAAGATAATACGTTGACTGCTACTGTGGTGGAACGCATCATGGAGCGGAGCAAGCTGGTGGACAGTTTGCACTTTTTGGCAGAGCCTACATATAAAGACGTAGATATGTCTGATTTTGTGGTGATGCTTGAGTATGTACTGCCGATTAGTAAGAAATATAAAACCGAGATTTTAGAGTTGTCCGATGAGCGCTACAAAGACATGCTGGAGTACAAGCTGCCTTTTGATACGGCGCTGACCAGCGAACCCGGTGACATTGAGATCCAGCTGACCTTTGCAAAGGTGGAGCTGAGTGCTGACGGCGAGGGAACGCAGTATGTACGTAAGGTTGGCCCCGGCAGCATTAAGATCGTGCCGATCTCTGCCTGGAGCGATATTGTGCCGGATGAGGCATTGAGTGCTATTGACCAGAGACTGCTGGCAGCACAGGCCATGATCAAGTCCCTGAATGAGCAGAATAACACGATTATGAAGTCTAAGGCAGACAGCCTACGCTATAAAGACAGCATTTTGCAGCTGACCGCACAGGGAAACCCGATTGGCGCAGCTGTAAAGATTGAGTCCGGCAGTGGCGGCGGTACTGATCCCAATGACGGAAGTATCCGTGTGGTTGAGTTTTAACGACTTGGCCGCACGGCTTTTTATTTTGTGAGAGAGGAGGAACCAATTATGGCTACTTATTCCAAGCTTGGTTACGGTAATGCAGCGAACCTGGATACCGCAATCACGAACGGCAAGATCGACGGCAAGGACATTGTTATCACCAAGGACACTAGCGAGTTCTACTACATCCGTGATGACAAGACCAAGCAGGCGATTCGTCCGCGCCCGGCAATGTACAACTCTGTGAGCGCAGCCGAGAGCGACCTTGCAAAGAACAGCGATACATTTGCCGGTCAGACTGTTATGATCCGCGCCGAAGATGGTAAATATGCGCCCTACATTGTGCAGGACAAAGCAGAAGGCGGCTACCAGGTGGAAGCCCTGGGCGGGACCGGCGGCGGTTTTGTCTGGCAGGAATTTTAACTTTTTGAGAAATAACGATAAGGAGAAATATTATGGCCAATATTAGTTTTGCTTGTGGTCCTAAGTCTAATTACGATAAATTGCAGGTCAAGAATAACGATACCCTGTATTTTCTGACTGATACCATGCAGATCTTTAAGGGTGCCAGTGAGTACACCAAGAGCTGCAAGCTGGTTTCTACGCTGCCTGAGAGCGGCCAGGTTCAGGGCATTATCTATGTCCGTACCAGCGACTTTACCCTGCATGTTTACAATGGCACCAGCTATGTGCAGCTGAACAAGGCTGTTGCTACCACTATCCCGGCTTCTAACGCCAGCGATGACAACATTCCTACCACCAAGGCTGTTGCTGATTACGTCAATGCCAAGATCGAGGGTGTTGTCGGCGGCAAGGGTGTGTTTGTTACCGATGTCTCTTACAAGTCTGGTGTGCTGAGTGTTGCCAAGGGCGATGCCCCCGTTACCACCACCCTGACCGGTGTTGTGCATGACGCCACCTATGATGCCGAGACCCGCACTATCTCCCTGCCTGTGTTTGGCGGCGACGCACTGACCATCAATCTGGGCAAAGATCTGGTTGTGACCAGCGGTAAGTATGATGCCAAGACCAAGGAGATCCAGCTGACTATCACCAGCGGCGATGTTATCAAGATCCCTGTCGGCAGCCTGATTGATATCTACACCGGCCTGGCTACTTCTACTGCTGAGGTCACTGTCTCTGACGAGAACAAGATTTCTGTGAGAGTCAAGGTTTCTGCCAAGGCTAACAACTCCATCACTATTGAGGAAGATGGCCTGTATGTTGCTGTGCCCGATGCCTACACTAAGGCTGAGACCGACCAGAAGGTTAAGACCGTACAGGATGCGCTGACTGGTCATATCGGTGATGCTGTTGCCCATGTTACCGCCGAGGAGCGCAAGACCTGGGACGGCAAGGTTTCCACCGACCAGCTGGCTACTGCTAAGAGCGAGGCCATTGCTGCCGCTGCTACCGATGCTACCACCAAGGCGGACAAGGCACTGAAAGATGCCAAGACCTATGCGGATGGCCTGAACACCGCTATGGATGGCCGTGTGAAAGAGACCGAGAAGGCTCTGGCCTGGCAGACTATTGCCTAATGGTTTGACCGATTTTTAAGATGTGATAGGGTCGCCCTACTGCTGGACTGCGGTGGGGCGGCTTTATTTTTTGATTTTTTCGATAGGAGATAGTAATGGCGAAATTATCTTTGTGCGAGATCAATCAATCTCAGCTGAATGATACTCCTGTCGTAGATGGGCAGCTTGTCTGCTGCCTGGACACGGGAAACACCTACCGCGACACGGCGAGTGGGCGAATCCAGATCGGGCATGACATCGAGTTTGTAAGCGAGCTGCCTTTGGCCCCGATCAACGGGAAGATTTATTGTGTCGGTTACGGTGAGCTATGGCTTTATAACGGCGATTGGATGCGGCTGAATAAGGCCCCAGAGCGAATTACGAATACCGAAATCGATAACTTATTCAAAGACGAATAGGAGGAAACACTATGGCATGGCTTGATTATGATGGCCTTTTGTATTTTTGGCAGAAAATCAAGAGCAAGCTGGACGGCAAGGTCGATAAGGTGACAGGCAAGGGACTGTCTACCAACGACTATACCACTGGCGAAAAGAATAAGCTGGCCGGGCTGAGTAATTATACCCACCCGACCTCAAGCGGCAACAAACATATCCCGGCAGGCGGCAGCGCAGGCCAGTTTTTGAAATGGAGCGCGGACGGTACTGCTGTTTGGGCGAATGATAACAACACGACCTATACCACTATGACCGGTGCTACGGCAAATGCAGATGGTAAGGAGGGTCTGGCTCCGAAGCCTGCAAAGGGTCAGCAGGGTCTGTACCTGCGCGGTGACGGCACCTGGGCTACACCCACGAACACTACCTATGGCGATGCTACACAGAGCGCACATGGTTTGATGACCGCTGCCGATAAAACCAAACTGGACGGCATTGCTGCAGGCGCAAACAACTATGTACACCCGACTACTGCTGGCAATAAACATGTGCCTGCTGGCGGTGCTGCCGGGCAGATCCTGGGTTGGAGTGCAGATGGCACGGCCAAGTGGGTCAACGAAAAGGATACCACTTACGGCACCTTTAAGGGCGCAACTTCCAGCGCTGATGGTGGCAATGGTCTGGTTCCTGGCCCGAAGATGGCGAATAAGGATCAGTATCTGAAGGGCGACGGCACCTGGGGCACGCCTACTAATACAACTTATAACGATGCTACACAGTCTACACACGGCCTGATGACAGCTGCGGATAAGAAAAAGCTAGATGGTGTTGCTGCCGGTGCTAACAACTATGTGCATCCGAGTTACACTGCCAAGGATTCCGGCCTGTACAAGGTGACTGTAGATGCAAGCGGTCATGTGAGTGCTGCGACTGCGGTTGTCAAGGCTGACATTACTGCCCTGGGTATCCCGGCCACGAACACGACTTACTCTAAGTCTACCACCAGCGCGGACGGCCTGATGAGCAAAGAGGACAAGACAAAGCTGGATGGTTTTGCGCAAGCAAGTACCTACGCAAGCAAGACTTATGTTGGCCAGCAGATTTCTGCAGCCGGACATATTAAAAAGAGCATTGTGGAAACACTGCCTGAAGCTAAGGATGCCAAGGATAACATTATTTACATGGTGAAGAAGGTTACGCCGGACGGCACAAACCTGTACGACGAATACATGCTGATCAGCGGCGCGATGGAGAAGATTGGTGACACGAAGACTGTCATTGAGGCTATCACGAATACCGAGATTGATACCATCCTTGCAAGCTGATCTTTGACCTTAAAGGAGGTTTGAGATATGGCTTTATTGGATGAAAGCGGGCTGAAATATCTTTGGAGCCAGCTGAAAACAAAGTTTGCAATGGCTAGTCATACGCATGATGCTGCTACCAAAAGCACAGCAGGCATGATGAGTGCTGCAGATAAAACTAAACTAGACGGTATTGCGGAAAAAGCTAACAATTACAGCCATCCGACAAGCGCTGGCAACAAGCACATTCCGGCTGGCGGTAGTGCCGGCAAGATTTTGGGCTGGGCCAGCGATGGTACTGCGCAGTGGATAGACGATAAAAATACAACTTATAGCAACTTCAAGGGAGCCACCAGTTCTGCAGCCGGTGGCTCTGGTCTTGTACCGGCTCCTGCGGCTGGTGGACAGGGCACACAGTACCTGAGAGCTGATGGCGTTTGGGCTGTGCCGCCGAATACGACTTATGCCAATGCTACACAGGGTGCCGCTGGCCTGATGAGTGGTGGAGACAAAACCAAACTTGATGGTGTTGCAGTGAACGCCAATAATTATGTGCATCCCACCACCAGCGGAAACAAGCACATCCCAGCCGGTGGTGCGAGTGGGCAGGTTTTGCGTTGGAGTGCAGACGGTACGGCTACCTGGGGTGCGGACAAGGATACAACTTATACGAATTTTGTTGGCGCTACAGCAAATGCCAGCGGTAAGGCAGGACTTGTGCCTGCGCCTAGTACGGGTGCAATAAACCTGTTTTTGAGAAGCGACGGTACGTGGGGAAGCGTTGCCGGAGCACAAACCAGTATTACGATTGTTAGGTGGTGATTTTTAATGCCTGTTTATTTAGGAGGCCAGAAAGTTAGTATTTTTGGCGCGGCTGGTGGTGAAGCCATCAAGACGCAAGCAAAGACCGTGACACCGAGCGAAAGCCAGCAGACAGTATCACCTGATAGTGGTTACATTGGCTTGAGCAGCGTTACGGTGAACGCAATTTCTAAGACCCATGTTGGCAGCGGTGTAACAAAAAAATCTGCTGCTACTTATACGCCTGGCACGAGTAACCAGACGATTGGAGCGAATCAGTACCTGAGCGGTGCTCAGACGATCAAGGGAGATAGTAACCTGGTCGCTGGGAATATCCGCTCAGGTGTTTCTATTTTTGGGGTAACCGGCACTGTGGTGGCGGCATCCTCGCCAAGACTGCAGACTAAGACTGTTACACCAAGGACTTCAAGCCAGACCGTAAAGCCTGACAGCGGCTACGACGGCCTGAGCCAGGTGACTGTGAGTGGCGATTATAATCTGGTGAGCGGAAACATTATCAGCGGCAAGACTATTTTCGGTGTGCCTGGTTCCGTGGTGATCCAGAAGTATTACACCGGCAGCTCCGCACCAAGTTCTTCAACCGGCAGTAATGGCGATTTGTATTTGCAGACTGGGGGCTAATGTATGGCAAGTGTAACATTGGTTCCTGCAGGATATGATGGTCAGCGCTCATCGTATAGTTCTGTAGATACGTCTTATCCGCTTTCAAATGGCCTTACCAGTTCAAGCAGTGACACCTTTACGGTGCTAAACCTGAACAAAGGTGGCGGCGCGGTTTCTAAACTGGCAATCAAATTCGATATGTCAAAGATTCCAACCGACGCCAAGATCAATTCTATCTCTTGTAAGATAAAGGCCAAAATCTCGAACGCATATTCGTACATATTGCAAGGTGTTGCGCAGCTGTATTGCGGCACATCCGGGTTGAGCGGCGAAATTGAGTTGGGAACATCCGAAGTAGCTCAGACTTTTAGTGATACAGGCTATTGGGATCGTGAGAGCCTGGACGAGCTTGTCTTGCTGATTACCTGTACACGCGGTTCGCTATCCGCGAACAACAGCCAGACTTTGCGTTTTTATGGCGCTGATCTGACTGTAGACTACACTAGCGGCGGTTCGACTGGCCCTGTGCTGAGCACTAAGGTAAATGGCAGCTGGGTGAACGTATCCAAGGTTTACAAAAAGATAAACGGCAATTGGGTAGAGCAGAGCGACCTTGCGAGCCTGTTTAATACGAACACTAACTATGTAAAGGGGTGATGAGATATGGCAAAAACCGCTACGAATGTTAGCAATTTTCAGATCAACGTACTGACCGAAGCGCAGTATATTGAGGCAATGGGTAACGGCGAGATCGATGAAAATGCGCTGTATCTTACGCCTGAAAAGAAACTGATTAAGTCTGTTACGCAGGCTGAGTATGATGCTTTGAAAAAAGCCGGTACACTGGATAATGACATCTTGTACGTGACACCCGCTGTGGAAATTGGCGATGCTACACAACGTGAGCATGGCTATATGAGTGCCGCCGACAAAATCAAGTTGGATGGCATTGCCGCTGGGGCAAATAAGTACAGCCACCCTGGGTATACATCCAAGAGCAACGGCTTTTATAAGGTGACTGTGGATGGGACAGGCCATGTGAGCGCGACTACTGCTGTGACCAAGTCGGACATTACCGGGCTTGGTATCCCTGCACAGGATACTACATACTCTGCGGCAACTTCTTCGACGCTGGGCCTTGTGAGGGTCGGCAGCAATATATCGAACAGTTATGGCACGATCAGCTTGACAAAGGCCAATGTGACGAACGCACTTGGGTATACGCCGCCGACACATGATACCACCTATGGGTTAGCCACGACTAGCTCTAATGGCCTGATGAGTTACAGCGACAAGAGCAAACTGAATGGTCTGTCAAACATTACGGTTGACACGGAACTTTCTGCGTCCAGCACGAACCCGGTGCAGAACAAGGTTGTGTATGCCAATAATTTGTGGCTGTATCGCGCTTATTTCTCTGTGGACAGCTGGACTGCCAGTGGTAGCCAGTATTATCAGGGTGCATATGTGTATGCACAGGATGGTGGGCCTACGCTTTCCGCAGGTGCTACGCTGAGCACGCCTATGACTGCACAGAACAGTAATCTGTCCACGAATGAAACGCTGCAGGCGACGCTGAATATCATCAATGCCGGGTACGCAACGGTTAGCAGATCCGGCTATGTGACAGTGTATGTTTCGGAGAAGCCGACATCTGATATTTATGTGTATTGGTATGCGCGGTAAATAAAAACGGCCATGACATGCTGACGAATCAGACAAGCCATGACTGCATGAATGTTGGCATTGAATAATAAGGGGTGTTGTTGCCTACGGGTGATGGCACCCTCTTTTTTTTATTTTGGAGGGAAAGTTTTATGAGATTAAAAAACGGGGAGGTATGCCTAGATTGGCCTTTGGCTAATCATATCCTGACGCAAGGCTGGTTTTATAACGATGGCAGCATGCACCAGGCAATTGATATGCGGGCGATGGTTGGAACACCTGTGCTGGCTGCAGAAGATGGCACCGTTGAGATTGTGTACCACTGGAACGGCAAACGCACCCAGGGCGATACAAATAGCTATGGCAATATGGTGAAGATCCGACATGCGAATTGGAATAGCGGTACAGTACATACGCTGTACGCACACTTGAACTCTATTACGGTAAAACAAGGACAAACTGTAAAAACCGGCGAGATCATTGGCTACTCTGGCAATACCGGAAACAGTTTTGGTGCCCATCTGCATTTTGAAGTCCGTTGGAAGAATAAGCGCACAAATCCGCTGGTTTGGCTGGATGACAACTTTACCAAGGCAACCGATAAGGTTTTTACCTTTAGAACAGGAGAGCACAGTGTTGACCGCAGTGTTGGAGAAGCGGACAAGCCCGCCGGGAGTAATACACAGCCCGCTGACAAGGCTGAGACTGAACTGTGGGGCATTGATGTATCAAGGTACCAGTGCAATATCAACTGGCGCAAGGTTGCGGCCGCCGGGGTGAAGTTTGCTATGCTGCGTGTAGTTTCTACTGATAAGAATGGCATTTATGTGGACCCGACATTTGAGCAGAACTACAAGGGCGCCAAAGAAAATGGTATCCCTGTGGGAGTATACTTTTTTACTTATGCCCAGGATGAGGAGACACAGAACAAGGAAATGACCATGATGTTTAATGCCTTGAAAGGGAAGACATTGGAGTATCCTGTGGCACTGGACATTGAGGATAAAAATACCGCGTCTATTGGTAAGGCTAAACTAACCGCACTGGTAAAGCGTGGCCTGGACATCATTGACCAGAAGGGCTACAAGCCTATGCTGTACACCTATACCAATTACAAGGCCAGTTATCTGGATATGGGACAGCTTGCCGCCTATGACCTGTGGCTGGCTGATTACCGCAGCAGCTACAATGGCAAGGGCAAGAGCGCCATGTGGCAGTACAGTAGCAAGGGGAATGTGGCTGGCATTAACGGCAACTGCGATGTGAACTACTGCTACAAGAAGTACAGTGGCGAGAGCAGCGGCAAGCCGAATACCCCTGCACAGCCTGCCGCACCACAGAAAGCAATCATCTTTAAGCCTGGCCGCTGGAATGTGCGCAAAGGCCCCGGCATGGACTATGCCAGTGTAGGTGTGATCCAAAGCCCCGATTCCAAGACCGGCAAGGTTGTAACGATTGGTTATGACGCTATCGTGAATGGTTGGTTTAAGACGGTGTACGGTTATATTGGCCCTGGCGCTGTAGCAAGCCATACATGAGAAAGTCGGTGATTTTATGAAGGAATCTTTTAATCTGATGAGGTTTTCCAAGAAAGTCATTATTTTTACGTTGGGTGCGACACTGCTGTATGCCGTTGTGTACATGGTGCTGTGTTTCTCGATTGGGCAGCTGCCGGATTACAGCTTTAATGTTGGCTTGTTTGCCGCGCTGAGTGCTGAGAATTTGTGCAATGCCTGGATCAAGATTTGCGAGCATAAGTACAAGAGCAATGGTGACTCTGATTCGTCCGGGCTGCTGCTTGGCGATGAGGAAGATGGTGTGCCGAATCATCCCAACGATATGACCGGTGAGAACGTTGAAGACAACGTAGGAGAGTAATTATGGAACAGGGGATTTTTTATATTGCTGTTGGCGTGGCAATTATTCTTGGCACACTGGTTGGCCGCTATGTATTCCCGAATATCAGCGAGACTGTAAGCTCGGCACTAAACCTGTTGAGTGCTTACCCGATGCTGATGAAATGGGGCACTGCCGCCTGCCAATACATAAAGCAATATTTAGATAGTATGTCTGGTGAGGACAAAAACAAGAAAGCCGCTGAAATGATCATGGAGCTGGCAAAGCAGGTTGGCCTGGAAATTACCGAAGAACAGGCACGCAGCATTGCCCAGGCTGCTTATGAGGCTATGAAAAAAGAGGCGGAGAATTCTAAACCTGCGAAAGAGCAGGTGAGCGAGTAATGCCGAATCCGGAATTTCATTTTACATTAAGCCAGATGTTTGTATGGATTGTATCTGTGTGCGGCGGCATTACCGGTATTGCTGCTGCGATTGCTGTGATGGTAAAGTTCAATACCTTTTTGAAGAAACCGAACCACGACCAGGATGTTAAGATTGAAGAACTGACCACACGGGTGGCAAAGCTGGAAGGTAAGGTTGAAGGGCTTGAAGATGATTTTAAAAAGCAGAATCTCCATCATAAGGAACTGTTTGAAAGAGACAAGGAGCGTTTAGATGCCCAGGAGAATAGCATGAACATGTTGCTGCGGGCAAACTTTGCGTTGCTTGGACATGCTTTGAACGGGAACAATGTAGAGCAGATGCAGAGTGCATTTAACGATATTCAGGAGTATCTGTTTAATCGGTAATGCACATGGCGTCGAAACAGCGGACTGGTTCGGGATCAGCCGATTGTGGAGCCAGACCAAAGGTTAAGCGGAAACCATGAACCGAATAGGGCAGGAGACTGTCTGAAAGAAAACGCAAAAGTAATAGGGGTGACCTTTTGATGGGTCATCCCTATTTTTTAGCTGATTATTTAGTTTTCGTAGTCCATGTCTTTTCACCAATTACTCATGCATCTCGTCTTCTCATTCATCTTGTCTTTAGTTTAACTACATTTTTAAAAGCTAAAAAAGACGGAGCACCTGGTGTAGCAGATGTCCGTCTTAGTTTGTTTTTGTCATATCTTAGGCTCTTTTTTGAAAATGGTGTAAATGTGGTGTAAATTAGAGATTAGAGAACTTTTAAGTACAAATAGTACATCGTCATATCGTTTATTATTTGTTGCAGATATATTTTTCGTCAAGAAGCTGCGCGGTTTGTGACGAAAGTTGTATTTTGGCCAGAAAAATCGAGTGCCGTGCGAACTATATGATGTTGTATCGTTTATTTTCTATTCACACAGATTTGATCAGTGGTTTTAATTTCAACAACTTCTTTTTGTAAGTTCTCAAAATTTCTTATAGTTTACCGGATAAATGGTGTAAAAAATGGTGTAAAACAGGCTTGTTTATTATGTCGCAATAGCCCGCATATTAGCCGCGACATTTTCGTAAGAAGCATGTGCGTATACGTTTAGCGTCATTTTCACTGAAGCATGTCCCATCAAATACTGTAGACTCTTTATATCCATACCTGCATTTACCATGTTGGTACAGAATGTGTGCCGTAACACATGTGGAGTCAACATCTTTATTGGCACAGCTGGGTTTGTGTCGTTATACGCTTTTTTCAGCCGTGTAAATATGTGGTCAATTTCACAGCGCTCCATAATTCTGCCGTTTGACTTTAAAGCAATAAAGCCGTGACAGCCATCAACAATATTAACAATATTGCTTTTCTGACTTTTTTCAATAAGCTTTTTCAGGCTATTCGACACTTGTGTTGTCATTGGAATATATCGTACACCATATGCTGTTTTTGTAGTCTTAATATGCGGCTTCTTATCCGAGCCACGTACCAGTTGCTTATTTATAAAAATACGATTATTATTGAAGTCTATGTCGTTGATTGTAAGACCCAAAAATTCACTTATTCGCATGCCTGTTCCAAGTAAAACATTGATAAGATCATAATGTTTATACCATGGTGCGGTGTTTCTTATAAAAGCCAGAAGTCCATTTTGTTGCACAAGCGTTAATGGTTCTCGTACTGTGGAATCATTTTGCAAAAAGTCTGATATTCTAAAAGAAAATGGATACCTACGGATAATGTCTTCATTATAGGCCATCATAAATGCGGGCTTTACAATTGTTAAAACAGATTGTATGCTACCATACTTTAAACCACTGTTACAAAGTTCACTAATCCATTTTTGAGCATCTGATGCTTTTACATCGACTATTTTCATATACGCAAAATCAAATTTAGACAACCTATTTGTGCTCACCTTATATGTTTCAGCTGTGCTTTCCTGTATATTTTTCTTTAAACTAAGGTATCTATAAACAAGCTCCAACACGGTGATTTTGCCCGCCGCATAGTCGATTCCGTCATCCAAATTTTTATGAATAACCTTTTCTTTTTCTCTCAGTTCTTTTAAATCGCTTGCATATACACTTTGACGTTTTCCACGAGTATCGGTGTACCGATACATGTAGGTTCCGTCTTTGCGTTGGCTCTCTCCCACTTTAAGGACGCGGCCTTTCGAGTCCTTACGGTTTGCCATGATAACTCTCCTTTCTGTCAGTTAAAAAGAAGAGAGCCTAAAATATGACACTTATATTATATCATATCTAAGCCCTCTTCTTCACGAACTCCCTATTAACAAATGTTTAAATTGAATAACATTCGTCTATGTATTTATCAAATTTTTGCCTTTTAATAAGACGTCTGCTGCCAACCCATAGTACAAATTTACAGTCTCTAGCATCTGTCAACTGTCTAAGTTTGTTTTTGCCTATGTTCGAGTAGGCGGCGGCCTCTTCGATGGTTAGGTTTTGCTTTTCCCAAATTGGGACTTCTTTCAAACAGAATCACTCCTTGTAGGCATAGTCCAGCTCGTGGTAGCCCTGGCAGACATTGATCACTTTGCATTCATCGGTGCGGTAGCCGAACACAATAGTGTTGCCAGAGGCAAGAATAAACGCCGTGTAGTCGTCAGGGGTTTCGCGCTCTTGCTTTTTAAGCCACTTCTTGACGCGCTGGACATCGCTGTTAATATCGGCCTCATCACGGACCTTAGAATCTGGTCCGCCATAATAGTCAAAATCATCGGGGAATTTCTTACTCATTCGGGGCCTCCATATAAATCTCAAAGAAATCGGCCAGTGTCATATTGTTCAGCCGGGCAAGGCCATGGCACACAGCGTCTACATTCTTAGGAGTTGATGTGCCGATTTCTCGCACGCAGTATTCCAGCGGGTTCAGGTAGTTATAGTCGCGCTCTTCCATGAATTGCTGACCGTCATCGTCTTCCTCGATATAGAAAGGCTCGATATTGGAATTAGCCCAGGCGCGTAGTGGTTTGCCATGAAACTTGAACTCATGCTCGAAATAATCCGGGTCGTCCTTGATGTTGGTGTCCTCAGAATAGCGCCACCACTGGCCTGGAAATTTCTCCTGCCACTCATCCTCGGTAAAAGCGTCGTTCAGTTTGTTGAATTCAGATTCAGTGAATTCCCATACAGCAAACGGGTCTGGCCAATAGCTATCCTTAGATGGTGTATAGATATAAGTACAGCGGGCATAGTTAAGGCCAAGTGCATTGACAACGGCTGTAAATCCCCAGCTTGTTATAATTTCAATCATTCGTAGATGCCTCCGCCACTTTATTTCCAAAAGGATCGGGGTTCAGAAATGTCTTTAGCGACTGACTTGCATCGGCTGTATTAACGCTAATTTTTTTCCACCAGTCAGAATCGGAGCCGGGTCCTGTCCAGGAGATCTTACCGGCATCGTTCGTTTCTGTAATCGTGGTCTTTTCGACCAGCTTGCCTTCGGCGTTGTATTTTTCAATTACGGTAGTCTTCATACTTCGGTCACTCTCCAAACTTCACTTTTATCCCATTCAATCAGCTGGTTGATGGTTTTTGGCGTGTAATCATGCAGCATACAGCCTGCATTGATAATGTTGCCGCGGTTATTCGCCAGGCTGAGTGCGTTATCGCGCAGTTCGCCCTTCCACTCATTCAGCCATGTGTTTTCGCGTGTGTTATGTACGTGGCCGCAGAGCATCCAGCAATTGGGGCTGTAGCTGTGGTTGTAGAACATGATAGGGTAGTGGCACAGGATCAGATGGTTGCCGTCATCATTGATCTCGGCATAGCCGCTGATGGATGCGAAGTAGTGCATCATGTCTGAGGTGATTTTGTCGTGATTGCCCTTGATAAGATGGATCTTGCCATGGAGCTGTTCGAGGATCATGGGAGCCTCGTCCGTATTCCAAAACATATCGCCGAGGACATAAACATCATCACGGTCGGTAACGACATCGTTCCAACGCTTGATGAGGTCATTATTCATCTGTTCAATGGTCTGATATGGACGCTTATCGAACTGGATAATGTTCCGATGAGAGAAATGCAGGTCTGCGATGTAGTAGTTCACTTGGATTCCTCCTTTTTATCTGCAAAGAAAGTTTTATAATCAAACCAGCGGTCGCTGACAATATTGCCGATGATTTTAATCGTGCTGCCCCAGCCCTTACTGGCGACGCGAATATATTTGCCCTGCATGTCCTCCAGACGCGACACGCCAACTACATCCATGATGCGCATGATGGCCTCCATACCGGCGGCAGAGCCTTCGTAGGTGTCTTTCTCATAGCTGTTGGGATAAATTTTACCAAGGCTATATCCACCGTATACGCAGCCCCAGGCGTCACCCTTGAGTCCAATATTAAGACAAAGGGAGCAATAATCTGCTGACGACAGAGAAACACTTGTGATAAGCGCATTCTCAAGCGTATAACCTTCGTTGACGAGTTCTTTTGCGGTGTATTTTTTCATGAATATTCTCCTTGTTTACATCTCTTGTGCAAGTGCGGCGATACGGGAACGGTAGATATTTTGCAGCTTGACCTCGCCGTAAAAGTCGTTGCCGCGGAATACTTCGCTGAGGCGGCGCATACCATTGTTCTCCCCGGCATAAGCATCCATATCGACCTGGGCTTCATAGTCGCCGTCAATGATAGCGATACAGTCCTCGCCAATACGCTGCAGGGCCAGGCGCATCATCTCGATATCAAGGTTCTGAGCCTCGGTAATATAGACAGCGCAGTTCATGCCGGTGGTATCAAAGCCGCGTAGGTCAGAGAATGGGAGAAGCTGAATCTTATTTTCGTTGAGCAGGCGTTCCAACATCAGCTTATCACCGAGTTTGGCGCCGAGCATATTGCCGATTTGGCTGTCCAGCAGCTTTTCATCACGGGTGCCTGGGTAGAAGCCAAGCTTGGCAGCGCCTGTGGTGGCGCATGGGTTAGTGAATACAATGATTTTGTCGATCTTATGAGATTCCAGCAGCTTGAACATATAGGCCAGTGCCAGATAACTTTTGCCTGTCCCGGCGGGGCCATGGAGCATGGTGATCTTATTGCGGGAGAGACTATCAAGGGCCAGTTTCTGATAGGCATCGCCATTCTTGGCCTTGACGGTATCGAACATGAGCGTTTTGAAAGACTTATACTCGACCGGGACATGCTTATCGCCATCCCAACAGAATATATCGGTCACATTGCCATCCTTATCACGCAGGATCAGATACTGGTTTGTCAGCAGGCAGAAGATATCCGAGGTTGGGTCATTATACAGTTCTGCATGTTCTTGCTCAGTAGGCACGACCTCTTTGTAGCCGGTATATGTATCTGTTGGCAGGATGTCGGAAGTGCTGCACACATCCAGGTGAAAAATATCGTGGGCGATGAGTTTGCAGCAGATATCATCCGTGCAGAATGTGATGGTTGTTGTGCCATTAAACGTATCGGCCACATGCTTTGCTGCGGCGCAAATCTTGGAGTCGGTAGTATCCGGTGCAATGGGTCCGCTGACTGTAATGGCAGGATCAACAGGCCATGCTGGTCCTACATGGACTTCATCGCGCTCATACTCGACCGAGTAGATGCCAGACTCACGGTATTCGTCCAGCAGTTTGGTCATACGACGGGCACGATAGCGAATACTTTCATCTTTGGTGCGACTGGTTTTGATTGATTCCAGCTCGCTGAGGGTGTATGCTGAGATAAAGAAATCTTCATCAAAGGCCGATTCGCCCATATTGAGCAGGGCGCAAGTATCATAAAAGTACAAGAGAATAGATCACCTCATTTGAATTTCATATTGCAGTTTATTTAACGGTGTGATATAGTTAAATCAAAATTATTGAAGGAGGAACACCCATGCCGAGAACTAAAGGTAGCAAGAACAAACCTAAGACCGCCGCTGTTGATTACGCAGCACAGATTGCCGAAGAACAGGCCGCTAAAGACGCAGCGATTGCTGAATTAGCCGATGCCGAAACTGCCGTAGAAGATTTGATGGCACAATTGGCTGATTTGAAAGAGGCAGTAAAAGCCAAAAAGGCAGATATCAAAATCATTGATAAGGCTATTGCAAAGCTGGAAGCCAAAAAAGCTAAAGCAGATGCTGCCGCCGAGGCAGAAGCTAAGAAAACCGAAGCCCAGGAAATGGTGAGTAAGCTGCTGGCTGAAGGCATGAGCGTTGACGAGATCCTTGAAAAATTGAAGTAACTTATGGGCCGTGCAGGGTGACTTGCGCGGCCTTTTTATTCGTCGATGCAAAGGTAAACGGTGTTGTCGCCGACATATTGAGAATCCACAGCGGCAATATTGTAATCGCCGCTGTTTGTCTCGATAACGACATGCGTATCCAGTTCGCCCTTATCGAGCAGTTCATGGATTAATTCGCGTATTGTCATAACTGATTATGGCCCCTCATTTCATAGTGCTGGATAAATGAACAAGACTTTAGTGTGTTAGTGTTTACAGCAAATCCAATCGGAATATAGCCGTATTCACATAAGATAGCGGCATCTTCTAATCTAAGAGGCTCATCAACAAGGACGACTTTTGATGGTGTAAATTCCTTACGTCCACGCAGAAATTGAATAGCTCTCATTGTAACGACATCGACTTCGCTAAAGCCGTATCTTTTACTGTCCTGTCTTAGTTGTTCGGCACGGCTTTCGATATTTACAACAACAGGCAAATTGTACTCACTGGCCAGTTTCAGGACCAGATAACTTTTGCCAAAACCTCGGCCGCCAAATAGCGTATTTGGCATACAATAAATACAAGACTTTTTGTCTTTGATGTTTTTATGCAGGATTTTCTCGAAGATTTTTTGCTCAACACGTTGGCTGTAAGTAAGCAGCTCCATTAAGTGTTTATTAGCCAGAACGTAATCTTCTGCATTACGGATTTTATCTATATTCATATGTTTAACAACCCCATACCCACCCGCGCTGCTGCGCTGACCTTATGTAGTTTAGTCTACTGCCACCATCGTATAGATCGTGTTCAGGGTTTTAAAACGGAACTGGGTTTTGCCATCTTCTACGACCTCGGGAAGCTCGATCTCGACCAGCGGACTGGTGGTGACATAACCAGTTTTATTGCGGCCCATGAAGTCTTTAAGATAAGGCATGATGACGCTGCGGCCAATGCCTACGAAGGACAAGCACGTGTATGTACTGCCGATACGGATAGGATAGCGGCCATCGGTGCGGGTCTCGCCAGCCTTATAGTCAGGACCATCATTGGCGTACTGGGCGTTGGTCAGTTTCCAGTTGCGGGAAATATCATTGATAATCTTTGTACAATCAGTCATGAAGTAAATAAAGCCTCACTTTTTTAAAAATAGTCGTAAAACATCTTCGTCCATAGCGACGCCAATAGTCTCTCGCAAGAAGATGACGAGATTGTCGTAGGATAGATTCTCCTTGTAAAAATCGAATCCATATTTACTGGGAGAACATTCAGTGTAAGAGACTTTTATTTGAACAGGCGTTTTGAAGTTTTTTTCGTCAAAATCCCAGCTGGCATGTAGCCCATAGATTAAGACGTGTGGACCTTTAACTTTGCCAAAAAATGTGTGTGTTGTTCTTGTGTAGCTGAAAAAGCAAGACGTATAACTGTACAGGTCTTTGAGTTCTCTTATAACGCCAAAAAGGTCCCAAAATGTTTCGCAGTTATAAGTGCCTGGATGTACGTCATTTTCTGTAAACAAGTACCTATCTGCGATATCTTCTTGTTCTTTGCCGTAAATAAGCGTGTACTTGACATAGTAAAGTTTGTGCATTATGATCTCCCTGTATTATCCATCGCCATGGCAAGCGCCTCGCTCCCGTAACGCTCCTGCATAAAACACATAAAATCATCCGAAGAAAGCTTTTGCTTATAGAAGTCAAAGCCATAATATTTTGGCGAACATTCATAACACTCGACGCGAATTGATGTCGGATCTGTAAAATTGCGCTTAGTGATTATGTGGGAAAGGCGGTAACCGTCAATGCGGATATATGGCTCATGCCTAATTACAGTTTTGCCGTAGTCAATCATAACTGGCAGTTTATTTGACACCGCAGCATCATAAAAATCATCAAAAGAATGATAAGTATAATCTTTAACAGGTGGAAGTTCTTCTTCTGTAAATAAGAAATTCTGCCAAAAACCATCGACCCGATCTCCGTCGTTTAGCGTATAAGATATACTGTAAATCTTGTGCATTGTTATTTCCCCGTAGATCCAAAGCCAGCCGATCCACGCTCGGTTTCATCAAGTTCTTCTACCTCCACAGGCGTACACAGAGAAATGGGCTGGATGACGAGCTGGGCGATGCGCTCACCGACATCGATGACCTGATTCTTGTCGCTATAGTTATGAAGAGCCACCTTGACCTCTCCGCGATAGTCAGAGTCCACAATGCCTACGCAGTTGGCGGGAGCAAGGCTCTTCTTGGAGGCCAAGCCGCTGCGTGCATAAATGCAACCCATATAACCAGTAGGGACTGCAATTGCAATACCGGTGGAAATCATTTTTGTTTCATGAGGCATGATTACAATTTTAGATTTGAAATAATCATCCCATTCGGAGTCAGTTAATTTGCCAGCAATGTCGATTGCGGCTTTTTGCTCTTCACTAAGAAACGTGTCGCCAAAAATGCCAGTGCCGCCGAAAAGGTCAAAGAATTTCGCATATGTAACATTCTGATCAACAACAGATTTGTACGCTTTCTTTTCCTCGTCCGTATACTCGACAGGCAGCGCGTACAGATCCATACCGGCGTCAGTGTCGTGAGCGCGGGTAGGAACATGAGCATCGGGGTGGAGCTTTTTGATTTTCAAAACTTCCATTTTATTCTCCTTTAAGAGTGGCTTTGGTGGTGTCGGATGC